GCTCCATCTCTTCCTCGGCAGCAAGAAGCATCATGGGATTGCCCACAGAATTGTCCATGTGCGGCATTATTAGTCCTCCATCAAAATGTCGACAATCTTGAACATGTCTGCGGAAATACGCTCTACGCGCACGCCGTAAATGATGTGAATCATGTCAATTGCACCATCAACATGATACCCAGAACCATCATCACGATGCTCAAGATAATAATTTGCAAGGTGCAGAATAGCGGTGTTGTAAGAAGCCATCATATCTTTTCCTCTCTCTCGGCTATACCATAATTATAGCATATGATATAGCCAATCGTCAAGATTAATTTTCAAACCAGTTACGCAACTCGATAACCGAGGGGCAAGTTCCACGACCTTGCTCGCGGCACTCTTCTACAAACTCAGGGATTGCGTCCATGAGACGAGGTTCAAATGCCAGCTTGGTCTTGATGTTCTTGATAGCATCAATGTCACGTCCAGTCCAAACCTGCTGTAAAACTCCACGAGCCTGCTTCCAGTTCTTGTACCAAGGAGTCTTATATTTCACCATGAAACCGTTCGCATCCTCGAAGACAAAGCCCTCGATGTATGCACGTGCGGCCCACTTGTCAATAAAGGCTTCAAACTCCTGCCAGTTAGCAATGACTTTGCTAAGAACCTTGCAATAGAATCCGAAATGTCCCGCTACGTCAAGAAGAGTGTTATACTCCGCATGACTATAATTGAAATCATTGTACACCAAGTCCAGAAGAACAAGGTGAGGGTGGCTATACTCAACGATGTGCGGGTCATGGATAGGGTCAATGCACTCGAAGACAGCAGTGCAGTCATTCTTGTGCAGATATTCTGCAAATTCCTCCTGCTGTGCAGTGGTCAACGTCTTGTCAAGAACGTCACGGATATATTCTGCGAAATCTCCCTCATTCGTGCTCTTTGATGCGATGAATAGCTTTCCGTTCTCGACAGGGTCGGCAGAAATCATCGCAAGAAATCCGTTAGACTTGACATATGCGCACACAGGAAACATAAGATTCTTGCGCAAGCTAGCCATTTCAGTTTCAGGACGCTCTCCAATATTGAAGAACTTGTTGTACGAACGTGCAACAACCTTATTATCATCTTTTACAAAAAGTCCGCGTGCTTTAACATTAATATCATCCCATGCTTGGTTGAAAAAGCACTTGTTTGAGAAATTAAAAGAAGAGATTCCATTGGCAAGATGCTTCTCGCGCACAAGCGAGCTATTACGCAGTATATCGACTTCGTTCATTTATCTTCCTCTCTCTTGATTTAATAATATTATACCATATATAAATGTGTGCGGCAAATATTTTTTTCTACAAAAAAAGGGAGAGGAACTAGTCCTCTCCCTTAGTAGCATTTTCTTCAAACTCCATGCGCTCTAACTTTTCCTTACGTTTTGCCTTATAAGTATCGTCTTTGCGCTGACGAATTAGCTTTGCTTTGTGGGAAAACTTTTCAAAAGTATCATCATTGCTATACTCAAGTTCGTCCCAGTCACGAATTTTCACAATAAATCCTTTCAAAGAAAAATGCTGTCTAATATATAAAATCTCATTAAGAGATATTATATGTGGACTCCCCGGCGAGACTCCAACTCGCATGATTAGGTTTAGAAGACCTGGCTTTATGCACTTAAGTTACGGGGAGATACTTAATAAGTGATGATATAGACCTTGCGGCTAGTATCGTGATAAATCTGCGTCACTTCTGCTAAAATGTTGTGTAGTACAGCATCGCCAACAGTCTTCTTAGCTTCGTCATCGCCATATGCAAGAATAAAATGCGGAACAATTGCATCATATGTATCACGAACAGGAACGCGCTTACCATTAACGAAATCTACAAGGGTAGCATACTGTTCACACCATACAAATACAAAATTCGGATTGAGCTTTGTAATGTATGAATTCATTTCCTTGTCAGGAATAATAATACAATTCATTACTTAAATCGCTTTCCATAGTAATATGCGTATACAGAAAAAAGAAAAATAGAAACAATTCCTATAATTACAATCAACATGTTATCACCTAATATACTTTTTCATAAATAAAAGAATCGTCACCAGTATAATAAAAATGCTGGATACCCTTATCACGCAAAGCGTGCAAGCACGCAGGACAACTTCGTGCTAAACCGAAATTAAATCGCTTTCCATTGCAGATACGATAAGTATATACCTTCACCTTTGAATAGTCAAGGTTGACATCAATGCACTTTGGAATATTCAAAAGACAATCAATCTCTGCATGAAGATAATCATGAATAGGTTGACCATTCTCTCTAAACGTGCGATATTTGCGATTATACTTCTTTTGCAAAGGATTGGTCTTGCGACTATTGTGACCAGTAGCAAGAATTTTGCCTTTATAAGACATAACAGTGCCGAGTTTGAAAGGTTCATATGTAGATTCCAGTGCCGCCTTTCGCGCCAAATCAAACATCTTCATATCATGCTTACTAAACTCAGCCATTTATTAAATCCTTTCACATCTTATATTATATATAATATCATAAGATGTATCCAGCGTCAAGAACTTTATTTCACCAAAGTAAAATTAGGATGATAACCAATTGACTTGCCGCATAGTGTAAGCAAGTTTACACAATTCGAGATAATACGCTCATACTCTTTAGTGCTATTGGCATTCTCCAATAGAGAGATAGAAGCGGCCATAGAAGTTTTTGCAAACTCTACAGGGCTTAACTCAATATAGATTTTTGCTTCTGGTGATAAATCATTCCAGTTCATATAACAGCATTCCCATCTTTAATCTAATACTAGTTCCGTATTCTTCTTATATCGTTCATAATCCTCTTGCGGAACATCGAATACAGTAAAGATACCTGTCTTAATATACACGCCACCCATATTACCGTCACGCTTAATGCGACTAAGCATGTCTTTCCATCCGTCCTCGATCACTTCAACGCGCTGTTTGTCTGGCGCTACGACATATGCGGCAGAATATTTGCGACCTTCTTCTTTGCTTACTTCACCGCTAAGATAAAGATACTGTGGAGTTTTACTAATATCTTCCTCATATGAACGATATATAGAAACCATGTTATCCATGAGGTTTCCTAAAACATAGATTTGAAGGATAGGACGCACATGCTTGTAATCACAGATAACAGTTGAAAGCCAGTCGTTCAAAGACATGTCCTCGCACTTAAACTCTGCACCAAAATCGTCCATCAACATAACTTCAAAGTCAAGTTCTTCTTCATCATCTTCGATGTTAAAGTCAATCGCTTCGGAGATATAATATTCAATTTCATCATATGAAATAAGATTATCAAATTGTCCATATAAAGTATATGGAATATCATTTACAATAGCTTGAATCTTGCAATAACGCATATTAACCTTTCATCCTATAACGTCGAGAGTATTCCATCATACAACACGCGGCCGCTTGTGCAACATTTAATGAACGAATACTGCCATCTTGACGAATATAAATCATTTCATCGCACTTATCAATGATTTCTTGCGGCAAACCATTGCACTCGCTACCATATACAAATGCGGATTTCATTGGAATATCTGCATCGAAAATATTCTGAGGATTATATTCAGGAATATTATCTACAGCAAAGATACTATATCCAAGAGGATGAAGAATTTCAATGACTTCATCAAAATTATCCGCATGATATACACGCTCTACATGAGTGCTACCCACGGCTCCTCTTCTGTCAAAGCGCTTGCGGCCAACGACATAAGTTTCCTTTGCAAGAAAACAATTAGACGCACGAATAATTGAACCTACATTAAAACCGTGGTCAAGATTGATGCAGATGTTCACTAGCGGCATACGGTTAGGTTGAAGTGCCGCACGAATTTCCTCAGCAGACCACTTCTTATAAATGTCAATTACATTGTTGCTTGGCTTTGCTTCGGTATTGATACCATGCGAATACTGAGTAATCATAATATCCTTTACATATTAACCAGAATAGTAAGCATTAAATATCCATAGTTCTTATCAACTTTAATATTGAAAGTAACCACATCTGCCTTTAAAATTGCGTCATGTTGTTCCTTTATCCATTCATTAAATGGAACAGAAGGAGTGCTCATTTCAGGAATGTTATACATCGCAAATGAGATATATAAGTTATTTCGCATATCATCATCAATAGTATTTAACAGACAATAAACATTCATATTACCACTCAATCAATGAAAGCTGGTCAGTAAGGCGCTGAGAAATTTCATCATCTTCAACATAGAAAATATCCTCATTATCTTTTGCAAGATAGTTAGAGATAATTTGCCCAAAGCGCTGGTCAGGATACTGTTCCCAAAGGTCTTGAAACTTCACAAGAATATCATAGATTCTATTTACATCACGCATAATTGTTCCTTTCAAATATAAAATCAAGAGACTCCTACTGGTAATGCTCCAGTTTAAACGCCTTTGCAGGACGCTGCATAACTTTTCTGCCAAGGAGTCTCTTGACTTTATACTTGTATTATATTATATATAAAGCCAAAGGTTAATTAAAACATTTCAAGAAATGCCTTATAGATTTCAAAACGAAACTTTTCAAAACGTGCGGCAAGTGCAACATATGAATAGCCGCATATAAAAAGTACGTATAGTACAAATAGACAATCTGCCATTATTACTCCCTAGAATTAAACATAAGACATGCTACAGTGTAGCCGAAAAAAGAAACCAATAGCAAAACAAATCATTACTTAATCTTGACCTTCCAAATATCATTGGATACGTATGGCATGTTGTCAATGTTTTTCTGCTGCAAACTTGCTTTGGAGCAAATTTTTCTAGTTTCTAGAGCTATATGCTCCATATAACATTTCCCAGCAATTGCTGCAATCACAAGAATAGTGATGCAAATAATTGTAATAGACTCAATATCCATTTTATCTCTTTCTCTTGGACTTTATTTAAGTCTATTATATAGTAAAAAAGTCCCAAAGTCAATAGAAACTTTGGGACTAATTTATATTATTTTGTATTTACTACTGGCGTTGACCCTTGCGGCACAACGACAGTATTACCATTCTTTGACATTTCCTTTAGAGCATCAATGTACTCTTGGGTTAGAACATTATCAGTTAGAGATTCGTTGAGTACACTGTTTGCTTCTGCTTCTTTAGTAGCTTCAATAACCTTAGTCTCACCCTTAATCTTTGCAGTTTCCTGCTGGTTCTGAGCCTTAGCTTTCTCTACTTCTGCGGCCTGAGAATCAGCATAAGCATCGGTAATGGACTTAGCATAAGAAATATCCTGAACGCTTACCTGTTCAACAGTAAGACCAATCTTAGACCACTTCTTTTCAAGAGCTTTTTGGACGGCCTTGGTGTACTGAGCGCGGTCAGTCAGCATTGTAATAGTATCAAATTGGCCTGAAACTTCACGTGCAACAGAACGTAGGTCATTAGCTGCATAATTCTTGGTGAAGTTCTCTTGGGTTCCGTATTCAGTGTAAAGATACTCGGCTGTCTTCGGGTCAAGACTGTAATTAATCTGGATGTCTACATTAGCAGAAGACCCTGATTTATCATTTACAGTTACGCAAGGACCTTCCGCAGAACCACCATCATAGGAGTATTCTGTGTCTTTACCGTAAAAGTTGATTAGATTATTGCGCGTATCAAATGTAATTATATCGTTCCAAGGTGCGGTAAAGTGAAAGCCTGCATCTGTAGTAGACCCGGCTAGATTGCCGCCAAGAGACCGAAGAACGACTACTTCACCTACGTCTTGTGAGTAGACACAGCAAATGCCAATGGCAATTAGACCAAGCACGATAACTACTGCTCGTCGTCCTAGCTGGACACGCTCTTTGTGTTCATCTTCACGGAAAAAAGACAGACATGCGGCGATTCCTGAAATTGCAATAAGTACACCGATAATAGAAATAAGAATTTTCAATATTATAACCTTTCATCATAGTTGACTTCAATATTCAATTGTAAGACTAGATTGCCTTTAGTTGGTCAATGATTGGCAAGATTTGCATATTATTTGTGCCGATAGCGTAGTTTTGCTGCTCTGAAATAAACACAATCCTGTCAAATGGTTCATTATCTTGCGGCGAAACTTTGCACCTATACATTTCTGCAATTTCTTTTTCGCTTAGACGATGATACTTATCACGATTTTTATTACGTGCAACGGCTACATTTTGTGGAGTCTCAACCCAAACACAAACAACCTCGCAACCATTATAATTTACATTGTTGAAAAATTTATCGCGCTCAACGCGATTGATATTGCGGTCATTCGCCACAACGTAACGATGTGATTTTAATGCAATGTTAACTGCGTTATAAAAGCGCTTGTCAACTGTGTCGGCTTCTTCTGAATTATACATGCGGCAATTATCTCTCTTGATTGTTATACAGTCTTCATGTGAATCTTGAATTGCCTTTGCAAATACAGATTTGCCGCTCTGCGTTACGCCGCACATTAAAATTAGCGCATGCTTCATTTTAGCCTACCAATAGATAGAATATTTGCTAATAGTAATATCGATGCGGTTAACGCCACGGAAATAAGTTACTTGATAATGGTCATTGCGTGCCACCTGATAACCAAGAGACTCTTCAAGGGATGCAAATACTTCCTTCTGTGGATTGGTGAAGTCTTTCTCTGCGGCTGGTACAATGCTACCGCTTTGAATGATTTCATCGTAGAAGTCTGATATATGCGGATAAAAGTCTAAGCTGTTCTTGCCGTCATTGGCAGCTTTTTCAATATCTTCCATTACGATATCAAAGTAATCGTACTCTTGGACTTTCTTTAACCGCTCTTCCCTTTTCTTCTTTAGAGCGACATAACGCATGTCACGTGCTTTTTCTGCTGTAATTGGTTTCATGTAATATCCTTTCTTTTATGCGTTAGCTATATTATAAACCATAATCATATTGTATGTCAATACTTTTTTAAAAAGAATTTTAGTTAAAATTTTTTCTTGACAAAAGATTTGAAAATCATTATACTTTTTAACTGGGTTGTTAAGGGGTTTACCCCTTAAATATATATAAAATAAATTATATTAGTTTATATAAAATAGTTTATATATGTATATTGATTTTTATATATATAAGAAAGAGATATTATATAATTGTATTATATAAAAGATTTTATTATAAAGAAATTCCTGTGCTACGCACAGTAATTTCTATTAAAAGAAGATAATAAAAGAATAAAGAAAAATAAACTACTTTACGTAGTAAAGTAGTAAAAAGAAATAAGAAAAAGAGAAGAAAAAAGTTCTTGCGTGCGGTCAAAAATTTGTGTATAATGTAATTACGAAAACAAGAGAAAGGATTTTATAATGTCTCATTTCAATAAGTATGTGCATCTTGAGCGCTCGACTCGTGCAGAAGTTCAGAACTTTATCGGTCGTTACACAATTTTGCAGCCGAAGCTGGATGGTACGAATAGTTCTGTCTGGGTAAACGATAATGGAAATATTACTTGCGGTAGCCGCACTCGTGAGATTTCTATCGAGAAGGATAACGCTGGTTTCGCTGATTATATCACCAACACTGACGATACTGAGGTTAATGCATTAAAGAATTGGTTGCTTGACCATCCTAATTATATCATTTATGGTGAATGGCTTGGCGGTGTTGATGGCCGCAAGTTCACTGGTACTATCAAGACTTATCTTGAGGGCGGATTCTTCATCTTTGATATTCTCAATACTGAGGATAGTGAGTATATTGATTATGATGTATGGTATCCAATAGTCAGCAAGTTCTATCATCGTTGCGTTCCTGTCATTTGCCGCATCAGCAACATGACTTGGGATGATGTGAATAAGCATGTTGACGAGTGTATTTACAATCTTCCAAAGGGGACTATCGGTGAGGGCATCGTAATCAAAGCTTATCCTTGTGTGCGCGACCCGTGGGGCAATATCCAAATTGCAAAGATTGTACGTGACGAGTGGCATAATGACAAGACTAAGAAGAAGACTGTCTATACTGGCACTGATTCCTTGGAGAAGGAGTTCGTAGAGAAGTATTGCACTGATGCTTTTGTCGAGAAGGAAATCAACAAGGTCCTTATTGCTCTCGATATGGATAAAATTGATTGCAAGAATGGTAAGTTCTTCGGCATGGCTATCAACAAAGTTCTTGACGAGCTTATTGAAGAGAATTTCTGGGACTTCTTCAAGAAGAAGAAGGCTGCTTCTGTAAAGTTGGCCGCAATCAAGGGACTTGCTCAGGCACGAGTGCGCGAGTACATTTTTAACAACTAAATAAAATTTTAAGTGGGTTGTCAAATTTTTCTTGACGGCTCACTTTTTATATGTTATAATTATACCAAAAGCAAAGACTTCTTTAAGGAGATTTAATGACACTCGAAGATGCAATTGTCCAAGGCCGACCTGAATATAAGACTTTTGATTTATTTGGTTTGGTAAATCAGGGAGGATATACACATTTTGTATGGCTTGGCAATGTTGACAAAGTGTATGACTGCTATCAAGACCAAGAGGTAGAGGCAATTAACAATTTTACTAAGGAAATTCGTTTAAAGCATATCATAGAAGAATGGGAGTATTAAATATGTGGATGATTTATGGAAAGCGCACCAAGGAACCTTATATTGATAAGCAATTCCGTATGCTTACGGCAAAAGGTATGCGTACAACCGATTCAAGTAAAGCAATGATGTTTGTAGAGAAAAAGGATGCAGAAGCATTCCTTGAGAAAGTCAAAGCTGGCAAGACCTATTTTGACCCTATCTTTGAAATTCGCAAGGCTCGCTAATGTATACTTATATTGGTGAGGACTGGGTATATAAAAATCTTGTGCCGCCAATGGATGTTGAACTAAAGCATGGACAGCAGTATGATATTCATATTGAATCTGACGCACAGACAGTATATATAAACGGTGTTCCCATGAGTACAGAACCAACAGAGGTGAGAGTTGTTCTGCCGCCAGAATATCAAGCATGGATTCCATACAATCCAGCTAGATTTATAAAAGATTGGCAGGCAAATGGATGATTACACTATTGTTAGCTTGCATTGCCATGAGTGCGACAATGATTCATGTCCTTTGTGCCGCATAGGTGAATATGTTCCAGAAGAATCTAGGCAAGGATGTACTAGAAAATTAGATGATGATACATATGCGGAATATGAACATATAAATAATGAGATTCTACCCTTTCTTTCTCTTGGTATGTACAAAAATGAGACTGAAAGGGTAGACGAATTTTTAAAATATGTTTATAAAAGATGTCCTATCGGCACGGTTTTAGATGAAAAAGGTAAAGCCATCGGCACTAAAAAGAAAATAATTGACAAATGCAACTCTGAAATGATATAATATAGTGGAACGAAGAAAGGAAACTATATGAATAAATCAAAGATGCTTAATTTTCTTGATAAAAAGTTTCGTAATTGTAATCCTGAATTTTTGAAACTATCTCAGGTATATTTTGAAAATGAAGATGGTGACACATTCCGCGCTTTTATTCAACATATTGGAAAGACTATTGGTGCCGATTGGGTTGAAGGTGGCTGCTCTAAATCTGTATTCCATTTTAAGGAATTTAAAAACTATGTGTTCAAAATTCCCTATATTGGTGCTGCATTTATAGAAAATGAAGATTGGGAACATTATGAATATTGTGCGGCAAAGAATCGAATCCCAATGTTTTTTTGTTTCGATGATGTTACTTTATATAAAAATGCAAATAATAATGGCTTCTATCCAGTAGATGCAAACGATTATTGCGCCGCAGAAGAGTATATCTATCGCATTGCCCGCGAGTATAAAGTTAATCAAATGCTTGCAAAGACTACATTTCTTGGTTTTGTGTGCGAGATTCCAGTATATGTTTCTTTTTGTGCTGGAACACCGTATAATTATAGTTTAAAGAAACAAGACAATAAGACAATTAAGACTGCAAGAGACATGATTGATAAAAGTCGCAAAGAACATAAGAATATCTGTAATGAATTCTATGTTACCGAGTGCAGCATCTTCATTGAAACATATGGCCGCAAAGCAACTCAGCGTTTCATTGAGTTTCTTTACCAAGAGAAGATTTCAGATTTGCATAATGGCAATTATGGCTATGACACTCTTGGTAATCTCAAGATTATTGATTATTCAGGTTTCCATGACCTAGATGTTTTTTAAAACTTTACTTGACAAATTATATAGATAAGTATTATAATATAGGAAAGTTTTCCTTCCAAGAGAAAGTGATAATTATATGTCTAAGTTTAATGAAAAGGTTAAGCCCGAGCGTTCTATGTCATACGAGGGTGGCGAGAATTACAAGAAGGATGTGCTTGAGGATTGGATGAACTTCCTTTTCTCTAGCAAGATGGACGATGGTTTCTACGAGAATGCTGCCACGCAGCAGACTCGTTTCATCGAACTTACGAATCTTGTAATTGATAAGTATGGCGCTGAGTTCGCTGGTAAGTGTGCCATGTTTGCACGAAACCAACTTGGTATGCGTAGTGTTTCGCAGCTTGTTGCGGCTATGCTGAATGGTCAGAGCTTTGAGCGCAAGCGCGATTTCTATAAGGCTTTCTGTCATCGTCCTGATGATATGTCTGAGATTTTCGCAGCTGTTGACATGCTTGGTGGCAAGCGTTCTCATGCTATGATTCGTGGTTTTGCAGATTATATGTCTGGTCTTTCTGAGTACAATCTTATGAAGTATCAGATGAAGGGTAAGCGCTATAACATGTATGACCTTATCAATATCATTCATCCCAAGAGTGGCATTGTTAATGGTTATATGAATGGTAAGCTAGAAGCTGCTGATACTTGGGAAGTCAATATCTCCACTGGCAAGGACAGTTGGAAGAATATGGTTGAGGGTAATCGTCTCGGTTATCTTGCTCTTATTCGTAATCTGAATAACATTCTCGCAGAGGACGTTGATGATAAATGGATTAAGAAGCATCTTGTAGACCAGCTTATCAATGAAGTTTCTATTAAGAAGTCTCTTGTATTCCCATACCAGATTTATACTGCTTATCGCAATCTAAATATTCAGAATTTTGCAGTTATCACAGCGCTGGATACTGCTTTCCGTATTGCTTGCGGCAATATGCCCAAGCTAGAAGGTAATTCCGTTATCATGCTTGACGTTTCTAGTTCGATGGACTACTGCTATGGTGACAAGTCTAATCTTACTATCAAGGAGGTAGGCGCTTGTTATGCTGCGGCTCTTTACATCAATGGCAGCTGTGACTTCATCAAATTTGGCATAAGGGCTAAAGCACAAACTTTCAAGAAGGCTTGCGGCCCGTTCCAAGTCATTCGTGAAATGTGCGATAATGATAGCTGTGGTTGGGGCACGGACATCATTCCTGCTTTCAAGTTAATCACTGGTAAGAAGTACGCTCGTATCTTCGTTGTCTCTGATATGCAAGTAATGAATGGAGCACGCAGTTGGTATCAAGAGACTTGTGGAATTGATAGCTATAACGGTTATTGTCACATCAATGGCCGCACAAGCATGTATAGTTTTGACCTTGGAAACTATCACAGCCAGCTTGCTAATTCTAAAAATCCTGACGTTCACCTCATGACAGCTCTGAACGATAACGTCTTCAAGATGCTTGAGTATATCGAGAACGGCGGTAAGCTATACGATTATATCAATGAGAACTACCACTTCTAGTTTTCTTTCTTTTGGTAAAGGCGCCCTTGTGGGTGCCTTTTTTGTATTGACAATGGTAAACAAATCTGTTATAATACACATATAGAGAAAGGAAATAGAAATGGCAGAAAATGTAGATAAGATTCAGACTAGGGTTGAAGAGCATTTTGACGCTATTATTACTACTGGCAAGTATTGGAAGTATCCGTGTCTTGTATGTGCTGCAAATGGTTCCATGAATTATAATCTATGGGACGAAGAATCTGATGTTGATACGAAGTTGCTCATGATTCCAACAGCACATGATTTGTTTTTAGATAAGAAACACCTTAATAAAGTTGAGATTATGGATAATGGTGAACATTGCACAGTTAAAGATTTTAGAGATTATTTTAAGATTCTCCATAAGGCTAACATTAATTTCTTGGAGATTCTTTGTACTGAATATTATGTTGTGAATCCTAAGTATAAGATTTACTGGGAATATCTTCGTAAACATTGTGATGATATTGCCAATCTTAATCCGCAGAAATTAATTTTTTCTTCTCTTGGAATGGCTATGGAAAAGGCAAAGAAGATTTGTCATGATTCTCCTGCCAACCATGAATTGATTGAGAAGTACGGATATGTGGCGAAGGAATTACAGCATATCATGCGACTGTATCTATTTGTTAAACGTTATCTCGTTGATGGTGCGCCATTCTCTTGTGCTATATGGGTTGATGGATATGACTCTTTTGGTAAAGAGAGTATGTACCGCGATGAAATGATGGATATTAAGCGTTACCGTACTGTCTTTACACCAGAAGATGCAAAGTTAAAAGCAGAAAAGTATGTAATGAAAATGGACGAGCTTATTGAGAATAATTCTAAGTTTATTCCCGAGCCGTCTAAAGATGCGGCAGATGCACTTGAATTAACTCAGTTTGCTATCATGAATTCTTATATGTCCGCAACCTACAGTAAACGATAAGGAGAAAGAAATGGCACATCGTCGAGTAATTGATTGTTCTTGGGATGAAAATACTAAACTGGCATCGGTAACACTATCTTCAAAGTGGGGTACATTTACTGGATATGCTAAGCCGCATGACGAGGATGTTGATGTGGCAAACCGTTGGAGTGGTTGGCGTATTGCAGAGTATAAATGTCGTGTAAAAATTATGAAGAAGCGTGCTGAAGCTATGCGTGAGCGCTATTATGGTATTATGTCTTACGCATCTATGCTTGAGGATGCGAAATATTTTAAGGATGTTTGTCGTTGGGCAAAGCATGATTGGTACAAGTCTCGTGATGAATATAGGAATTTGAAAAATAATTTCAAGGAATTCTGTAAGGATGAAGTAGATAGCCGCAGGCAGTTCCTAAAAGATGTAGAAAATAAGCGAATGTAATTGCATGGATGTCGAATGTGGTGTATTCGGCATCCATTTTTTATTTGACAATTGAAAATGAAAATGATATAATATCTATAAAAGAAAGGAGATTCATGGCTAAGAATGATTATACTAAAGAATCTATTCAATCGTTAACACCAAGGGAGCATGTAAGAAAGCGCCCGTCTATGTATTGTGGCGATACTTCAACGCCAAATCAACTTATGATGGAATTGTTTAGCAATGCTCTTGATGAACATAACATTGGTCATGGTGATACTATTGATGTATCAATTGACAAAAGCGGTTTATGCCGTATTGAAGATTTTGCTCAAGGATTTCTTGTAGACGAAATGCGAGACGATGGTAAAACTGTTTTTCAAGCTGCGTTCGATACTATGAATACATCTGGTAAATATACAGATGATGGAGTATATGAAGGTTCAAGTCTTGGCCTTAACGGAATTGGTACAAAATTAGTTACATATCTATCTAAGAATGTAATGGCAGAAACAGTTCGTGAAGGTAGGTGGGAATGTAATAGCTTTTCAGATGGTGTACTTTATAGTCATCAAAGTGGAGACGCAAAACAAACTGCTCATACTGGCACGACTGTTACTTATCTTCCGGACGAACAATTTTTTGGCACAGGTAAAACATCAGTTTTATTTTTCAAAAAGTTTTTCAACGATATTACTTGTATTTGTCCAACTCTAACGGTATTTTTAAATGGCGAAAAGATTAGTCATAATAGCATTGAAGATATGTTAGATGAAAAACGTGGTAAAGATATTGAAATTGTTGGTAATCATTTTGTTATGAATACTGATAAAATCAATCTAGCTATGACTTTTACATCTGGAAGTCAAGCAAAGATTATTCCATACGTTAACTATGGTATTACATCATCTGGGCCGCATATTACAGGAATTAAATCAACTCTCACTCGTGTATTTAATAACTGGGCGAAAGAAAATAATCTTTTAACCGCAAAAGATAAAAATCTGGATGGTGCCGCAATCCAAGAAGGTATTGTATTAGTATGTAATATCAATAGCAAAGGTGTTAAATATAATGCGCAGGTAAAAGATGATATTATTGATATGGATACTTCTTTTACCACTGCTCTTGGACAGCAGCTAGAAGTATGGCTAGATAGCAACCCAGAAGATGCAAATGCTATTCTTGAAAAGGCTATCCTTGCGCGAAAAGCAGCAGAAGCAGCTAAACGTGCGCGTGCGGCAGTTAAGAATAATAAAAAGCGTGGTAATAAGGTTAAAATTCTTAATCCAGATAAGCTCAAAGACGCTGAATTCCTTGGTCAAGATTCTACTCTTCTCGTAGTAGAAGGACTGTCAGCTGGAGCTTCGATGTGTGTTGCACGTGAAATTGACAAATATGGAATTTTAATGCTGCGCGGCAAACTAATCAACGCACTTGCAAATAAAGACGATAGACTGTTAAAGAACGAAGAGATTCAATTACTTTTTAAGGCACTTGGTATTAAACCACATGAAGATTACGAAGAGACAAATTTAAGATACGGCAGAATTGGTATATGCGTTGACTCCGATAGTGACGGTTACCACATCGGATTGCTTATTGCATCAGCTCTAGAACACTTCTGTCCTAAGTTTATTCAAGAGAATAGACTATGTTGGTTACGCTCACCTCTCTATATTGTCAAAGGTAAAGATAAAGAACAATATTATTTTACAGACCAAGAAATGGACGCAGCTAGGCCAAACCTTCCAGTAGGAGTAGAGGTACAACGTTGTAAGGGACTCGGTTCGCTATCTGCAAGTCAAGCACGTAATTCTATGTTTGGTGCGAATCAGCATATGGATGTTCTTATTCCAACAGACAAAACAAAGAATAAACTTATAACTCTTATGGGTTCAAATGCAGATGGTCGCAAAAATTTTATTTTCAACAATATTGACTTTAGTGAGGTGAAAGAGTAATTGGATTTTGAAGTAAGTTTAGACGATGTTATTGATAACAGTTTTGGACAGTATGCAGGAGCAGTTATTCAGTCACGTGCGTTAGTAGACGTCCGAGACTGCGTAAAACCATCTACTAGACAAGTTCTGTACTGTATGTTCACAGACAAATTCACTCATGATAAGCCATTTAAAAAGACGCTTAAAGCGATAGGAAGTTGTATGAGACTTTACATTCACGGCGACGCGTCTTGCGAAGGTATTGTAATGCGTAGTGGACAGCCTTTTTCCATGAGGTATCCACTAGTAGAGGTGGAAGGTTCGTACGGAACTTTAACAGAGACAGGGAACTGGGCAGCACCACGATATACAGCATCACGTCTTTCTCAGCTATCTGATTATCTTCTCAAAGAAACAGATAAATATACTGTAGATGAATGGGTAGATAACTATGACGATACTGAAAAGTATCCTAGAATTCTTTCCTCTCTTGGATTTTATAATATCGTCAACGGCACAAGCGGAATTGCATCTGGTCTTGCAAGCTCTGTTCCACAGTTCAATCTCAAAGAAGTAAATGCAGCAATGGTGTATATGTTAGAGCATAAAGATGCAACATTTGATGATATTTTATGTTATCCTGATTTTGCTACTGGTGGCACAATTCTTAATAAAGACGAAGTGCGCGAAAGCCTTAAAACTGGTAAAGGTAAAGGTTGCATTATTCGTGCAAAGCTAGAATACGACAAGAAAGATAATTGCATTATCGTTCGTGAACTTCCTTATAGCGTTTATACTAATACTATTTGTAATGAAATTGAAAAGATTACGAATGATGAAGAAACTAATCCTGGCATCGTTAATCTAAATGACCTTACAGGTGAAAACGTCTGTATTAAGATTTATCTTTCTAGGTCTGCTAATCCAAAAGAAGTAGCAACTTATCTGTTTGATAATACTTCTCTACAAAAAACTTATGGTATCAACATGACCATGCTTGAGAACGGTCGCTATCCTAAAGTCTTTGGTTGGCAAGAAGCATTAACTGCACACTTGAAACATGAGAAGCAAATATATATTAATATGTACAAACATCAGCTTGATGTTCTTAATTATAAATTAAAAATTACAAATGGTATTATTGCGGCAATTAATAAGATTGATGAAACAGTTGAAACGATTAAGAGTTCTTCTTCAACTAAAGAAGCTAATGAAAAACTACAAGATTTCTTAGATATTGATGAAGACCAAGCTAAGGCAATTCTAGAAATTAAACTTGTGCGTCTTGCAAAGCTAGAAGTAAATAAGCTAATTAAAGATAAAGAAAATCTTGAATCTGAAATTGAGCGAATTGGTTCTATTTTAAATTCAAATAAACTTCTAAAGCAGGAAATGATTAAGCGTTTTAATGAAGTGTCCGAAAAGTTTGGAGACGAACGCCGCACTAAGGTAGTTCAAAAGGAAATCACAAAGACGAAAAAGACAAAGTCTTCCACACCAAAAGAGAATAGGAATTTTATTATTGCTTTTAATCCTCTTGGTTATCTACAAAAAGTCTCACCTTCTAAGTACAAGAGTAATGGTAACCTTGCATTCACCGTATCTGAGGATAGAAAAGTGGCTTTATTCTCGAATAAAGGACGATTCTTTAGGATTGCTCTTTCAGATATTAAAGAATGTGGCTCAAAAGATAAGGGTACAGCTATCGGTGCAATTATCAATCTTGATAATGATGAAAAGATTATCACTATTCACAACGATGTATTCGTAGATAAGCCTTACATGTTCTTTGTTACGGAAGACGGTAAGGTTAAGAAGTGTGAAGGTAAACAATTTGCCGGTGGCACCCGTAATGTTAAAGGTTCTGTGGCATTTAAGACCGACAGCAAAATTGTCAGTATCCAAGAGACAAATGGGTGTGTTGTAACATTAACATCAATCAAGAGACAAATTAGTTTCATGGCTGATAGTGTGCGGGCAAGCAGTATTCGCTCTGGCGGCATGTGCGGCATTAAGTTAGATGATGATGATAAAATTGTATCTATGACAATTACTGAACCGCAGAACTTTACAGGTAAAATTGCAAACAAGGGTGGACGTGGAGTTATTCTTTAGTCTGCCCTTTTCTTTCTATTGGAGGAATATGTCTCTAAATATTTATTCGCCAATGCTGGTTGGCAAAGCTCCCAAAAATTACGAAGATATACTTAAAAATACACCAATCATCGGTACTATTAAGAAAGACGGATATTGGTCACAACTAGTTAAAGACGAGAATGAGGTTCATCTTTATAGTCGCACAGTCTCTAAAAAGACTGGCTATTATAGTGACAATATTGATAAAGTGCCGCATATTAAAGATTGGGCTATAAATGAACTTCCTAATGGTACATGTATCATCGGTGAAGTTTATTATCCTAATGGCACATCTAAGAATGTAACATCGGTTCTAGGTGCGCTACCAGAGAAAGCTATTGAACGTCAGAATGGAGAGTATGGTAAGATTCATTTTTATATGCACGACATTCTTGCATATAATGGTGAAGATTATGTTATGAATAAAGTAACGTATGATTATCGTTATAGTCATCTATGTGAACATATTGATATTGCTACTCCATTAATTCCAGAATTAGAAGTAGCGCGATGCTATGATAATGCTTATCTAGACCTAGATAGAGTTACAACTGATAAACTTGCCGCAGGCGAAGAAGGTATGGTATTTCGTGTAGAGAATGGTCTATACGCACCAGGCAAGCGACAGCCAAAAGTTATGTTCAAAATTAAACAAGCACAAAATGATATTGATTTTGTGATTACAGAAGTTCTGCCACCAGAATATCTTTATACTGGTAAAGAATCTGAGACTTGGGGATATAAAGATAAAGAAGGTAATCTAATCACAAAAGCCGCATATTATGGTTGGGCTGGGGCTTTACGACTTGGCGCATATGATAATGCTGGAAATCTTGTGTCTGTTGGTCGTGTGTCTTCTGGTCTTACAGATAATCTTAAAGCTGACCTCGCAGCCAATCCTGATAAATATATTGGAACGGTTGTAGAGGTAAACTGCATGAGTCTAGATAAAGGAAATAAAACCATGAGACATTGTTACCTATCTAGGCTTCGTTCAGACAAACCAGCACAGGACTGTAAGCTAGAAGAAATTTTTAATTAAGGCTTGACTTTTAGAATATTTTATGTTATCATGTATATGAAATAAAAATGAAAAAGTAAAGGAGTTATATGATTACTATTACCAAGCCAGTATTTTCAGATAATGCTAAAAAGGTTCTAAAGCACCTACAGGAGAATCAGGGCAAAGATGAAACTTTTAAGGATATTGCAAAGGCTGTTCATCTAACCGATAAGGCTACTAACTGCATTATTACTTCCTCACTTGTCCGCAAGGGTTATGCAGTTCGTGAACTACAGCCTGATGGTGGTACTAACTTTATTCGTCTTACCAATGAGGGTATGAAAGTTGACCCTGAAATCACTGTAACATATACTAAGTAATATGGCTCTTGAATTTATTATAGCTATTGTTTGCGCTATTACATTTGTCGTATGCGGCTATAGCGTAGGCGTTATAGCTGGCAGAAAAGAAACGTGTGATATAGTCGAAGAGAACAACAAAGAAGTTCTTATTGCGCGAGAGCATATTGAATATCAAATTCAAAATGAAAAGGCACATTTAAAATCTCTCCAAGAGAACGTGGAACAGCAAAAGCAGAGCTTTGAAGATTTCAAGAAAATTGAAAAAGAGAATATCATGAATAGCCTTCGTGATTTTCAAGCTCAAGTTGATGAAGATAAAGCTGAATATGTTGAGCAAATTCAAATTCTTCAAAGCTCGCTTGATAAACTACAGCGACAAAAAGCTGCGACAATTGAAGCGTTTCAACGTGAACAGGTAGTGCAAGATTCTAAAGATGATTATCGTATCATTATCGAAGATAGTGATAAAGCAGATATTGATATTTTAAATTCGTTTAAGAACCGCCTTTCTAACCCAGAGATTCTTTCAAAGCTAATTTGGTCAACGTATTTCCAGAAGAAAGCAAAGGCTTTATTCGTTAATATTGTTGGTACTGAAAAGACTTGCGGTATTTATAAGATTACAGACATAAATGATATGAAGTGCTATATAGGACAGTCTGTAGATATTGCAAATCGTTTTACACAGCACTGCCGTTGCGGATGCGGCATAAAGACACCTAAAGATAATAAGTTGTATGCGGCGATGATGGAAGATGGCTTAGACCAATTCACTTTTGAAGTTGTTGAGGTTTGTCCGCAAGAAGAATTAAATGAAAAAGAAAAATATTATATTGATGTATATAACGCAGTTAATTATGGTTTCAATTCACAGGATGGTGTAAATGGGAAAAGTAACGATAATGCCCGAGACGATTAAGAATCCCTATTCGTTTATTGGCGCCTGTTCAGGTGTTGCTTATGATTCTGACGTGACCGATGATAAGAAAAATTATAGACGCGGCAAGCAATGTGTCGCAGACGGGCATGGACGCGTTCTAGAATTTGTAGATGTATATATGATTATCGAAGGATACTCGACTAGAACTATGCGAGAAATTATGCGTCATGTAGGAGACGGCCTAACAGTTGTGCAGCGGTCTACTAGGTATTGCTATGAAGGCGGCTTTGAATACTACACTCCGCCTGTAATTGAAAAGAACGAGACAGTATTAAAGACATATCAAGACGCTATGGCCGCAATTGAAAAGAATTATCATGACCTTATTGGTGCTGGTGTTCCTAAAGAAGATGCGGCAAACATCCTTCCTCTTGGAATTAACACGAAACTTTCGATGAAGAAAAATGCTCGTTGTCTCATGGATATGAGCCGCGTGCGACTATGCAATCGTGCTCTTAAAGAAGCTCGTGATTTTATGAATGATGTTGTAGAAGCTCTTGAGAATTATTCTCCAGAATGGCATGAGCTAGCCAATCAGATTTTCATGCCTAAGTGTGAAGCTCTTGGTTTTTGCAATGAAAAGTTTAGTTGTGGAAAATATCCTAAAAAAGTTATTGACTAAAATTTAAAAACGTGCTATAATATGTGATATATATTGAAAGAAAAATTAGAAAGGAAATTGAATGTTTTCAAAGACAAATAATTCATGCCATATTGAGGGATATGTATTTTCAACTGACCGCCTTGCCCAGCGTGTCTCTAAAAAGACCAACACTCCTTTTATTAACGGCACAGTAAATGTAGCCACTGATGATAAGGGTCTTAACGTTGTCCCTGTATTTTTCCGTTACGTTACTGAGACTTTTAAGAGTGGCAAGCCTAATCCAGCATGGGAGATTCTAACTGCCCTAATTGACCATGAGGGTTCAGATACGTTTGAAGTTGTAGGTACTTCTGCTCTCAAGGTTCGTATTGATGGTTCTGTCGGCACAAATGATTTTGTATCTCGTGATGGTGAAGTTGTTTCTCCTAAGCGTGTTGAGGGTCAGTTTATGCACGTTATGACCAACGAGATTTCTGAAAATCCTGCTACATTCGATGTTGATATGCTGATTGCAAATGCGGCTGAGCGTGAGGTTGAAGATGGTGATGATTTTGTAAATCTTCGTGGTTATGTTTTTGATTATCGTGGTGGCATTCTTCCTATTGACGTTAATGTCCGTTCCAAGGGTGGCATGGATTACTTCATTGACCAAGATATTTCTAATAAGAGTCCTCTTCTAACCCATATCAAGGGTTCTATCGTGTCTCAGGCCATCACGACTGAGAAGACTGAGGAATCTGCATTTGGTGACCCAATAGTTCATAAGGTTGTTCGTCATGTTCGTTCTTGGGATGTTACTTGGGCTGCGGTCGAACCTTATGAGTGGGATGATGAATCTACCATCACCAAAAAGGAATTCAAGCAGAAGTTAAACGAGCGTGAAGAGCGTATGGCAGAGGTCAAGCGTAATCATGACGAGTATCAGGTTAATCGTAACGGTGGTCAGAACTTTGCAGCAGCAAAGGTAGTCGCAAAGGTTGAAGCTCCAGTAGATGAAAATGAAGATGATGATGACGAGGCATGGCCTTTCTAGTCAAGTAGCAGACAATTAAATAAATAGGGGAGAGATTAAGTTCTATCCCCTATAAGATAGAAAAGGATTTAAAATGGAATTTAATTTTACGTCATGTGCGGTCCTGCTGCCAAGTGCTCGGAGTGCGCCACAAGATAGCGAATAAGTTGCGTAAAGCCGGTGAAGGGATGACCGAAAAATACATCGGAAAGGCCAGACACTACAAGCACAACAACGACTTGTTCTGGAAGTATAGAGACATCGTACTTGACAATAATGGCAATCCTGTTACGGACGATAACGGCAGACTTGTATGGCTCCTGCTCAGATGGAAGGGTTGCGACAACGCTGCATGGTGGACGAAAGGGTACAAGGATTGCAAGCTGTGCCGCGATGAAGGCAAGACGTACCGCATCGACTTTACCAACTGCAACGTCTACGAGGTCGTAAGCGAATGAGCTGTGGAGCGAAGGCGGTGAGCAAATGCTAACAGCGGATGGAGTCAAATTCCTAAATGAGCTTCAAGACAAGTTGAATACGCAAGAGACGTTTTTGTCAAGCGGACCCACGTTTCTGAGTAGTTGAGCAGGGCGTGAAAGCAGCATTTTCTAGCATCCAAACGAAGTTTAGCGGCGAGGACGCAACTGAGTGGCTAAGCAATTGGGGACATAGCACTTGCCGCTGATACAATGTTATGTATCTAAATCGTATTTAATAGTAGATAACAAAAGATTAAACCAAGAGAGAAAAGAGAAAGCAATATATGTCAATTGATATTTTTAATATTGAACCTCACAAAGTTAGTCGTTCGCTAGAGGGCTATACAATCATGTTTTACGGTGAGCCTAAGACTGGCAAAACATCAACAGCAGCCAAATTTCCAAAAGCCTTACTATTAGGTTTTGAGGTTGGCTATCTAGCAATTGGCGGCGTAAAACCGCAACCTATTAACAAATGGTCTGAATTTAAACAGGTTCTAAAGCAGCTAAAAGACCCGAAAGCTCATGAGCTATACAGCAATATTATTATTGATACTGCTGACATTGCTTATGACCTTTGTGAAAAGTACATCTGCAATCAGGCTGGAGTCTCGGCTGTAAATGAGCTACCTTATGGTCAGGGGTGGTCTAAAACTAGTAAAGAGTTCGATGAATGTCTTCGTTCCATTCCTCAGATGGGCTATGGTCTAGTAATGATTTCACATAGTCAAGACAAGACTTTTACTGATGAAAATGGTAGTGAATACAACCAGATTGTTCCTACTCTTGGCAATCGTCCACGTCTAATCGTTGACCGAATGAGTGACGTTATCGGTTACGCCCATCCAGTAGAAGAGGAAGATGGCCGCACTCATACTGTCCTGTATATGCGCGGAACCCCTCGATTCGTAGCTGGTTCTCGATTTAAATATACGCCTGACTCCATTGACTTCACATATGACAATCTTGTCAAGGCTATTGGTGATGCAATCGACAAGCAAGCAGAGGAAGATGCTGGCAAGTTTGTCACCGATGCACGTACTACAGCATATGATATTAATGATGGTCCTGACTTTGAAGCTATGAAGAATGAATTCAAAGAATTAACCGTCAAGATTCAGCATAGTGTTTCTAAGGATGAATTCAAAAAGTCTTGGGCGCCTAAAATTATTGAAATTACAGATAAGTATCTCGGTGTCGGCAAAAAGGTCAATGACTGTACTGCTAAGCAAGCTGAACAGCTTTCACTTATCCTTGATGACCTCAAAGACTTACTGTCTAATGGAATTGATGTAGCTTAATTCTAAAGACCGTCCATAATTGGGCGGTCTTTTTTATTGACAAAATCTCCTGAATATGTTATAATTATATTATAAAGTTAGGAGAAAATATGGCAAAACAAAGACTTGTTAAATGTCCATATTGCGGCCAAATGATTGACCGTGATTGTGAGTTTGATTGGAACAAGATTGGCAACCGATACTGGCATGATGAATGTTATGCCAAAAGCCAAGAGGAAAAAGAAAAGAATAAAGATAAGCTGAAAAAGCAACGAGAAGCAGTTATGAAAATGGCTGGAAAATATCTCGGTGCATATGCAGATTATCAGAAAATTGCCCTGAACATGGGGCAACTCATTCAAGCTGGTGTTACATATGAGCAGATGGCTAAGGCTTTAAAGTATTGGTATGAAATAAAGCATAACGACCCGAGTAGGTCAAATGGCGGCATATGGATTATCAAATCAATTTATGTCGAAGCAGAAAATTATTTCAAACGATTAGAAGAGATTAGAACTGTACAGAGCGAAGAGCAAGTGAATACAGATATTACAGATGAACATCGTGTATTTGTGCGACCAAGAGACGTAAACATTTATAGAAAAAAGCCACGTTTTAATTTGGAATAGAAGGGAGGATATTTGATTAGTAAATACTATGATTCTGTTGCGGCATTACAGGTAATTGGATGTTGTATGCGGAAACCTGAATATTTGGCGGCAGATGGACAATACTTCTTTTCAGAACACGACTTTTGCAATGACTTACATAAGGTAGTATTTGGTGCATTGTATAGTTTATATAACGCTGGTGTAACTGACCATCTTGCACGAGAAATTGAGAATTATCTTAAAGACAAGCCGAAAGCATATGCAGTCTATAAAGCTAATAAAGGTAGAGAGTGGATGTTTGAAACTCATGCAAATGCTCACCTAGATGCTTTCGAGTATTATTATAATCGTTTAAAAAAGATGTCTCTACTTCGCGCGTATGATGATGTTGGCGTAGATGTATCTGATATTTATGACCCCGATAATATCTTAGATTCTGCAAAGAAGCAGGCACAAGACGAGTATCTTGATGGTACAACATTAGAGCAATTAGCAGATGATGTAGAGGGTAAGTTTTATTTTATCAGGGATTTATATGTAGACAATAACGATAACGACTCTGTTGCTATTGGTGATAATGTCCAAAAGATTGTAGATGAATTAGCACAGCATCCTGCTCGTGGTTGGGCAATGTATGATATGTATGAAGATGCAATCGCTATGGGCGCACGACCTGGCCGCTTTTATTTAAGAAGTGCAGCGACAGGTGTCGGTAGAATGATTTGCCGACAATAAACTGGGGAAAAATCTGGAACCCTAAACCAAAATGGCAAGGGAATCAGAGGTGAAGGCTAATTTAAAATTAACCAGCCGCAACGCATAGCAGGTGAAAAGATATAATCCTGCCACGAGGCCCCAGCTTTCTTTATAAGAAAGAAAAGATATGCTGAACTTGCGGGAAACCGTAAGAACCACAGGATAAAAAGCCTATGGGGTAACAAATTGAAATCAAGAACTGGTGTTGCTGATGCTTGTTTTTTCTCATGTTCTGAGTATTATTCAGATGAAGGTAAATGGGAACGTTTATATAATCGAGTACCTACTTTATATATTTCGGTAGAACTAGACATTGAAGAGCTTACAACTATGGCATTAGCTTTTATTGGTAATATTCCAGAAGACCATATTGTTGAAATGGATTTACTTACTTTTGACGAAGAAGAGAGATTAAAGAAAGCAGTACAGATTCTAGAAGAAGCACCACTTCGTATGGAATATCTTCCTAACTATGGCATGAAAGATGTTGAGAATTGTATCAAACGCAATATGCGTAAATATAAATATCCACGAGTAAATGAACAAGGCAATACAGATTATCTAACTTTTCAATGTGTTGTCTTTGACTACCTTACTTCGTCTATTAAGATGATTGAAGAAATCTCACATGGAACTGGCGTCAAAATTCGTGAAGACCAGATTCTATTTCTTATGTCGTCTAAACTTAAAGAAATAGCTGTCGAGAATAACGTCTTTCTTTTATCAAGCACGCAAATCAATGGCAGCTACCGTCAAGAGAAAATTTTAGACCAGAACATGCTTGCTGGTGCAAAGTCAATCGCAAACCGAATCGACTACGGTGAAATCATGGTTGATTGTACAGATGAAGATATTCAAGATATTGAAGGTGTTTTGGCACAGCATCCCGGAATGTGTCCACCAAATGTAAAAAGAAGCGTATATAAGAATCGACGAGGAAAATTCAATCGTGTTATTTGTTGGATGCGCGCAAATAAAGGTACTTGTCGATATAAGACTTTATTTGTAACTGATTTCTCTTTTAAACCAATAGACAAAGATGAAATTTTCCAAAAGAAGAAAGAATAGGAGGTGCGGGAATTGGGATACGATAAAGCAAAAGTAAAGGAATCAATTGAACCAGAAAACGTATATGATATTCTAGAATACTTTGGGGCAGAACCAGAAATGTATTCTGATTATATCATTTCCCGCACAATCTGTCACAATGGCATCGGTGAAGGTTCAAAGAAGTTATATTATTATTTTGAGAATAGTATGTTTAATTGCTATACTGAGTGCGGCGCATTTGATATTTTTGAACTTGTTGAGAAAGTTAAAAATGTAGACCTTAATTCCGCAATCTATTTCGTGGTTAATTTCTTAAATCTTCAAATTGATTTAGATAATGATATTGATTTAAAAGATAGTCAAGAAGACTGGAAAATATTCAATAGATATAAAGAGCAAAAAGATGTAACTGTAAATGATAATACCATTGAGTTACCAGAATATGATATATCTATTATTCAGCATTATCCTCAACCTATTATTTCCTCTTGGTCTAATATCTCAAAAGAGGTGTGTGATTTTGCGCAAATTCATTATGACTCTCTTGGCGGCAATATCCTTATCCCGCACTTTGACCAGAATGATAGATGTGTAGGTATTCGACAAAGAACTATTATCCAAGAGCAAGAGAAAAAAGGAAAATATAAGCCTTGGCGAGTCCACGGTGAACTTTATAATCATGCTCTTGGCTTTAACCTGTATGGTCTTAATTGGGCTAAAGAAAGAATTAGAGAAATACAAACTGCGGTTGTAGCAGAATCAGAAAAGTCGGTTCTTGCCTATATGTCATATTATGGTACAGGTAATAATATTTGTGTTGCAACATGCGGCAGTTCCTTATCTAAATATCAATTCAAACTTCTTAAAGATGCAGGATGTAAAGAAATTGTTATCGCATTTGACCATGATTTTGATGAATATGGTTCAGATGAAAGTTTAAAGGTTGAAGAAAAGATTGCCAAGATTGGTAATAAATATAAGCCGTATATGAATATGTCTGTAGTTTTTGATAGAGAGAATATTTTAGGATATAAGGCAAGTCCATTAGATCAAGGAAAAGATGTATTTATGTATCTATTTAAGAACAGGATTATGCTATAATGTGTGTTACAATTGGACAAATCATAGTTTTGATACTTGTGCTTTTGTCACCGATTCTTTTGTGTCTTGCTATTATTATGGCTTATATTATCATAGACAAATGGGTAGATATTATATTTTATCCTTTTGAGATTATTCGTGATAAGATTGATAATTACAGGCAGAAAAGAGATTTAGAATCATGGTATGAAGAAAGCGAAAATAACCAAGAGGAAGATACAATATGACAGAAGATGATAAATTAAAGATTCTCAGTTATCGCCGCAAACATCAGCGCTGTCGATATTGTAAATATTATTTTTATCCATATGTGCCGCATGAACTAAAATTGACTAGCACTGTTCCTCCTGAATGTGCTATTAAAGATAAACGGATTTATCCTTATATCCTAGGTCTTAAAACATTAGCAGGATGTATGTGCAAAGAGTTTGGAGTTGATGAAAATAGATTATAAATTATATAAGCCAACATTGGATAGCTTGACACCTCGACAACAAATTTTATATAATAGAAATATTCCAGTAGAAGAACAAAGTAATTGGCTTAATGCTGATATTTTATATAGTTGGAAACTACTTGGCGAAACCAAAATGGTAGACGCTTGCAAAATGCTATATAAGCATATTAAAAATAATAGTGATATTTTTATCCCAATTGATTCCGACCTTGATGGCTGGTGTTCTTCGGCCATCTTAATAAATTATCTTTATAAATTATATCCACAGTTTGTACAAAAACATGTTTTCTGGAAACATCATACAGGTAAGCAACACGGTTTAGCCGACATGATTGGTGAGATACCTTCAAACATTAATTTTGTAATTGTAACAGATGCCGGGTCAAATGATATTAAAGAGCATAAAATTTTACAGCAAAAAGGCATAGAATGCTTAGTGCTAGACCATCATACTGTTTCAGTAGACATTCAAGATTCGCCAGCTTTAATTCTTAATGTTCAAGAAAGTGATTATCCAAACAAATTTTTAACTGGCGGTGGGATAACCTTTAAGTTTTGTGAAGCATATAATGAAGTTATTTGTTCTGGAAAACAATCACCAGAATGGTTATTTGATTTATGTGCTATAGCTAATATAGGAGATATGGCAGATTACCATAATTTAGAAATTAGGTCAATGGTAAGAAGGCTACAATGAAAAAAGATATTTATAAAATAGAAAATAAGATAAATCATAAAGTATATATAGGACAATCAAATAACGTAAAAGAAAGATGGGTTTCGCATTGCGTACCTTCTGCGGCAAATCACGCAGTAGTAAGCCGAGCTATTCAAAAATATGGCAAAGAAAATTTCGATTTTTCTGTTATTGAATCTGATGTTGAAAATTATGACGAACGAGAACGTTATTGGATAAAATATTATGATTGCATTGTTCCAAAAGGCTATAATGTCACGAATGGAGGGCAAAATGGTTACGATGGGCTAACTGGCGAACAAAATCCAACCAATGTTTATACACAATCACAGATAGACAAAGTAAAGTATTTACTTAAAAATACTAATTATAGTTATACAAAAATTTGCGAAGAAACTGGTATTAAGACACCAACGACTATTGGCTATATAAATACTGGTGAACAGTGGCAAGATAATTTAGAAGAGCATCCTTTGCGTAAACCAAAAGACATAGATTCAATGATTGATGATATTATTATTGATTTAAAAAATCGTTTACTTGAATCAGAAATAGAGAAAAAATTTGGTATTGGACACACAACGATTGACAAGATAAACAAGGGTGAAATATATAGAAGAGAAAATGAATTATATCCAATCAGAAAACCGAGCGATGTTGGAAAAAAATATTTAATTAAAGTTAGAAATGCTAAGATAGCTCAAGATATATCTGATACTAACAAAACTTTTAGGCAAATTCATGAAGAGCATCAATGTCCATTATGCGTGGTATATAAAATAAATAATGGAGATTTAAAAGTCGAAGGTTATGATTCGTATCCCATTAGGCAATTACAAACACATAAGAACAGTAGTCAGGGGAATTGATTTAATGAATAATATTTTTTTTGATAGTCTTGCCAAAGAACATGAATACACCATCAACAAAAGAAATGGTATCAACTATTTAAGTGTCAGTTTTGCTATTTGTCCGTGGGTAAATGCTTTGTGCAGAACTGGGGAACAAACAGAAAAAGACATGGTCTTTAAATCAATGCTTGATATGTATGCTAATGATATGGTTTTATCTTCTAAACGTGGAGAAAAAGGCAAAGAGGTTCCTCGCTGGAAAGAAGCTGTTACAATTGCAGAGCGAGTGAAACGTAGGCAAACCAAGCTACAAGATGAAGCTATGGAGTTCTTTGAATATCAGATTCAGTCCAAAAAACTAACTGATAATGCTATTATTACTTGTATATGCGGAAAAGATGATGCTGAACCCGGTATTTTGGGATTAATTGCAAATAAAATCCAAGCTAAATACCAGCATCCTACATTAGTCTTACAGGAAGTCAAAGAAGAAGACGGGGTACATCTAAAAGGGTCTGCTCGTAATTATTCTTACTGTCCTATTGAAGATATGCGCAGCCTTTGTGAAGATACTGGTGTTGTTGATTATGCTGCTGGGCACGGGTCTGCATTTGGACTCTCGTTGCCTTTAGAGAATTTTTATGAGTTCTTAGATAAGACCAACGAGCAATATAAAGGTGTTAATTTTAAACCTGTATATCTTGTTGATTACGTCTGGAATTATGATAAAGTCAATCCAAAATATATTCTAGATATTGCAGAATTGAATATTTATGGTCAGGATATTCCAGAATCTAAAGTTGTAATAGAAGATATTGCATTAGACAATGTTAATGTTCAGCTTTTAGGTGAAGCAAAGGGTCATCCTACCATTAAAATTTCTTTACCATCTGGTGTTGATATTATGAAATTCAAGTCTTCTAGAGAAGAATTTGAGGAATGGACAAGTGGAGAAAAGAAGCTAACCATTGTCGGCAAATGTTCCAAAAATTCTTGGATGGGAAACGTTACGCCGCAAATTCTAATTGATGATTTTGAATTAGAAGATTATGAAGAGGAATGGGTATTTTAAATGAAACTTCAAATTGAAGAAGCAGAGCTTAGGAATCTTGCGCATAAGGCATCACGTTATGATATTATTATGGATGCTCTTATTCGTGAAAAGTTCGACAAGATTGATATTTATAGTGATTGGGAAATGACTGAAAACTATATGTCAGATATTATCAATCAGCAACCAAGTGATATTAAACCAGTAGATGAAGATAAAATTAAAGAAACTCAAGAATGGTTTGACAAGCATCCTGATTTTGGTACAATGTAATTAAATAGAGAGCCTTCTAGTTTTTATTGACTAGAGGGCTTTTTTGTGTTATAATATATTTATAAAGAAATCCAATAGAAAGGAGTAGCATAAATTATGCGAATGGCAAAATGTCCTATGTGCGGGCAGCATAATGTCAATGGTTTTAAAAAGCACAACAAGTGGTATTCAACTTGTTATAATAAGGAGTGCCGATATACTACAGAAGTAGGTATGCCGACACGTAAAATGAGTCGCTTTAATTGGAATCTAAACTATGAGCGTTTAACTGGCGAGATTCTTCCTGATGAAATGGCTGGTCGGCAGAAGGGCGCTTATATGAAAAAGGAGATTCGTTGCGGCGTACCCGAACTAGTTCAGTGTTTCACTCAAGAAGACTTTGAGAACTGGGAACAGACCTATGATTATTCAAAAATAGATTGGGTTAAAGACAAGGGAAAGCGTGCAGGAGCAGCCTGCCGTAAAGCTCGTGCTAAAGAACGTGCAGAAAAGGAATAGAGATGCAATTAGACGTGCTTTACGAAGTTATAGTGCCTGAGCATATGGATAAGAAACTTAAAGTAGGTCAGCCCGGACATTATGAATATATTGGCGGTGGATTCTTTTCAGGTTATCGCTATGTGCCTGCGGTTCAAGGAACTTGGGAACCTGTAACGGTTTCTGAAAAGCGATATATTTTTGAAAAAAGAAAAAAGGCTAAGAAATTCTGTCTAGAAAATAATTATCCTTTTGAATACATCCATGAGCGAAAGTGTTGAATTAATATACTCTTTATATGAAGAAGGACGGTGATGCCAATGACAGTGCCGCGATTTGATATTCATAATCACACGCACTATTCCTAACCAACTTACGACTTATTGATTCAACCGTCAAACCAAAAGAGCTAATTGATAGAGCTATAGAACTAGGCCTTGCGGGAATTGCAATCACCGACCACGAGTCATTAGGTGGACACGTAGAGATTGACCGCATCCAAGAGGAATATAAAGATAAATATCCTGATTTCAAAATCGTTCGCGGCAATGAGATTTATCTTACAGATACGCGAAATTCTGGTCAATATTACTATCACTTTGTACTATTAGCTTTAGATGCTGTCGGACATAAAATGTTACGTGAGTTATCTTCTACTGCTTGGATTAACAGCTATTTTGACCGAGGAATGGAACGTGTACCTACTCTAAAGTCAGACCTTGCGGCCATTGTCGAAAAGTATGGAAAAGGTCATTTACATGGTAGTTGTGCCTGCCTAGCAGGAGAAGTCAATCATAACCTTAATCTTATGATTCAAGCTGAAAAACAAGGAAATGTCGCGCAAGTTAAAGTATATCATAAGAATATTGTAACTTTTATCAAATGGTGTATATCAGTCTTTGGCAAAGATTACTTTTCCTTAGAAGTGGCTCCTGGTCGCAGTGAAGAACAATTTGCTGTCAACACTAGAATGAGTTCATTATCTAAAGTATTTAATCTTCCAATAGTAATAGGATGCGACACTCATTATCTTAAAAAAGAAGACAGATATGTACATAAGGCTTTTCTTAATTCTAAAGGTGGAGAGCGTGAAGTAGATTCATTTTATGAATATTGTTATCTACAATCTGAAAAAGAGATTATGGAAAATCTTAATGGCACAGGTCTTGATTATGAAGAACTGTGTGCAAATTCAATGAAGATTCTTGATAAATGCCAATATTATACTTTATATCATAAACAGCAAGTGCCGCAAGTGGAAGTTCCCTCTTATCCAAAAGAAGAAAAAAATCATCATTTCTATGATATAAATAAATATCCTACGCTTGATTATCTTATGCACTCCGATAATCCGCAAGAACGTTATTGGATAAATTATTGCCAAAACGAATTAAACAAAAAAGGATTAAATAATGAAACATATCTTGCAAGGCTAGAGGAAGAAGCAGACATTAATAAAGTCATTGGCGATAAACTTGAGACTTGTATGTTTGCTTATCCTATCTTTCTACAGCATTATATTAATCTCTTTTGGGAGTGTGGTTCAACGGTCGGTGCTGGTCGAGGGTCAGCTTGTTCTGGTCTTAACCATTGGCTTTTAGGCGTTACACAACTAGACCCAGTTGTTAATAATCTTCCTTATTGGAGGTACTCGAATAAGGAGCGTATCGAACTAGGTGATATTGATATAGACTTGGCCCCGTCTAAACGTGAATTAGTCTTTGAAAAAATCAGAGAAGAACGCGGTCAATTAGGATGTGTGCAGGTTTGTACATATGGTACAGTTACTTCTAAGGCGGCAGTAAAAATTGCCTGTCGAGGATACCGTTCAGATAAATATCCAAATGGTATTGAACTAGATGAAGCTGAATACCTTTCTTCTTTAATTCCTTCTGAACGTGGTTTTGTCTGGCCTTTATCTGATTGTTTCTTTGGCAACGAAGAGAAGAAACGTAAGCCCAATAAAACTTTTGTCCAAGAGGTAAATAAATTTCCTCGTCTACAAGAAATTTTATTGAATATCTGCGGCCTTGTTACACAACGAGCTATCCATGCTTCTGGCGTTAATTTTTATGGAGAAGACCCATATCAGACGGCTTGCTTTATGAAAGCTAAAAACGGCGCTATTATTACACAATATTCTCTAGCAAACGCAGAGTACTGCGGTGATGTGAAGCTCGATTTCCTTGTGACGGAAGTGCAGGATGTAATTACTCAGTGTCTTAATCTCTTACAAGAGAATGGTAAGATTGAATCTGGTTTGACACTTCGTCAAATGTATGATAAGTACCTGCATCCTACCGTATTACCGTTACACGATGAAAAGTTGTGGAAAGCAGCTGTCTCTGGCAAGGTCTTGAAGTTTTTCCAATTTGATACACAGGTAGGTGGTCAAACCATTAAGCTATTAAAGCCGCATACGCCTCTTGAAATGGCGAACTGTAATTCCATCATGCGTCTCATGGCGAGTGAACAAGGTGACGAAACACCAACAGAACGATACAAGCGTATGAAAGATGATATGTCGCAATGGTATGCGGAAATGGATAAGTGGGGTCTTTCAAAGGAAGAGCAAAAGAGCCTAGAAAAGTATTACCTACCAACATATGCAGCACCTGCTCAGCAGGAAGATATGATGATAATCCTAATGGAAGTTTGCGGTTTTTCTTTATCTGAATCGAATTTTGCAAGAAAAGTGTGCGCAAAAAAGAAGATGGATAAGATTCCTGAGCTGAGAAAAATGGTATTACAAGGTGCTCCAAATGAGAATCTTGGCAAGTACATTTGGGAGACTGCTATCAAACCACAGATGGGCTACTCATTTTCTCGAATTCATTCTTTAGCTTATTCCTATATTGGCCTTCAAACGGTCTATTTAGCTACCTATTTTCCTGTCGTATATTGGAATACAGCTTGTCTTCGAGTTGATGCTGGTCTTGATGAAGATGCCGCGTCTAATTATGGTAAAATTGCTAAAGCAATTGGTAATATGATTAATAATGGAGTTACAGTAAAGCCAGTAAATATTAACAAGTCTGGTTATCTGTTTGAACCAGACGAGGAAGACAACGCTATCCTATATGGAATGAAGTCTTTAAATGGAGTTGGTGGCGAAGTTGTTTCAAGAATTATCGCAAATCGTCCATACAATTCATTCCAAGATTTTCTAGATAAAAATAATGAAAATAAGACTACAATTTTGGCTCTTATCAAAGGCGGCGCTTTTGATTCTTTCGATAGTCGCAAAAATATTATGAAACAATATATTGAGATTGTAAGCAATCCCAAAAAGCGTATCACAATGCAAAATTTTAAATCTTTAATTGATTATAAGCTCATTCCAAAAGAGCTAAAATTTCAAAAGCAAGTGTTCAATTTCGATAAGACAATGAAAAAACAATGCAAATATACAGCAGAGGAATTTGATTTAAGCAAATCAGATATACATTATAAGTTTTATAATAAATATTTCGATACTGACAGCCTATATATTAAAAATAATTCTATATGTTTAAATAAAAAGATTTGGAAAAAAGAATATGACAAAGTAATGCTTGCCGCGAAAGATTACATCCAAGAGAACAAAGAAATGTTATTACAGAAGTTAAATAAAAAGTTATTCTTAGAACAGTGGAATACGTATGCAGCAGGTACATATTCAACTTGGGAAATGGATGCTCTTGGATACTATTATCACAAACATGAATTATCAAATGTTGATAAATCTATTTATAATATAGTATCGTATGGTAGCTTACCGACAACCCCACCAACTGATTACATATTTAAACGTGGTGATAAAGAAATTAAGATTCCTAAAACATTTAGAATTATGGGGACAGTAGTCGGCAAGAATAATACAAAAGGACAAGTTGATATTCTTACAACTGATTCTGGTGTTGTAACTGTTAAGTTTGCATTAGATTATTTTGCAAAATATAATCGTCGTGTAAGTGAAAATATAAATGGTGAAAATAAGGTTATGGAACAAGGATGGTTTCAAAAAGGTGCCTTAATTGTAGTAAATGGCTATCGAAACGGTGATATGTTTAGAGCAAAGAAGTATAAGAAAACTAATTCACATCAGCTATATAAAATCACGAAAGTGAATAAAGATGGCACCATAGAAATGACTAATAACCGCTATGGCGAAAATGTTGACAATTAAATAAAGTTATGTTATAATATAGGAGTAAACAGAAAAGAAAGGTTTGCTCCTATATTTTTGGAGGTTTAATGTATCCAACAGTAATCGGTATTTGTGGTAAGTCTGCGGCGGGGAAGGATTTAACCGCCACTCGATTAGTTGAAGAATATAAAAAGATTGGCATCCCAGCAAAAAAAGTAATCAGTTATACAACACGTCCTCCAAGAGAAGGAGAAGTTGACGGCGTAGATTATCATTTTGTTGACTTGGAGACTTTCATTGAAATGCAATATGATAATAAATTTATCGAGCATACTGAGTTTCGTGGGTGGCGATATGGCACTGCAATCAATTCATTCGATGATAATTGTATAAATATCTGTGTCCTTAATCCTGTTGGTATGACAAAGCTCGAAAGATTTTGTCCTTGGACATTACAATGCGAATGCTTTTATCTAAAAGTTCCTTTACTTGTGCGGTTCAAGCGTTCTATTAAGCGAGAGCATACTTTCAAATGGGAATTCATTAGACGAGCATTTGCAGACTGGGAAGATTTCAGCGGAGAGTATGATGATTACTTTGGATATGGTTCGCATGAGCATGTGCTTCACTATCGAGGTAGTCGCACAGATTTTGTATCCAGTATTATGAATACTGACGAATTAATTCATACAGTTTCACAGCTAAAGCGTAAACATTTATCCAAATAAACGCATGGACATAAGTTTAGAAAGTTTATTAACCAATTTTTATATAGTAGAAAGAGGATAAAATGATTTTTCAAGTACGACAAGGAGTGTTTGAAACTAATTCAAGTTCAACACATACGCTAACTATCTGCTCAAAAGATGATTTTGACAAGTGGAAACATGGCGAGGTATTTTGGCTTGATAACGATTGGCACAAATTGGATACAAATAAGAATTTTGTCACTCCAGAAGAGCTAAAAGAGCTCGCGGAAAAGTACAATGAAGAACAACAGGAGCGCATTGACGCGGGAGATAAGTTCGCTAAGGTGCTCGATATTGACAAGGTTCTCAATGAGCGTCCAGATTATGATAGTTGGAGAGATAGCTATTGGGACACTGAGCGTAGTTCGCTTGAAGCATATACAACAGATGATTTTTATGTGCGTAACGGTGACCTTGAAACTTATAGTGAAACTTTTACTTCTCCTTCTGGGGACGAAATGGTAGCGTTTGGAGCGTTTGGATATGATGGCTAAAGATTGGAATATGACAGCCAAAGGCTTTGACCCTCGCCCTTCCAATTGTGTTTCTTACAATAATGGTAACTATACAGTTACGTTATCTCTTACAGACGGGACTATGATTCGATACAGCAAAGACGATAAATTAGTCCCGTCTTTTCCTGACTCAATGGATATTAAAATCACCAACTGCTGTTCGCTGAACTGCCGCTATTGTCACGAAAAATCGACAAAGAATGGACAGCATGGAGACATCTTATCAGATAGCTTTATTGACAAACTTCATCCTTATACTCAATTAGCATTAGGCGGTGGCAACGTTCTAGAACATCCTGACTTTGTGCCTTTTCTAAAGAAGTGTAAGAAGCTAAAATTAGTCCCGTCTGTAACAGTAAACCAGATTCATTTTATGCAACAACATAAGTTTCTCAAGCAGCTAACAGATGAAAAGCTAATTTATGGTTTAGGCATTTCTTTCCATCATCCTGATAAGAATTTCCTGCCCATGCTCCGCAGTTTCCCTAATGCGGTCATTCATACCATCGCAGGCGTCACCAAGGAAAAGGACTATGAGTTTCTTTATGATAAAGGATTAAAGATTTTAATTCTTGGATATAAGAAATTTGGTCGTGGTATTCAAGCCTATAATGAAGCTCGCCAAATTACGGATTACCGTATCATGGTTCTTAAAGAACTTTTACCATATATGGTCAAAGAAAAATGGTTTGATAGTATTTCATTTGACAACCTTGCATTAAAACAACTTGACGTAAAGAACCTTGTGCCACGAGATAAATGGGACATGTTCTATATGGGCGATGAAGGTAGTTCCACGATGTATGTTGATATGGTCAATCGTGAATTTGCGGCGAATTCTACGTCTGAAACTCGTTATCCTCTTTTGGACAATATAGAAGATATGTTGAAAGTAATTCACCAAGAGAAGAAGGGGAAAGATATTGACTAAATATATTACAAAGCGGAATGGAAATAAAGTAGAGTTCGATATTTCTAAGATTGAAAATGCGGTGTTTCGTGCGGCATATGATGTTTCTGGTACTCTTGGATGGACATGGACGTTTTGCCATGAGGTTGCGAAAGATATTGTACATGACTTTGAAAAGGCCGAATACTATCATGATGGTATGACAGTCGAAGAAATTCAAGATGCTGTTGAGGAATTGCTCATGGACGATTACCCGCATGTTGCAAAGTCATATATGATTTATCGCTATGAGCATCAGATTGCTCGTCAGAAACACAATGACGCTGAAATTCTTGATATGATTAAAAATGACCCAGAAAGTTATTGGGCTACAGAAAATAGTAATAAAAACGCTAAGCTCGTTACGGTACAACGAGATTATCTAGCTGGCATTACAAGCACCGACATTGCTCGTAATTATATTTTTCCTAAAAAAGTAATTGAAGCTCACGACGCTGGTATTTGCCATCAACACGATATGGATTATATGGCACAGTCTACACTCCATAACTGCGATTTGATTAATCTTGAAGACATGCTACAAAACGGCACTGTTATTAACAACGTGCGTATCAATAAGCCGCATCGTCTTTTAACTGCTATGACGGTAACAACGCAAATTATGGCTAGTGTTGCTGCGAATTCTTATGGGGGAGAATCCATCACACTCACTCATTTAGCCCCTTTCGTTCGTGATAGTTACAATATCTTTAAAAACAAATATAAAAATGAAGATATATCAGATGAATTGAAAGAGAAGTTTGCGCTGGCAGATTTAAAGAAAGAAATTGCTGATTCAGTACAAACTTTTAATTATCAAATTTCAACACTATTTACATTAAATGGCCAGGCACCTTTTTGTTCTCTGTTCATGTATATCGGTGAGACAGAAGAATATAAAGAAGAACTCATTCTTCTTATTAAGGAATTTTTAAAGCAAAGGGAAAAAGGTATGCCAAATCGCCAAGGCGTATATGTTACGCAGGCTTTCCCAAAGCTATTATATGTTCTTGAAGAAGATAACTACAAACCCGGTACTAAATATTGGGATGTAACCCAAAAAGCCGTTGAGTGCTCTGCTAAACGCTTAACTCCTGATTACATCAGTGAGAAAGTAATGAAACAAATCAAGGTAGACGCAAATGGCGAAGGCCATTGCTTTCCTTGCATGGGTAAGCGTAAACTATAGCCTATGTAAAATCTTTTGAATTCGGATAGGACTTAGATTTAAGTTGAGTCCGAACTAATATACATATTTAAAATCATAGAAAGGAGTTCTTTCTATGGAAAAATCAACACAATATAATAATATTTCTGTAACAGATGATGGTAAAGTATACAAAACAAAAAAGAATGGTAACAAAATAGAGCTTTGCCAATGAGTTGATAATGTTGGGTATAAACAAGTAAAAAGTACAGATGATAAACAAGCTATTTATTTACGTGTGCATAGATTAGTCGCAGAAACTTTTATCCCAAATCCACAAAATTTACCGCAAGTTAATCATAAAGATGGAAACAAATTAAATAATGTGGTAGAAAATTTAGAGTGGTGTAACAACAAAGAAAATACTCAGCATGGATATAATCACAATTTATATAAATCAACAGTTAGATGTCCAGTTAAAGCTACTAATAAAGAAAGTAAAATGGAATATGTATTTCCAAGTATTCGTAAATGTGCAGAAGAACTAAAATTAAACAGAAAAACTATTACAGCTATTTTAAAGCATGAAAAAACAAATAATTATGATTATGATTTTGAATATGTATAATGTGTATCGACTATTCCGAAAGGAAGTAGAGATAATAGTTATCTCGAAGTAAGAAGACTGTCCAATAGGATAGATGATATAGTCAGTGCGGCAGGTGACTGCCGACAACATGTGTAGAAGTTTCCTATCTCCATATATAGATGAAAATGGTAAACCCAAATATTATGGACGATTCAATTGCGGCGTTTCCAGCCTTAATCTTCCAGATACAGCTTTTGCCGCACAAGAAGAACTTAAATATGATACAGATAAATCGCAAGAACATCTTCTTGAAATCTTTTTTAGACTATTGGATGAACGAGCTGAAATCTGTCATGCCGGACTAAAAGTTCGCGTTGATAGACTTTCAAAAACAAAAGCTGGCGTAGCTCCAATCCTATGGGTAGATGGTGCTTTAGCTAGACTAGACCCAGAAGATACTCTAGACAAGTTAGTTCATAATGGATACGCCACAGTCTCGCTTGGATATAATGGCGGTAACGAAGCCGTTAAAATTCTTATTGGAGAAGACAATTTCACCAAGAATGGACAAGAACTGATGCTACAAATTCTCAAGTTCTTGACCAATAAGTGTGAAGAATGGAAGCAAGCAGAGAACGTTGGATATTCACTTTATGCGTCCCCAGCAGAGTCATTGTGTTACAAGTTTGCAACTAAAACTAAAGAACGTTATCCAGACCAGTTCAAGAAACTGTTTGGGAACAAAAAGTATTTTGAAAATTCTTATCATATCCCGAGTTTTCAACCAATTGACCCCTTCTCTAAGATTGAACTTGAAGGCGAATTTCAAAAATATTCAGTTGGTGGTTGCCTAAGCTATGTAGAGAGTTCTGACGTATCTAAGAATATCTCCGTTCTGTATCCAATTTTAGAGTGTATTTATAATAATATTATGTATTGTGAAATCAATACAAAAACTTCTTATTGCCATGTATGCGGCGAATCACAAACTATTGACGTTCACAAAGATGAAGAAGGAAATACATGGTGGGAATGCTCTAATTGCGGTAATACAGACACAGATAAGATGGATGTTGCTGCACGTACTTGCGGATATGTTGGAGTCAACTTCTGGAACGATGGCAAGACTCAAGAAATTGCTTCTCGTTATAAGCATATTGATGACCATGAGATTGGTGAAGAATGAGATATTTTCAAATAAGGTCAATGGACATTAGCAACGGTATCGGCATTGGTACTAGCATCTTTCTATCTGGCTGTCATTTTCATTGCAAGAATTGTCATAACCAAGAGCTATGGGATTTCAATTGCGGCAATGAATACACTAATGATGTTAAGAATAAAATCTTAAAGACTATCCAGCCAAAATGGGTAGAAAGATTTTCAATCCTAGGTGGGGAACCATTAGAGACAATCAACTTAAAAGAGCTATTAGCTCTTATCGAAAACATTAAGGTCTTACGTCCTGACATTAAGATTTGGATTTATACTGGATACACCTATGAACAACTCCAAGAGAGAATCAAAAAGAATAAAGACGATTATTATCTAGAACCTATTTTGCGACTCGCCGATGTTCTAGTAGATGGTCTATTTATCCAAGAGAAGAAAGATTTAACGCTTGCTTTTAAAGGCAGTTCTAATCAACGAGTAATTGACCTTCAAAAGACACATGCGGCAAATGATATTGTGCTTTTGGATATTTAAATTTGAGGGATAGATTTTGCTCTATCCCTCATTTTTTTTATTGACTTTTATCTTTCAATCTGCTATAATATAATAGAACAAAGAAGAGAAAGGAAATAACTTGGATACTACTATTAATAATTATGAAATTAACAAAAAAATGTATGCCAAGATTACGCCACCTTCACAGGATGAAGTAAATGCAATGTTCGTCACTGTAGGGGCATGGCTTTCAACGCATCATAAAAAGCATTACTATATGCTACTTAATAATGAACTTCATTATTACACTACCTTTAATCTTAAAAACCCAAATTATGATAAGATGATTCAAGAACTCAAAGAGTGTCTTGCGTTCCGTGGCCGCATTCTCGACATTGAATATCAGCACGCAGAAGACACTTATCAGATTTGGATTAAAGAATATAAGACTAATAATGTTTATATGTTTATGCTATTTGAAGCAGAAGATTTTGTAATTGAGGTAGAATAATGAATAAGTTAATCGTGGCGGCTTTTCCCGCATCAGCTATTAAGTTTATGGTACAAGGTGACACAGAGCAGGTCGATTCACAAAAGATGTGTTGGTTCCCTGAATTTGAAGAAAATCTTACACCGTATCTAGAAAAAGAATATGGTATTCAAGAAATTTATGTTCTTGGGCCTAAGAGTTATATTCCAGAAGTAGTAAGTAAAATTAAGGGTCTTACGACTCTACCTATTATTGAGGAAGGTATTTAATTATGCGCCATTATGTTATCAAGAATACTGCCGAGTATCGTGTTGAAACGATTGAGGATGTTGTAGCTTTCCGTGAAGAGCTACAGAAACAGGCCGAACAAGATGGCTATTCGCTGTCTGCGTTTAGCTATTCTGAGAAGCTAGTCAAAGAGCATGGTGAAGTTGTAGATGTTTATTATGTTGCTAAGGCAGTCTTCACTGTTAATGATGCAAAGGAACCTACTATTCCTATCTTTGATGTAGAACTACCCTATGCGGCAGAGTCTATGATTTCCAACAACGATGATAGTGAGGATGATATTTTTGAGTAATTCAGAAACTATTAAAATCCAGTATTGGCCCGGTATGCCGCGTCTAGAAGTTAATCCCAATGGCTCTTGGATTGACCTTTATACCCGAAAAGATGTTACGCTTCAAGCAGGAGAATTTGCTATTATTCCTCTTGGCGTTGCAATGAAGCTACCAGAAGGGTATGAAGCAAATTTCGTCCCACGTTCTTCTACTTTTAAGCGCTATAAGGTGCTACAGACGAACGCCTATTCCGTGATAGACCCAACTTACTGCGGACCAAACGATGAATGGGGCTATCCCGTATACGCAACTTTTCCAGTAGTAATTCCAAAGGGTACGCGCCTTTGCCAGTTCCGTATCAATAAGGTTCAACCGCACATTATTTTTGATGAAGTGGCTTCTCTATCAGAGGAAAATCGCGGTGGCTTCGGTACTAGCAATACTGACTAAGGAGTGCATATGGACAAGATAATTGAATCTACCATTAAAAAGCTAGAGACAGTTGCTATTGACCCACATCCTACACTTAATCCTACTCTTGGTATTATTTATCGAGCGAATGATGCGGCAGCTGATTCGTATCTCCGTTCCATTGAGCGCAATGCCGAGAAATATAAATCAACGACAATCTCAGCTCAATGCGACACAATTCAAAATGCAAGTCTACAAATTCGCAGATGGTCACAAGACCCAAATATCAATGGAATAATTCTTATCTCAGATTATGGCGAAGCGACTCAATCATTATATAATATGATTCCAATGCGGCTTGATATTGATGGTCTTTCTAATAAATCTTCGGCACATCTATATGGCAGCAAAGATCCTATTGCATATCGCAAGGCTCCCTGTACTGCTGCGGCATGTCTAAAAATTATTCAAACACTCTATGATAATAATCTTGCGGGTCTTAATGTCGCCGTTGTTGGCAGGTCTATGCGAGTTGGGCGACCGCTTGCAGAGCTGCTTTTACAACAAGATTGCACCGTAACACTTTATCACACCAAGAGCAAAAAAACTAATGATTTTAGAGATAAAGACATACTTGTTTCTGCTATTGGGCGGCCTGAGCATTTCTACCATCCTTTAAATCTTGATGCTACCAATTTAAATATTATTGATGTTGGCATTAACTATGATGAACATGGTCGTATTTGTGGTGATGTCAATTATGATAGTGTAAAAGACAAGGCCGCATACATTACGCCAGTCCCGAATGGCGTAGGTGCAGTTACGAATACAGTCCTATTTGCTAAACTATATGCAAATAAACTTGATTTTGCTGGGATTGATGTTTAATGCGTCTTTTAGCATTAGACCAAAGCCTGAATACAACAGGCGTTGCTGTTTTTGATAATGATGAAATCTTAAATTGCGGAGCTTTTACTATCCATTCTAACCAAGAGTTAGGAAAGCGTCTGACTGAATTTCTTTATGAATTAGATGATTTATACGAAACCTATCATTTTGATGGTATCGTATATGAAGATATTCAATTGCAGATGGGCAACGTTGAAACATATAAGAAATTAGCATATGTGCAGGCAATGATTTTATTCTGGTGTGAGAAGCATGAAAAGAATTTATATTGTCTTTCTCCATCACATTGGCGTAAGATTTTGAAAGATAAGTACGGTATGTCATGGGGCAGAAAAAGAGCGGAGCAAAAACAAACCGCCATTGACTTTATTCAAGAGCACTATAAAAAAGAAGTAGATAGTGATACAGCTGATGCAATTTGTATCGGATGTGCGGCCAATATTGAAATTAATAAAACTGAATCGGCCTTTTAAAGCTATAAAAAAAGAGGGGTATTCTCAATTAAGAGAATACCCCTTATTTTGTTTAATTAAAACGGGTTAGCATCAGAAATGCAGACTTGTAGACGGTCAAGAGCTTCACCATACATGCCAGCGAAATTATCGCCACCATGTGTAGAGCCATCATCGCATACAGAGTTTAACCAACCTGGACGGGCTACCGTCTGTGAACGATAATATACTTGCTTATACTCTTCACCATTTGGTGTGATATAATACATACGGACACCATCAATTGCGTGACCACCGATGCCAGCGCAGCCGTTAACAAGGTCATTCTGATTACCTTGTGATACGTAATCTAGCCAGCCGTCCTGCTGAGTGTGAACCTGATACTTGAGAGTACCGTGGTCAACCCAAGCACATAGATAATCATGCTTGCCGCAAGGAACGCCAGCAAAACCGTTGGAATCAGAATTATTGAAGTTAGTAATTGTACCATTCCAACTACCGTTAAGATTGCGTAAAGCGTAATGGACATTAACGATAGCTTTGCCGGGAGCAGGCTTATTAGTAGGAGCAGGCGCAGGAGTAGGCTTGTTTGTAGAAGGAGCAGGAGCAGCTTGTGAACCATTCTTCATTGCATCGTACCATTGCTGCGCACGGTTAATATATTCGTCTTTTTGAGAACCATATAGTTCACCCGGGCACGCCGTAGCAGACCAGTAGCGATGCGGGAAGACATTGACTAGCCACTGAGGACGGCCAAGATTGTAATAGAGACAAAGAGCAGCGACAAGATGTGCGCCAGATTCTAAAGCAGCAGGGAAGACAGTCCAAGGGTTGCTGTTGTTGTTGGCGTGTTCAATAGAGATAGTATGCGTATTAGCATACCAATTGCCGCAAGCCCAAGCAGTGTCCCAGTCGTTGACCATCTGACCGATTTCACCATCAGCTTGAACTGCATAGTGAGCAGAAGTCTGTGAACGGCTCCACAGATTATAGCATTGGTCGATAGAAAGATTACCAGCCATATGATGAATGGTAATACCAGTAATGTTGGCACCTTCACGACCTGCGGTATAGTCGCAAGGCAGAATCTTTGTTACATCAGCTTGAATATTTTTCCAATCCATAATTTTCCTTTCTATTGGAAATAAAAAAAGAGCCGCATTTGCGGCTCTTTTTATTTAACTATTTAGTCTTGCCGCTCATAAGGTTCTTAAACTGTTCGTAGACAGCAACGCTTGATAAACCACTAACTAATGAACCAACGATAAGCTCAAGGGTAACTGGAGTGCCAGTAGTAATAGCAGAAACAATGCCTGCGACAAGACCAACAACACCTACGATTAGAGGAATAAAGCGATTAACGGAATCATTAGGAACAAGATTCTTGACAATATAGCCGACACAAAGACCAAGAACGAGAATAGTCGGCATAATCATTGTAGAAATAGATGATAAATCAAACATAATTTAAAATCTCCTATTCGGTTTTATAATTCTTGAATTCTTCAAGAATTTCATCGGCTTGAACTTGAGATAGCTTAGGATAACTATTTAGAATATCATCAAGAGTTTCACCACGGTCTAAACGAATCTTAACGGCCTTTTTGACGATTTTAAAAGCGAGCGCAGAAACACCTTTAGCGGGACGTGCCATTATTCATCACTTCCTGATACAATTTCAGAAATAAGTTCGTTTAGGTCGTCAATATCAGATTCCATCTGAATAAAACGATTAACGACAAACTTTTTAACAGTGCCGATAGCGGTAATTAGCAATGCACAAACAATTGCACCTAACATAAAATCCATAGTTACTCACTTTCTGTTGGAGTATAAAAGTCACGAAGTTTAGAAGTCTGTTCTGTAGACAACTTGGGGTAGCTTGCGAGAATGTCTTCCAGTTCTTCGCCGCGTTCAAGACGGATACGGACTGCGCTTTTGACAATTTTAAAGGCCATAGCTGATATTGCCATTATTCATCACTTCCTGCAACGATTTCAGATAACATAATAGTTAAATCACCAATAGACGTAGTATTAGACTCAAGCTGGTCTGGGCCATTTTCCATAAACACAGCCTGCTTTGCTTGCTTTTCTTCCATTTCCTTACGTTCTTTAAGTTCGGCTTCGGTATATAGAACGTAACGCTGAATATCTTCATATTCATCATATGCATCTTTGTGTTCTACATGCTCTTGGTCGATTACAGATTTAATTTCCGCGCCGTAATAGACATTACCTTCACCTTTGTCTACGTATTCAAAAATGCCAGCTTGGTCATCAATAACCTTTACATGCGGGTCTTCGTTAGTTTCAATAAGCATTTGCGAGCCATCATCGAATATAAAACGTTCAACTTCATAATGCTTCTGTTCAGGCACTTCGGGTTGTTCCTCATGATGGACAATGAATTTCTTATCAGGCTTTAGATAGCCTTTCGTAGTATCAACGTCAGATTCTTTAATCTCAACGTCTTCCTCATTTAAAATTCTCATTTATACTCCTTTTATTTCCCAGGGTTTTCTATCCCTTATTGATATATATAGCTTTAATTTTAGCTCCAGCTGGAATATTTATATAAATCCTAGGCTGCACACCACCGTTAGCATTGCCACTACCACCGGCACTACCAACGGCAGCTGTATTTATATTTTGATACGCAACAGCCTTGTCAGAAGCAATTGTATTTGGGTCTTGATGTACAGAATCATCAACCATTCAATTCCTCCTTTTCTTTTAAATTGTATTTTACTAATATACATAAAAAATGGGCAGAACTATTTACATAATTCTGCCCAAAATTTTAAGCTACTTGTACATATCAATTAATGTCTTGACATGTGCCGCACCGTCAATTATTTTTTTGTTTTGCCAATCAAATAGATTCTGCACCATATCAGTTTGTTCTCCAAAAGATTCATAAACCTTGAGTAAATGTGAATGTAATATCTGTATGTGAGAATATTCTTGCTTAGACAAATCATTATACATGTTAGATAGTTGCGGCGAATCGTCTTTCAATGACAGCGCTAGCTCCGCATACTCCTTTGCACCGCATATTTCATCATCGACTTGGTCAAGTAGCGTTTTAAAAATTTCCATTACGCAATCTTTACCACAATAATGTTGGCAATACGGACACTCGTAGCACTTAACGCCTTAACGTTAATTGTTGCTTGCGGAGCATTGCAAGGAACCGTGACAAGTGCGGAAAACGCTTGAGACACAAGGTTACTTGCTGCGGCGCCTGTGTCGATAGCATGTGCCGCTGGAAGAGCGTTGCCGTTGCGATACATTTGTGTTTCTATTGGTCCTTCTGCTGTTGCGGCAAAGGTGAAATTCGCCACAATCTGATAAAGACCGCTATTGTTAATAGTGATGTTCTTACCATCGCACGAGACGCACTTATTGGATACTGTTGAATTAGGTACTGGAATGGTGTCGCCAGCAGCTAGCGTAATTGCAGTAGCACTATCATAAGTGAATCTGCCTACTGTTTTGATGCCCATAATAAACTCCTAAAGATAGATAGGATTAAAAAGTAGCTCCATTGCAGCCACAGCCACAAGGAGTAGCGAAGTTAGGTACTACGCCATAGCCGTAAGGGGAAATACGAGGTACGCCGCAGAACATGTTCTGGGTTTTAAGCTCGGAAACCTGAGCCTGTAGAGACTCAATCTTATTCTGTGCAAGGGCATCTAGAATCTTTTGGGTCTGTGCGGTGGTGTTCTCGTTAATAGAAGCGGTGTTCATTGCAGCGCTGTATTTAAGGTCTGCTGTGGCCTGCTTATTCTCGCAGCAACACTTTCGTTCCACGAGGAACGGCACAGCTTTCTGCTTCTTGACGATTAGACACAAATCTAACGCCTTGAATTTGGTTTGATGGTGGATACGCGCTATTCTGCATAGGCATATATGGCGCATATGGATTGAAATAAGGATATTCGTTCATGGTGTTTCTCCTTAGTGATATGCAGTGATACATATATATAAAAGAAGATATGGTAAGAGTTAATCTATTATGTTATATGGAATCTGATTTAACTTCATTACCATATCTTCGTAGTGTCTTTAAGATTTTTCTCTCTATTGTATCTAAAAATTAGAGGGTAAAAATTATAATACTTTGCCCAATAATTTTAAGTTTTTATCCACAACTTACATCTTGAATCTGTTGGCTGAGTAGATGAAACTTGAACTGAATATTCAGTATTTGCACTTCCAGCAGTAGTGGCATATTTAACTGATTGAGAACCAATATCAGCTGATGTAATGCATTGACCGTAATATGAATCGTCTGAGTTGTATAGAGAAACATTGGGAGTGCCGTTTAAGCCTTTAATGCAAAAGGCGCCACTCTTATTGTGGTTGCCAATAGCTGCGTCATCGCCAACAACATACCAAGTATTATTGGCAAAATACGGTTCTAGCTTAGAAGGAAAATCACTGATTTGAGCTCTAGTATGCGTGTGACTGGCTGCGGCTGCACCAAGTTCAGATAGAGTAGGTTTATCATCACTTGTATAGATTTTATACCAGCTATCCCAAGAAGAAGCAGATAAGTCTGAGCCACGTAAAGCTAAACGTGGATGTCCCGCACTCGCATATCCAAAAGCAAGCTGATAGCCATGACCGCCAGTTGTTTCAGCCCAAGGGGCAAGAGATAAAACGCCGCAAAACTGTCCATTGCATCCAGTCGGAGAATTAATTTTACTTGCAGTTTTAAAATCAACAGTCAATTTCTTCTTATCGAATCCAGCGTCTTTTGGCGCAGGATTCTCATTTCTTGTATCTGCAACATCAACACCATCAGTAGAACTAGACTTTGTAGCTGTATTTGCCACGTTAGCACTGTTTGCGGAATTTGCTGTGTTTGCACTTTCTGCTGAATCAGCATATCCAGCAGCTATTTTATTCCAAGTATTAGAAGATAATGCTCTTTTATATAAATAAGGGGAAGCTCCATCTGGAATTGCAATTTGAAATGGAGTGCCAGTATCTGCATCGGTAAATACACTCGCCCATCGATTAACGGGAGAAGATGCGTTACCGCCAGTTGACGGCACTCCCCTGACAACATAATAACCAGTTTTGGTATGATTATCTAGATTCGTATCAGTTGTTATCGTTTCTGTCAACAGCGGTATTTTAGAAAATTTACTACCATCAGAAAGATAAAGTTCAGCCATTTAAATCAATCAAACTAGTTGATGTGGGCTTAAAGCCCCCCCCCCAAGAAGTGTAAGTTTGCATAAAAGTTCCTTTCAATCTTAAATTTTAATCCATATCTTACATGTGTTGCTAGTAGGCTCTGTGCTAGATATGGTTACAACATCGCTCGCTGCTTTGGCATTGAGCTTTGTATTTATTTCACTTTCAGTATAGTAGCGGTCATCGTGAGAATGGCTTGGAAGGTCAGCTGCCACAAGTTTTCTAAACGATGCTTTTCCGTTAGAACCACTTGGAGCAGCTAATATAGTATTAGCAGTTCTATCTATTTGAGCACTATAAATATATGAATCCCAGTCACTAACATCTGTCATTTTGTGAGTGTGACCTGATGGAGAAAACGTTGAAGGTTTATCACTAACGTTACCCCATGATACATTATTGGCAGAACCAGCACTGCTTGCATATGCAACTTTACCAACATCATAACCAATAGTTTGCGTAGTATATTCTCTTGTATCCATTGCGGCTCTGGGTTCATCATTCATTAGTGACCAAGAAGAGCCGTTACCACCACGAGTGCTGTTTGCTAAAATTCGGATATTACACGAATTATATGCGCCAGTAGCATGAAAATATAAATCAGCATATCCAACGGTTGACTTAGCAGAATGTATTTTTAAAATAAATTGGCTTGGTTCATATCCATATCTACAAAGCCATTGAACATTTCCGTGAGTAGCCGTAGCACTTTCAGATACATTTTCATTGCGGAAACGAACTGCTAGAATACCAAATCCACCATTTTCGTAACCAGAGTCTACGCATAGTACAACGCTACTATCAAACCAATTAGTTTTTGATTCAAGTTTTAAACAACGCCAATATGGTTTAGCAGCACTGCTTTGAGTAACATATCGAACAGTACCGTTTAAATAATTAGCGACATTAGCTGTACCAGAAATATTACATGATACAACATTTCCTACTGGATTGTACTTAAAACTATCATCATAAACTCTTTGGTTATCTGCGCCATTATTTGAAAACCAAACGTGTCTTGCGACATTCTCAGTAGCTTTGCCCCAACTTTTTACTTCTTTTGTGGCACCACCTGCTGAATCTGCACCCGCATAATTATGGCTATGACTAGCAGCTGCTGCTCCCACCATGTCTGGCGTCCACTCTTTAAAAGACCCGCCACTAGGATAATACGCTTTAGCCAATTATATCATTGGCTACTGATGCCCCCCCCAAGCAGACCTCACTAAAGGTGCGCTGTATTAAATATTTTTCCATAATTCTCACTATACCTTAATCCATAATTTACAAGTACTCGCGTTTGGCTGCGAAGAAGAAACGATAACTTCTTCTGGTCGCCAAGTATTAGTATTAGTATCTGTAAGAGCAATAGTCGCATTACCAGACTGATTAAGCGTAAAACTGCCCTTGTTTGTACCGTTCTGTGTGATTGTAACAGTACCGTTACCAACAGAAGGAATTGTAGGCCTACCAGAAACATTACTCCATGCGACAGAGCCAGCTGTATTAGCATGGCTTACAGACTGTGAACCAATGGTAGCAGAAGTGATAATTTCCTGTGAATTGCCACCAACAGGTAGATAAGTTGTATTACTAGAATTTGTACCTGCATTAAAATTCGTATCGGTGTCATAAGAAAATACTAGACGTTCATCGCTAGCTAAGTTACCAATAGTCCAAGAACCTTTAACAGTCTTTTGGCCTACAACTGGGTTATAACTTCCAGAATATACGTTTTTGCCATAAGCTACGACATTGTTTCGCGCAGAAATCCAGGAACCGCCACCGCTACGGGTAATGCAACCAGTCATGGTGCCACCAGCAAGCGGTAAATAAGAGTGAGAGTGGCTTGCGGGAGCTGCGCCAACTTCACTTGCCGTATATGAAGGCTTATGTGGTTGCTTTGCCCAAGAATATACGTCAGAAGCAGGCATGGAGGAAGGTCTTCCTGATACGTTACTCCAAGCCACGGAGCCTGCCGAGCCAGCGCTAGTAGCGTACTTTACTGATTTTGCAGAGTCAGCAGTATTATCAACATTACCAAGGCCTACGTCAGTTTTTGTGACATGGTGCGGATTACCACTTGTCTTAGTCGAGTGATTATACGCAGCACGAGATTCGTCACCATAGCCAGCACTAGAATGAGTTGTACCAAGTGCAACGGTTTCAGAAATTACGACATATGCGCTGCCGCTCCAACGATAGATTTTATTTGTATCTAAAGCTGTATAAATCTTGCCAGATTCACCTGCTGTTGGAAACTTAGATAGAGACGCATATTCTAAAACATCGTCAACGTAGCTAGGAAGATTTGCCGCACTAATCGTACCGCTAATGCGCGAAGCTGCAAGGTTGCCGCTCACTTCACCAATAGTATAACTTGGCTTAGAAGCAGCTTTCGCCCATGCGTAGACATCGCTTGCTGGCATACTCGTGGGAAAATCTGTAATCTGAGTCTTCGTATGCGTATGGCTTGAATTAGCCTTTGCATTCAGCTTTATATTGATTTCGCTCTCAGTATAATACCTGTCATCATGAGTGTGACCAGTATTTGACTTGCCATCAAGCGCAGATTTAATTACCTTGTTCTGTACAGGATTTGTTGAAGTAGTAGAAAGTTCTGCATCAACGGTAACGTGATTTGAACCTGCGGCAACACCGTCAAGTTTAGCCTTGTCTGCGGCAGACATAAGACCTGCGGCACTGGCAGTAGCATTACCATACACAGTATTTGAATCTGTAACATTAAAGGTGCTACCATCACTACCCCTGAGAGTGATTGTACTACCGCTTTTGGTTAAGTTATAAGTTGTATTTGTATTAATATTGTCTTTAATCTGAATCAGAGAGGATGAAGAAATACCCATCCACAAAGTGCCGGTATCGGTGGCAACATATAATGCACCGTCCAATACTTTATTTTCGGCAGTGAGTGCTTTGATATTAGGTTCTTTATCTCTGATAAATTTTACTCTTGCTATCTTGCTCACATCCTTTCTGATATATTATTCAATAGAAGACCAAGTTAAATCATCTGGCGTGGCAAAATCAGATGCATCATGATATGCGGCAGATTTTAAACCATACACGGCAACAGATTTATCTTTAACTTTGATTGTACCATTTGTAGTGCCAGTAGTAATAGATGGAACCGTCAAAACATCAGACGGCAAAATGCCGCTTGCAACGGTATCGACATATGCTTTAGTGGCAATGTCATTATTATCACTAATAACCTGACCAGCCGCATATTTAATTTTACCAGATAAAGTGCCACCAGTGAGAGGAAGATACTTCGCTTTCTCTTGGTCTGTATATGCCTTTGCATCTTTAAGTGCTTTATCTGCCTTGGCTTGCGCGTCTGTCGAAGATGCACCAGATGCTGTCTTGATTGCTGAATTCATCTCGCTCTTGGTTGGATAGTTCGATAAATCGGTCTTAGACCCGCCGAGCTTTTCAAACTTACCATTAACCCAAAAGTATTCAGTATATTCATTATTAGATTCGGTTAAATCTGGCAACATATAAATTGTATTTTCTTCACCAGTAGAAGGAAGAGTTGACCCTTTTGCCAAAACAACACGTTTAAGGTGCGGAGCACCTGCTACTGCATTTGCAATAGCCGTGTTCATAGCATCTTTTTTAACGTATTCTGCTGGAACTTTATCACTCGGAATGTTAACATCCCAGTTAATATCAGAAGCATCTACGAGTTTGAAAGTGCCGTTATTCTTTTGTTTGATTTTATCAATAAGTTGAACAGGCATTATTTCACCTCCACCGTAGTTGCACCTAATCCTGCATTAGTTGACCTATAGATATTATAAGAAGCGGTATAGCCACTTGCATTTGTGAAATCAAAAGTCTTTACTTTGTTAAAACCGCCCTCGAAACCTCCAACATAAAATGCGGGAGTTCCAAAAGAAGCAGGGATAGCAAAGTAAATATATTGCCCAGCATTGGCTGTGACGCTCCATGAACCCGTGCGGCCAGATACTAGATTTCTAGTAAGCCCTTTGACAAATGCCGCGTCTATCTTAGAAGTGTCTGTTATATTGCTCACACCATAGTATTTACCATTTAAAAAGTAAATTATAGTCTGCTTAGTAGATGTGGCTTTGCGAGCGTCAGTAGCAGTCAAAGTAAATGCGGTCGTTGCGGTAAGAGGTGCCGCAAATGTAATTGCCGCAGTTCCAGATTGTGTCTTATTGATTTCAAATGATTGGCTACCTGCTGTAATTGTCAGTTTAGAAGGCTGCTTGTTCAAATTCCAAGAGAAGTTGGAAGATGGAAGACGAGAACCTATTTCAAGTGTGCCGCTATTGTTAGAAAAACTATTAACGGACATCGCTTTATAAATTGAAAGTGTGCCGTCAGAGGTAATATCAAAATCTCCGCTTGGCTTGACAATACCTGCGGCAGAGCCAGTGGCAATTTTAATATCGCCACAGCTGTATTTGATATTATTTTTCATGATACTCGTGGTATCTGAAAGAAAATAGATGCCGTTGGGATCTATTTTGGTAGACCCTAACGCATCATACTCTGATTGCACGCCTGTGTAAAATCTAATATCAGCAGACATACAATCTCCTTAATCTAATTTAAATTAGAGCGTACCCCACTCAATTAAACCATCAGCATATTTTTTAGCAGCAGTCAGAGCATTATCAGCTTTGGCAGTAGCGTCCTTAGCGGCAGCGTCAACGGATTCAGTCTTCTTTGTATCAGCATAGGCCTTAGCTTCAGTAAGAGCACCAGCAGCAGCACCAGAAATATCAAAGGCACCGCTGTTTTGATAAGCAGCAGAGCCTAGACCCTTAACAGCAACGTCTGAACCCTTAACAGAGATTGTACCATTAGCGGTACCAGAAACAACATCTGCGGCTTGAACAGCAGAGTCAGCCTTGGCGCCCTGAGCAGCGGTAGCAAAATCGTCTGTAGCAGCGTATGCGGCGGTACCTAGACCGTGAACCTTAACGGGAGTGCCCTTAACGGAAATAGCACCGTTGGCAGTACCCTCGACAACATCAGCAGCCTGTAGGGCAGAATCGGCTTTAGTGCCTTGGGCGGCAGTAGCATAATTCTTGGCTAGACCATCGGAATAAGTCTTGGCATCTTCAAGAGCCTTATCAGCTTTTTTACCAGCTTCGGTGATAGCAGCAGCTTGAGCAGCGTCAGCCTTTGTTGTGGCATCGGTAGCAGCAGCAGCAATAGCAGCATCCTTAGCGGCATCTGCCTTAGTCTGAGCGTCAGTAGCAGCTTCACCCTTAGCGGTAGTAATAGCACCAGTTACTTGGTCTTTGGTGAAGTAGTTGCTAAGGTCTACGTCAGAAGTGCCAATACGCTCAAATGCACCATTGACAAGCATGTATTCAGTATAAACAGACTTGTTGGAGCCTGCGGCATCGGTGCTACCAGCATCGGGAACCATATAGATAGTATCTTCGTTGGCTTCGGAAACCTCGGGAAGAACGCTAACGATTTCACGCTTGAGGTGGTGCGCATTAGCTACGGCAGTAGCAATAGCGGTATTGGCTTCATCCTTTGTATAGGCATCGGCGATACCGTAACCAGCAAGAGTAGTAGCTTTGTCAGCTTTCTTGTCGATGTTGGCCTGTAGCTCGGTTTTAGCAGCACCAACTTGCTTAGTAGTTTCAGCAGCCGCAGCTTCGATGGCTTCTGTTTTCTTGGTAGCAGAATCAGCTTTAGCGTCTTCTAGAGCTTTGTCGGCTTTAGAAGTAGCGTCTGTGGCAGCAGCGTCAATAGCAGCCTGCTTAGCATCAGCAGCAGCTTTCTTGATAGAGCCTTCGCCTTCACCTTGAATAACTGTTAATTTTTCATCTGCGGCAGAAATATTACCTTCTGCTGTAGTAACGCGCTTGGTAAGGGCAGAAAGGTCTTCGGAAACAGTTGTTGGCTTAACAACTGTGATGTACTTAGTACCATCCCAATAGGCAACATTATCTCCTTTGTCACCTACAATATATAGAGTATTAATTTTACCTTGTTCTGGAAGTGCATTTACTTTCTCATAAATGCCACCAGAGTATGGGGTATCACCTTTGTAAATACGCTGTTCTTCTTCTACAAAGTAAAGAGTATTAACATCTTTATTTTCAAGACCTTGATAGCCAGCAAGTGTAGCAGCTACAAATTTAACTTGACTCATTTATATCTCCTTTAGATAGTTGTCCATTCTGTATTGTTGGCAACACACATATATGTATGAAGGGCCGCATTCCATTTATAAATTGCTTTATCGGCAATATATATCATAGTTTCTTTTCCTTCTTTTGGAAAATCTTCAACAGAAGTACCAAAAGTTATGGTTTGTAAATTAGAAGGAGTAAGCTGTTTCCAACCGTCTTTATAACGCCACATTACGCCAGTTTCTTCTACATAATAATAGCCTTCAACTGGTGCTAATTTATCAATTCTATCTTTGTCTGTAGGAAATTCTTGGATACAATTATATTTAATTCGTAGACCGTTATAATCTAAATAGAGGTGACGGGTATCGGAAACAAAAACTAGATTTCCATCGCTAACTGGTAATTTATTTAATTTTGCGGCCACAGTTGTATATACACGAACTACAGCCATTTTAACTCCTAAAATTCTACAATTGTTAAAGCGTTATCCGTGTAAGTTTTAGAAGTTTCAATGGCTTCTTTCTTTGCTGCTGCAATTGCTTCTGCACTAGCAGTTCCACCGGAACCTACGCTTGTATCAATATACTGCTTAATAGTAGTACCTTCGGCAATGTCACCGACTTTCTCAGAAAGAATAGTCTTTACTTGAGCAGCATCGACTTTAGTATTTAAATTCTCTTGAATGGGAGAAATTTGACCATCGGTATATGCTTTAGCTTGTTCAAGTGTCGTAGCATCTTGAGTATCGGTATATGCTTTTGCATCTTCAAGAGCCTTAGCGGCAGCACCCGCTTTTTCATAATTAGCAGCAAGGCCGTCGGCATATTCTTTTGCGCTTGTCAGAGTAGCAGTATCTTTTTCAACAGCAGCAGCAATGGCAGCAGCTTGAGCCGCATCGGCTTTTTTCTGTGCTTCTGCAATTGCGGCAGTTTGTGCGGCATCTGCCTTAGTCTGAGCGTCAGTAGCGGCAGCATCAATTGCAGCTTGCTTGGCGGTCGCAACTTCATCTTTAGTCGCGTAATCAGAAAGGTCTACCTTGCTGTCACCGATTTTTTCAAATTTCTTGACTTCACTAACTACAACGAGAATGTATTCATCATAATGGTCATCAACTGGAACCATATAGATAGTATTAGCATCAGCTTCATCGACAGCAGGGAGAGCATCGACAATAGAACGCTTTAAATGGTCTGCTTTCGCAATAGCAGAAGCGATTGCAGTATCAGTTGCTTCTTTTGTATAAGCATCAGCAATGCCGTATCCAGCCAGAGTAGTTGCTTTATCAGCCTTGCCAGCGACCGCAGTATCTGTATATGCCTTTGCATCTGCAAGAGCTTTCTTTACAGAACCTTCACCTTCACCAGTCAAGCTGTCTAATTTAGCTTGAATGGCTTCAATGGTTGCTTTAAGATTCTCAACTTGTTCAAAAATTACCTTAAAACCAGAACCAGTATAGATATATCCTTTGTTATCAGTAGTATTAATATAGATAACGCCTTGCTCTTGGTCTACTTCTGGAAGAGCTTCTACTACCTTAACATACTCTTTTACCTTGGTTGGGTCAATTTCACCATCAATTCCAATAGGAGAAAGATTAAAACCTGTATCCTCAGCTTTTGGTTGAAGCATATATGCTTTATACTTACCATCAACCAATGCGGTAATGACTTGACCGCCATAAGCAATAGCTGAATCTGCATAGGTCTGTGCGGCTGCTAACGTCTCATGGACACTCGAAGCATCAAGTGGAAGAGCATTACCACGAGAATAGGCTTTTACAGCAACCAATAGTTTTGTGCTATCAATAGCCATAATTTATAACTCCTTTCTAAATGGTTACTGTAAATGTCATTGGAGCTGCGGCAGGAGCAGCCATAGCGTAGCTATAGACTTTATAGTTTGCAGCTGTTGCTCCGTTGGCACCTTCGACAGACACGATTTGCTTGGTAAAACTAGAAGCCATACCAATATCATTTGTTTCTTCATATTTAACTTGGCTTACATCACGAAGAGCCGCAGGATAGGCGAAAACAATATACTGTTGCCCTTGAGCGACTTTAATGGTAAGTTTGGTACCAGCAGTAGGATTAAGAGACTTACCAGTAAGACCACGTATAATTGCAGAATTTAATTCAGGGACAGAGCCTACGCCAGTACCATAAAAAGTGTTCCGTTTTCCAATATAAGAAAGTACATTTGACGTAATAGAGCCAGCAGTAATATGACCAGCTGGGGAATCGTCCCCAAGATTATCCTGCTTGATTGCACCCTCAGCATAAGAAGCGATAGCTTTAAAAGAAGTGGTACCTTCTCCAACAGTAATTGAATGGTCAGATAGAATCAGAGGGCTAGTTGTACCCTCAAGTACATCAACAGTTCCATCAGAAATTTTAATTGCTGTAAGAGCGCCAGCGTCTTGTTTCGTAAAGTTTGCTGTCATTGTTGCCGTAAGCGTAGTACCAACTTCATAATTGCCCGGTTGAGCGCCTTTTGAAACTGCAAGAGAAATCTTAGGTGCAATATATGTAGCGGGTACACGTTTCATAATAATTTTTTTGATTAATGCGTCTAAGTCAGTACCAGCTTCAATAACATCGCCAGTCTTGATGCCGCCAACACTCCCGCCAACGCCTAGTTGAACAGTGTGAGCTTCTTTAGATTTAGCATTGCCAAGAGTATGCGGCACTTTAGAATCATCTACATAAATCATATTATCTTCTGTAGAAATAACGACGCTATTTGTACCAATAGTTCCAGCGGTAATACTGTCATTTAGTTTTGTTTCAGAACCATGAAAAAAACTAATCTTTTTTGCATTTTCTGCGTCAGCCATTTATTATAACCCTCTCTATTGAGTATAAAAATTTTATATATAAAATAAACCATATAACTAAAATTCCCGAATCTTAACTTCTGCGCTGATAGCTATCTGGTCTAATTTATTTTCTACTGAAACGGCTTTATCATATGCACTTGTCGCAATTTGTTTGATTTCTTTTGTTTCCTTTGTCCATTCTTGAAATTCTTTACGTTGTTCATCCATTTGTTTTTTCATCTTGTCCCCAAGAGTAGCAAGATGGATTACAGCATTTTGAAAAGCGCTAAAATCATCAGAAACGACAAACGCAGAGCCGTCATTTGGGTCGGACAATACATGCACAAGAAAATTCGTGCTAGAAGCAATTGATACCGAATCAACTAATTCGACACAACAAAGCACGTCTCCTTCATGTAACATGGCTTGCGGCCATTTAATTTCCCATACGATAGGGTCTTCATGTGTTTTTGTAAAAACATTATATCCTTTTATATCTAGTTGAACATGCCGCCAACTCAAATAAACTTTTGTATCTGCGACACATTGCGCAGCAGCTTCTTGGTCGAAAATAATTCTAAAAGTACGACCATTTGCATCTGCGCCGCCAGCCACAATAGGGTCTTGAATGTCTTGGTCAAGAGACTTTAAATTGACTGTAACTGTTTTTAATTCCTGACCCATTTATTCACCCCTTTCATTGTTCTTTTGGCTTACAATAAATTGTGGATTGGAAAGATTGATTCTCGGTAGTTCGCGTATCTCTTCCATCAAGCCATCAATGAATGAGTTGCCGCCTGCCGCTTTATAATATAAATACCTGCGCTCTAGAGATTCCAGATTAAGGTCATCAATAGCCTTGATTTCATAGCAAAAATAGTGATGCTTGTCAATGATATAACTGCGGGAATTCTCCTGCAATCTTTCAAGAGTAAGTTTTTCATGCTCTTGGAGTGCTTTAATATCATTCGATTGATTGCTAATTTCTTGGCTAAGACTCTTAATTTCTGCTTGTAACGAAGCAATACTTTCTACAATCTCAGAGTGCTGTGTATCTTTAAGTGTCTGATAATTGAAGAATTTTTTTAATTTATTATAAAAATATTCTAATAGCTCACTTAAAAATTTAAAAGCGACAGCTAAAGTTACAACTAGCATAACGATAGCCCCGAAAGAGTATTGCGACACCAGTTGCGACAAAGCATCCATTCTCGGCAATATCCCTTCTTCTCTACATAATCTAATATAATATGAAAATAATTTACATTTGATTTTAGGAATTTGCCCATAAAAAAATGAGGGAAACATAAAGTTTCCCTCGAATTAAATAAATTAAGCAGTTCTATACCATACATAACAATTTTGATAAGCGGGTAAATTATTATGAGCCTTGCCGCCACCAGTTGATTTATTAAAAGTTTCATTTTGACTGCAAGAATTATCAGTTACCCAAGTCAATCTATGACCTCTTTGGACGCCACCGTTTACAAGATGAGCATAGTATACCCATGTTGCATCTCCATGCCTATGAGCTGGCATTTCATCAATACTAAGTGTGTGCGTGTCTTCCCCGCCAGTATTGGTATTTGTTGAAGCTCGTAATATTCTACCAGTTATTTGTGTCCATGTACCACCAATAGAGCTAGCAGGAGATGTTGCATTCATGCTTTGATAGATTGAGCCTACTGGATATACAATATCCATAAGGTTTACAAAATTACTCATTTATATCCTTTCTAATTAAATAGAAAGAATATCATAAAATCTTCTTAGGCTGTTCTTTTATATACATTAACAGAATAGTGATATGGAATATAATTATTGCCTTTGCCAGCACTGTCGGTGGTGAAGGAGTGCGCATGCGCCCCATTAACAGATGTAAATTGCCCACCAAAGGTACCAACAGAACCAAAATAATTACCTGCACCTTGAAGAACGTTACCTCCACCTGCACCGTACCATGCGATAATTCGTCCATCGATACTGTGGTTGTGATTGCCATCGCTATTAGTGGTACCAGAGTGTTTATGTTCGGGCATTTGATTAGTAGCAATAGTTTTACTGCCGCCATAACTTGCAGCTGCTGAAGAATATGTTGAGCCACTTGCAGCAATAACAGCATCTTTAATTTGTGTCCATGTGCCACCAATAGAGCTAGCAGGAGAAGTACTAGAGGTACTAAAATATATACTACCTACTGGATAAATAATATCAAGAAGATTTACAAAATTAGGCATAGTAAATCACCATGTCTAGAACAGCCATTGAAGAAGAAGCTACATTACTGTAGCCCCACCCCAGAAGAGTGTGATTCTTCATAGTATCTAACATCTTTAATTACCTTTCTTAGATAATTTGACATTAGATTTTAGATTTTAAGCAGTTCTTACCCACACTTTACAAGCATATGAATATGGAATATAGTCTTTTCCTTCTCCTTTTAATGCAGAATCGCCAAATTCTCTCAAAATTCTTCCTGAATTATATCTTCCATAATATAATCTATCAGTAACTGCATTAGTGCCATCCCATCCGCAACCAAGATTATTGACCAATGGATGATTATGCCTAGGCATTTGACTAATACTAATTGTTTTACTACCAGTATAACCAGAAGTATCCTTATATGCCGCAATACAGGCACCATTTGTAATTTGCGTCCAAGTGCCACCGATAGACGCCGCAGGTGAAACAGTGCTGGTAGTGATATACATGCTATGTACAGGGTAGATAATATCTAAAAGATTTACAAAATTGCTCATTATTCAACCTCCTTATTTGGGAGGTCATCTAAAATCATAATATCAAATTGATTTATAGATTTTAAGCTACCGCAGTAGCCCCCCCCCTAGAGAGGTCAATTCATTAAACTTATTCACATAAAACTCCTTTTCTTTCTCAGAATTATATTCTATATCTATATGAAAAAAGGGCAAAACCCGTAACAGGATTTTGTCCAAAGTTATATTAGATTTTAATCCACAGTTTACATCTTGAATCTGTCGGTTGCGCAGATTGTACCATAACACAATATTCATTATCTGCACTACCAGCTTTTGTAGCATAACTAGACGAATTTGCGCTACCAGCATTTGCCGCATACTTCACACTCTTAGATGAATCTGCTGTATTATTTACATTGTTAATGCCAAGATACTGTCTTGCCGCATTTAGATTTACATCTTTAATATGCTTACCTGATTCAGTATATCCCGCGAGATATTTAACATTTTGTTCTGCGTCACTGTTGCCCAAGCCTAAAGAACTGCCACCAAAGCCAACCCTAATATTTCTGCCAGAATTATTATAATCTCGCACACCATCTGCTTTAGATGGGACAAATTCAGAAAAATTCGTCCCATCGCTCACCATAAAATCAGCCACGTCTATCAGCTAAGCTATTTAGCGGGGCAGATGCCCCCCCCCAGAAACGTGTTGTTCATATCTACATCCTTAAATTTGTACCCACAGTTTAACATGTTCTTCTGTTGGCTTACTCATGCCAACATAAACAGTACCAACATCATCTGCAAGTTTACCATTTGTAACAGCTTTATTTGCAATTTTGCCTGATGAAACGGCTCCATCGGCAATCTTAGCCGCAGTCACTTTACCGTTACCAATAGTAGTAACCATTGTGATAGGACTTGCCGTATTGAAACTTGTAGCTGATGCTGTAATATCTCCGCTCAATGCGACAGTATTATTAAACTTGTTTGCAGATTGAGCGTTTGTAGCGCTAGTCGCATTACCTTCTACATTGCCAGTAAGAGTACCGACAATTTTATTAGCATAAACGTAATTCCACTTGGCGTTAGAGGAACCAAGAGAATAAGAATTGGTAGCGCTAGGAACAATATTCTGACCGGTTAGCGAACCTGTCAGTGTGCCGCCAGATAGCTTTAAATAACTCGTATCGTGATTGTGGCTAGCAGTTGCAGCACCAATATTAGCACAAGTAAGATTTACATTGCCTGTGCGGTAGCTACCTTCCGCATTGCCTTTAACACCAGTAACCTCGCCAGCGACTTGCCATGTACCGTCTCCACGGAGAAATTTGTTTTGACTTCCAGCCGTAGGAGCAGGAACAAGGCCAGAATGACCAGATGCATTAGCGGTAGCAGCTTTCATGACTTCTGGTTTAGTTGTATCTATATCAAACGAAACATCAGCAGAACCATTGAAACTAAATGTCTGTTTACGCGAAGCTGATGCAGTCCCATATGTCACTCCAACACTTAAGCTATGGCCGACTTTACCAGCAGTAGTCGCGTTGGTAGCATTGTCGGCATTAGTTGCATGACTTGCATTAAGTGCTGTACCAGCTTTATACTCTTGGTATCCCGCGTCAGAATTTAGCTTGGTATCATCAACAACAATGTACATAATACCAGTATCGTCTTGAATGACGCTATCGCCAGTCTGCACTCGCTGATTAGTTAGCTGAAAGCGTGCTGTTTTATTAGCGACATGAACCAATCGTTCCAACGCACCTTGCGGAATAGTGCTTAGAGGTAACACCCCAGTGACACTCGCAGCATCAATTGATGGAATTGTAATTGAAATATTACCAGAACCATCAAAATTAGCACTACCTGTACCACCATTGTTGCCGCCCTTAACACTGATTGAACGTGCGGTCTTTAGTTTTGTAGCAGTGTCGGCGTTACCAGTTACGTTACCAGTAAGATTTCCCGTAAATCCGCCATTGCCAGTAATCCTGCCTGCGAATGTAGTAGGAGACTTAACTGATTGCGCGTTAGTAGTTGTCTTGTCTAGCTTATTGTTCGCATTGTCATTGACAGCTTTAACTGCTTTTGGTGTAGCGGCGACAACGCCTGTGGCCGCATTATCTGTTGCATTTGTTGCGTCTGAAAGCCAGACTTCACCACGCTTATTATCGGTAGCATCTGGCGCAACGTAAATCGGCCTATATGTTTTAAGTGTAGGGTCATACACCTTAGCAACAAAATTATTTTTCATCGTAGAATCATTTGGATTACCTTTAGCCATTTACTACCTCCTTATTCTTCTTCGTCTTTATAGATAACGTCTATAATTGTTTCTGGCGGCATACTCTTCTCAAAAGTAAATTTTAGCTTTGAACCGAAATTACCATCAAGCTCAAGTATACCTGTTTCATTTACCTTATATGAAAATTCACTCTCATTTGTAGTGATTGTAACGTCATAATCAGGAATTTGCGGGAAAAGGATAATATCTTCTTTTCCTTCGTTTAATGCACGGTATTCAGAATAAGCAATCGGTTGACGCTTTGGAATCTGAATACCGATATGTACATAAGAATTACCCGCGCCAGCCTTAAACGTATGACTAGATTTAATTGAAAATGGGCCTTTAATCTGTTCAAGTTTCATGTCTATGCTCCAAACTTATAGGTACTAGACCAATAGGAAGGAATCGAACTATCTGAAACAGTAACAGAATTCTGTAAGAAAGCAAGGCCATCAGAAGTTAAAGTTTTCAGGCTTTCATAAGTTGCTGCACTTTCATCCATTAGCTTAACATCGCGCATACCTGTGTCCGCAATCTTGCCAAGATAATACCACGTACTTAAATTATAGTCAAATGCATAAAATTCTTTATCGCTCTTGGCTTCATTATATGGCTGATACGTAATAATTTTGCCTAAATTAGATTGACCACCAGGCTGGTTTTGCGCACCAGTAAGGCCAAAGGGAAATTCACGATTTAGATATTCAATAATATTAGCATCTGTAAAGCCTGCTGCATTTAGCTGAGTCTTTGTGACGTTAAAGCCAATTAAAATACCAGCTTGGTCTTTAATAGCGCCGAGGTCTTTCCAATAGACATTTGAGCCATAATTAGGAATAGATGCGTCGTACTTCATCGCATCGTTATTTGAAATCCAACCATCAGTCGCATTTTTAACACGGTGTGATGGGTCACTGTAAAGAACAAATAGATGCCAATCGGATGGACGAACCACAAGACGTTCAATTGAGTTAATAGGGTCACTGACTTTTACAGGGTTTGGATTACTATTGTATTTAACATAAATGCTCTTATCATCACTAATTCCAGTACCCATATAAATAGATTTAACGGTAGTGATTTTATAATTCTCACCGCCATTTTCAGTCTTCAAATTAATTGTTTCACCAGTATTAAAGATAAGAGTTGTTTCACCAATATCGTTAACGCGCGCAGCTGTCAAAAGTTTCAATTTAGCTGGGCTAATTTTATCACCAGTAGTCGTATTGATTGTAATCTGACCATTTGTTTGATTAATTGTAATATCTTTAACCCAAGTAAGGCGTTTATCAACAGACGCGGTACCATCATTGAAAGAGCATACAAAATGACCAGTGTTTTCATCTAATGTAACTGAACTAATCCAACGAATGTGACCAACTTTGTTCCTACCATCATTCGATAATTTACCACCATCTGTACCAGCAAATGTTCCAATAACATCACCATTATTTTGAATTTCAAGACCCTTTACCCATGTAAGGTTTGTTTCATATGCAGGAGAGTCATTGTTAAAGTCCATCTTAAAATGTCCGCCTGCGGCACCGTTACCAGTAGAAAGAGCAACGCCTGTCACCCATTTAATTTTCTTATAAAAGACCGTATCATTATTGTGTGTATAAGATACAGTTAAAGTACCTTTATCATCAAGCGTAATATTTTTAATGATATTGAAGTCACCAAGATAAATTAAAATAGGGTCTGGGTTAATCTGCTTATCGTAGATATATAATTCATATACTACAATCTGACGATGTTTGGCAATATCATCTTCCATATTAGGATAACCAGATTGACCAACAGTAGCAAGACCAGTAGTAGGATTGACTGTAATATGCTCAGTTGAATATACTTTATTACGTAATGCTTCCGTCATTTCAATAACTTTAAGATTACGAAGCGTATCACCCTTTAAGCCTTTTGGAATACCCATATCCCAGTATTCCCAGAATGGGTGGGTCTTATCGTCAATACGTGTAATAGAAGCCATAGCATTTTCTTGCTTAATATTACCAGCTGTATCATACTGGGAAACTGCATGAGCTTTATAATCAATTACAGTATAAGGAAACTTCATTCCCACATAGAACCAAGAGTCCGCATCTTCATCATCCTTACGAATATTGACCCATGTATATTCAATATCATCATTAAATGAATTGCCACTTTTGCCCGGAACTAACGTGCGATTTTTGATATTGAATTTGAAATCTTTTTTAAGCGTACCGCCACCATCATGCCAGTTGCCATTATCATCTTGTTTCCAGTTAGTGATAACAGTACCATCGGCATTTTGACCAACTGGATACCTACGATAAGTATTTTCTTCAAGTGCCTTTGTTGACATATGCGTTACATTGTCAATAGTATCTACTTGAAAGAAAGGTGTGCCGCTAGACGGGCCAACGATTTGAAATTTATAGATTGCGCCGCCCATAACGTTTTGATAGTCCAAACCGCGCATAAAGACTTTACCATTATCGGGATGGTTTTTATTTTTGCATGAAATAATAGCGTATTCGGAATACCATACTTCTTTATAATTTTCACCCATGCTAAACGCATTTATCATATCTTTTACAGATAGAAAAGCGGCTTTAATCTCAAAGGATTTGCCAACATGGGATGCGTACAAGCTGTCTATTTTTCAACACCCCTCTCAAATTTTATATTGATATATTTAGTTAGAATGTTTTTTACATATTCTGTATCAATTTTTTTATAATCGTAATATGGGATTCTAACTAAAACGAGCTCTTCATGCTGTAACACATAAGTGTTTTTTGCAATATCATGCGAGTGTAAGGTTTGATACCCTTCTTCGCCATTATAATAATCCATTGGATGATAATGCTGTTCACCATCAAGCTCTGCTAATAACTTTTTATTTTTTTCAAAAGGTATCATAAAATCAAAACGTAATGGATAACCTTTTTTAGATAGTAAATCATCAAAAATATATTCTCTGGTATATGTAATTCCAAGAATGTCAAGGACATTAGCGAATGCTCTTTCTCCACTAGACATTCCATCGTTACCATTGCAAGAACCTGATATAATATGTCCCAATTGAGCATAAAATGGCTCGCCTATTTTTTTACCATCTTTATCTAATTGAATAAAATATCCATATCTAGAAACACGAGACTTATATATTACAGGTTCGGTTTCTTTTTCAAATAAATAATCAATTCCATAAACAGAAGTAATAACATCACCAGGATAATATCTCTTACTGGCATTATGCATTTTATTCATATGACACTGTTTACATACAGCACCATTTTCAACAATACTCAATTTTGTTTCATATTCTTTGCCACACATGCCACATTTAACAATCCCATACTGATCGCTGTGATGTCTAGTTGTCAATTTTACCAATGTAGATTTTGTATCATTATTAAGAATTTGTCCTTCTACATAATGTTTTTTTGTACGTTTTTCTTTAAGAATTTTTACAGAACAATCTGTGCAATACCAATCTTTTTTATCCATACGTAACTGAGTAGTGTATAGATTGTGACATATGCCGCACTCGCAAATACACATTCTTCTTTTTTTCTTGCCAACAGTTTCTTGTGGCAATTCTTCAACAAATTTAGTACCAAAGGTACCAAGAAGCTCGCCTTTTACAAAAACACGCTTTGCCACGGTCTATTCACCGTCCTCTTCTACGTCTTTTTGTGTAAATTCATAGTCAATAGTAAATGAATCAGTATAATCACGAGCCACAACGCCAATAGAAGAAACAGGCACTTCTGATAGTTCATAGAATCCGCTCGGACCAATCCTAATCTCTTCACCATTAATAGCCATCATCAAACCAGAATGGCCCCAAATACCAATTCTATCAAGCGTAGCATTATTGTTCATACTTTCCACTAGATTACTTAATTGACATAGCTCACATTTAATTTTATCTAAATCTACAATGCGACCATAAGTCGTACCATTTGCTGTCGTATGTTGAATATTGTAGTCTTCTGCTTGTCTTGTCATTGATAGCACAACAGAAATGAATCCATCTTCTATTGGCCTGAAAATCATTTCAAACAGACCATAACGTTCACCAACATTTGTTTTCCAAGATGCTGCCATAGCTACAATATTGCATTTATCTGTCTGTGTATACGTATTGCCACCTGTGCCCAGATAATATTTTTTATTCTGTTCTCGATAATATAAAGCATCTTTAATAGTAGTTTTACCATATTCATATTTAAGCGGTATCATAGCATTAATGCTACCATTACTTTTCTCATATAATGCAACGTTATAAACGTTACTCCCGTCTCCACCTGCGTTAACGTTAACGGTCTTAATATACTGATACGAGCCTTGGTCTGTATCTGAATTTTTTGTTAATTTAATAGTAAATTCCATAGCATAATTCATGTCTTGCGGAATTTGAACTTTTAAATAATAATCTTGACCTTTAACAAATTGCTTGTCGGGAATGATAGCAACGTCTTTGAAACCTGTATTTTGTTCATCTAATCCAGTAATATCAGCATTAGAGTCAACATAAGATTTTTTAAAAGATAGTTCAGTAAGACCTTCTCCAGCATACCTATATTGACTGATATTTGTGGTTGCCAATTTCCCTCCTTTTATTTCCAAAATATACCTAATATAAAATAAAAAATAGGGCAAACCAATTATACGGTTTTGCCCTATTTTTAGAATCTTTCTATTGACTGATTACACGAAACAGTCATTGCGTTGCCCGGCCCAAGAGGAATAGAAAGTGTATTTAAATTATAATCGCCATATGTATTTGTAGAAGTATCATTTAATTCAACTCTAGAATTAGGCTCTAGATAAAATACTGGCAACGCAGTAATTGATACTGAATTTTGATAAGTTGTATGAAGATATAATTCATACTTCACTTGGTCAAAAGCACTATTCTTATAGCCACCAGTAGCCAGATTATAAAAAATTTCTCCACGTACCTGAGTATATGGCATACCATTGTCTTCACATTCTTGTTGCTTTGTCCTTCCCTTATCATCTTCATCGGCATTGATGAATACAATATTAGGAATCTCAGGAGCAAACAAACAGTTTACGGCATCAGATGATACGGCATCTGTTCTGCGACCAATGGCAGATACAGAGAATCTTCCTAAGTCAGATGTTGAAGAATCAATAAAGTCTAGAAAATAATTACCATCAGTCAACGCAGAAGTAAGCAATTCAGCATTTTCTTTCTCACCTATGAACTTCTGACCTGCAAGATCATAAATTTGCGGCCAAAACGCATCTAATTCTTCAAAATAATAATCTGTATCTATCTTACAATTATGTGCATATTGTAGAACATCTCCCTGCCAACCAGAAATACCATCAATTTTAGCATAATAATTGCCAGAATCAATTCCATTTTTCTTAGCCAATAGACCTTCAAGATAAAGCTCGGTACGCCAGTCTTTTACAGTATAACCATCAATGATAATCGGTATTGCCGCAGAACTGATGTCTCCTTTATCATCTACAACAACGGCAGAAGTTGAAGCATCTATTGGAGGATAATATGCTGTACACTTTAATGCTTTATAAGTATCATCTTTCCAATAATAAGCAGTTTTATTAGTAGCATCAAAATAAATAGTATTGAAATCACCAATAGTAGGAAAATCTTTTACGCTTGTATATACAATCGGAAACGCGGCTTTTAGTTCTTGAGTAGACTCTTCTGTATATAATAAAACGTTGTAATAAGTATTATAGTAACTATTACCTTGTTCATCTATTGTAACGGGTGTCGGCTTGCGGTCAATACAAAGATGATAACGAACGTCTACCTGCTGCTGGCTATTTGTACCTTGGCGCTTACCTTGAATAATAAAGTCATTCTTGATATTATTGAACTGCGGCGTTTTACTAATACTAATAATATTATCTTTGTCATTAAAAGCATATACACTTTTACCTGTAGTTGTTTCTACAAGATAATCATGCTTCTTCATATCATTGACTAAAGTTGTCGCTTGTGTAGTATTAAGATAATTTTTAATTTCCCTAAAATGAAACACACCAAATTCATCATAAAAATATTCAAAATTACCAAGATAACTTTTAATCTTATCTAATACAGACGTTACACTTTCGCCAAGATTCGCAGATAGTTCAGAATCATATACAAAATCATCATAAATATAGCCGCAATCTTGACCGCTTAAAATTTCAATCGTACCATCTTCTAATTTTGCTGGCTTATCAACATACGCCGCATACCATATCCTGCCTGCGCTTCCACTTTGCTTAGGTACAAGATAAAGCGGATTAGAGCCAGTCCATTTCATAACCCTTTTAATGCGGCGAGGCACATCTTCAATAACGATATTGTTTAAATCTTCCCCGCCGTAATGATTCACTAACTCTTGGATAATATCGTAAACTAATACTTTTTTAGTAACATATGCGCCGCTTGCGTCCTGTGTATCCATTTCATCGAATATAACAGCCGCAGGCAACGTGCCAGAAACATCACCTGATAGTCCACACATTTTGTCTTTCAATGTCAATTGCAATGACACGGCAGATGAAACAGAAGATGATGCACTCACACTCGCAATAAAGAAAACGCCTTGAGGGAACCATAAGATAGGATAATCTAAAAATTGATTGCTATGGTTTTCAACACCAATCTCAATAAAGATTTTCTTGTTAATTGCAAAATCATATGACATATTTTCAATGTCATAATCGCCACTACTAATAGATGCAGTCAATGAGCAAGTACGTCTAATAGACGAAGAACCGTCTTTAGAAAGACTACCAGACGCAATAACACCTTGAATCTCCTTCAACGGTTCTTCATTCCAATTGAGAAGGGTTAGCCGCACATATTGTTTTTGATTGACAAAATTATCAATAGTCTTGAGAAAGTTTCTACGCTTTAATGCACTATTGGCATCTTCATAGAAGCTGTCATTTAAATAAGGATACGTCCTTCTCATTTTCCCTCCTATTGATAATTTGTAGTCATTACAGTGCCATAATAGTTAATCATACCTTCTACTGGCATAAAAGCAATACCAATAGTTTCTGTAGAATTATTATTCTCTATATTATCAATCATACCAAAAGCAAAATTATACCATTGATAATTATAATAAATCTTTAAGTCGCCATTGATATTATATACAGTGTTTAGTATCGGCTTCTTAACTTCGCTAACATCCATATATTTTACAACCTGAACCGGTCGTTCACCAATATCGTTCCATGCATTTACAAAACTATCCTGCGGTGGATTATTGTCTTGAATTACAGATACCGGGTCTTTTGTTTCAGCAGAATCAATAACTCTAATCCAATTAAAATTGTTAATTGTCGCGTCATTAAGCGAAGCATCAACTCGAAATTCATTCTCTTGCAGGTACTTGGTTTTATTCACCTGCTTCATACGGATTCCTAAGAAGCACATATCATCTACTGGAACGTCTCTCAGCATATGTAAAACACCTGTGCCACCTACGAGATAGTTTTTATATTCTGTTTCATTATGGTATTTAATACTAGCAACCGCATATGGAGTGACATCTAAGCAAATACCCTTCCAATATCTCATGCGCTTGCTTGAAATCATAACATCACCATTCATCTGAATAAAGTTATATTTATTCCTAATCTTTCTGCCAAGATAAATATTAGACTTAAAGATACCTCTCTCTTGACCGACTACTACTCGGTCAACAGACTCGCTTGAAACAGCTTCTTTTGAGCTAGAGCGCTCTTTATAGCAAAGCGTGTATTCAACAGTGATAACATCACCAATTTGAAAATAAAGACCAATAACATCTAACTTGTTTGGAATCTGATAATATCCACGCTCGTTAACGAAAATATTATGATTACCATTACTACCACGAGTCATAACACCAAAATAGTATCCTTGCTGGACTCGCTTTTCAGCAATCATCTGAGACACACCATTTGTTTTATCTGTCACTTCTGTAAGTCCATCTGAACCACTTTGGAAGGTATAGTAACGAGGTTTAGAATGATAATAAATTTTAATATCTTTAAGTACGATTTCTTCTGCTTTGCGTTTCGCAAGAACTCCACTATATTTTTTACTTAATATATCATTAATATCATTTCTAATATCATTATTATTCGTAACAGTAAACTTATATGTTTGACCAGGTTTAATAACTTCAATGTAATCTTTAGGCTCGTCCTCGGAATCTTGTTTACCATTACCACTAATAGAACCAATCATCTTACGATTATAAATACCAAGAGTATCAAGAGTGTCTAGAGAAGAAGCATCTTCCACCTCGTAAATTGTAGCAGAAAAATTCCATAGTCTTCGGCCAACGGTTTCATTAGGCGTCAACGTAATATCTGTAAGCATAACGACCATAGAACCTTCTGCCATTGAGCGATACAGTTTAGGCTCACCGTCATTCAACCATGCAATTAGCTTTTCACGGAATGCACGTTCATAAAGCCAGTCATTCGTTGTAGTCGTTAAATACTCTTGTGAAGTAATACTGGAAACAGGTGCGTTAGGATACTGATTGCCGCCAATCTTTTCCCAATTCTTAAAATCGTTACGAACTAAATCTTTAACGCCAGTTTCATCTTTATATTCTGAATATAAATCTTTAAGAGTATCATTATTATGATGAATAAGTTTGGTCTTATTTGTAAATTCAGAATAAACATCAGACTCAGCACTAATCAGGCCTGAAATACTAAACTGTTTATAATTCAATACAGCATTTTCTGCAAACTTAGGATATTTACCACCAAGGGTATCAATCTTAGCTCTATTAACTACTGGCTTAAAATTACTCACCTGATAATTATACCTTACCGCATATTGCTCTTTTCCACGAGAAAAATACGCGTCATAGAATTGCGGCAAAACGACTTTTGACATTTTAGGCTTAGCAATCGACATTCCAGTAGAGCTAAGAGCTTCTACACGATAGCGATACCATGTCAGGCTTTCTACGGTATTATCTACAATTGAAAAATCGACTTTTTGTAACTTTGCACTATAGATTGTTTCCCATTCTTTGAAATTGTCTTTATTAGATGCACGCCTTACGTATACAGATATGCTATCACTAAATGAATATTCATTTTTAACTGAAACTTTAATTGATGCAGTTTCATCGTCAACCTCTGCGGCAATTGTAGGTTGCCATTCATCAGCACTACTATATTCACCTATTTGGAATTTATATTCTTTACTAAGCTGATACTGATTCTTTGTGCGGCAAGTAACGCGGCATACATAATATGTACTAGTAGGGTCTGATGTAGAACCATCTGCACTATTCTTCAAAGATGAAAAATCAATATTATATACAATATTATTTGGATTAAGATTTTCACCAGTATAAATAGTAGGCGTAGAAAACAGTACGTTGTCTGAATCATCTAAAATATCAAATTGATACGCTTCAAGCGTTTCAGTTTCAGTATTTAAAACTACCTCTTCGCCACTTTCATTTTTAGTGACGAAAAGAAGACCTCCAGCAATTTGCGTTAAGCCTTTATTAAAAGTCATATATGAATTACCCGTATAGTTTTCAAATACAGACAGATAAATTTTAGGTTGGTGAATAGGTCTAATTAGACAAACAGAAGACCATTCTGAAAAATATTGCGTATGTGATAAAAGATAACTATTCTTCTTTGCTTCATCGTTGATAGGTACTTCATCAGTTCCATTATAGCTATCAAATCGAATCTGAACCTTATAAAATTGATTCGTATTAAAAGCATTGCCCTCGATATAAGCGGTAGGTATTGTTACATAATACATACCGCTTACTTTATCGAATTGTAAATCTTCAATGAGAATGCCCGAAAGTTTATTTAAGGCATTCTCATTGTTGAGTTGATTTACGCAACTGACATGTACATGTTTAATCTCAGATGCAGAATTAAAAGAAGAAAGAGTAAAATATACAACAGCATCTTCTGTGTTTACAAAAGCATTTTGAAATGTCGAAACCACAGGTGGATACAGTGTACTAACGACTGTTGCCATATTTCACTCTTCCTTTCTATTGGTTAGAAGAACTTGTGTCAATCCAAATGCCAACATGAGTATTAGCAGGCTGTGTTTTACCAGTATATACAAACGTTGTATTTTTCATGAAGTCCATGTAATTGTCGAAGAATTGGGCAAGAGAATAATTGCCTTTATCCCTACGCGTGTCCACTACGTTTTCAAAGCCAACTCCAAATTCAGAGTAAGGCAAAGTAAGTGAACCGTCTTTGGCCTTTTGACTAACCTTTTTAACAAAGGATTTTACTGCCATTATTTAACTTCCTTCTCCTTGGGAGTGGCTTTTTGCTCTACTTGATTGATTTCTTGCGCCTGCTGTTGAGCTTTGGCCGCAGTTTCCATATCAATAGCTCGCAGCATTTCACCCTGAGCTAGCGGATAAAGACCGACAAGAACAGAATTTAGAGCGTCTACCATAACAGTAGCACCGATACCGTTCTTTGCCATAAAATCGTAAATCATATCTTTTGCGAGAGCATGAACCCTCATACGTACTTCTAATTCATTCATATCCTTTTATCTCCTTTTTAATCTTCTACTTCTTTTGAAGTGCTTGAAACATAAGTACCATTAGCTAAACTACTAACAAATAAATCAGTAGAGTTCTTACCATCAATACGAACTTTGGTCATTGAGTAACGAACCTGATGATAGTGATGCTTTTTAGCATAAGAACTATCGTGATTGTGATTTGCATCTGCCTTACCATCAGCTGTCCTTTGTGCCGCATCAGCTGTCCTTTGTGCCGCATCAGCTGTCCTTTGTGCCGCAGCAGCTTTATTTAAAGCATTTTGTACACCAGCGGCACGAGTATTTGCTTCATTAGTAATCTGTGTCTGTAAGTTATTTAATAAATCATAAATATAGCCTAAGTGCTCTGAAATCTTTGACGAACTTCTATTGGCTCCCATGCACCAATGTGCATAACCATTATTATAACAATATTCATTACTATAATTCCAGCCATTGATACTACGCATATCTCGTTCAGCAATAATAGAAGTAGTTGACTGTGAATCTGGTGTGCCTAAAAAAGTACCCCAATTTGATACAATACCGTGACCAATACTTACATAAGTTCGCTTACCAACATGCTTAATTTCATCATATTTGGATTCAATGCTACCAGTGCCAGACCTAATATAAAAAGCACCATTACCACCAGACTGAGGTACAAGACTAATACTTACACCGCCCTGTGCTTCATTGTCCTTAATTGCAGTAGCAGTTAACTTAATACCATTAGGCGAAGTATCACTTACGATATTAATTCCATTATTTGCCGCATTGAATTTAAGACCTTCACCAACAAGTGTAGTATTTTGTCCCTTATTATCATTCAATGTTAAGACAGCTTTGGCATTATTTGCACCAATAGTAAAAGTACCATCTTTATTGTTTGCGACAGAAGAGAAAGCCTTTGAATACATCAAATAGTCTTCCCCTGCTTTAATCTGAAAATCTTTATCTGCGATATTTCTGATTGAATTGGTTGCATTTAATCTTAAATTGCCGCCGATGGTATAAGTATAGTTACCATCTTTATCTGTCTTATCATCTTTTGGCGTTCCAATAGCAGAAAGAGTAAAATCACCAGTAGACATAGTAGTTTTTCTGTCTTTTGGATTCATAAACTCAAAATTATTATTAAGATATAGAACAGATGTTTTAGTTTTTCCATCTGTTGTATCATTTGCCGCAGATAAAGCAGATAATCTTAAATAAGAATTTTCGTGACCAATAATAGCCTGTTCTGAATCTATGTGAAGTCTATGTGTCGAGCTATCAGATGATTCCTTGCCTAAATCTGGCGCATAAAGACTAACATGCTTACCATAAACATTAAAACCTCTTGGATATTCATTATGAATATTTGTACCAGTAGAAAGATAAAGGTCTGTCGTAGCCTTTTCAGAATTTCCAACTGTACCGTCAACAAAGAATTTAAATAGATTTGTATCAGACCAGCCAAACTGTGCACCGATATACTTAGCATCGAGCGCACGCTTACCAAAGGCTCCAATTTTACCGATACCCATTGAAGACTCTTGGTCTTGAATTGCGTTCGTGTAAAACTGTCCATACTGATTGATGCCGACAAGCGGATAACGATGCCACTTATCATCTTTCTTATAGTGTCTATAAATTGAAAAAGTTGAATCTTTGCGCGGGTCAATTTCTACTTCAAGGCTATCTCCTTCGGCAAGTGCGGCATTTGCTCCATCAAAATCAACATTTGAGTTTTGTTTTGTAAGTGGCTTACCTTTGACTGAAATATATGCGGGATTAGCGCCTAAAATAAGACCCTGTTTGTCTGATGGAATTGAAAATTGTGAATCCTTTACAGGATAATCTGTATATGGTCTATCTACTTTTGCTTCTGTGAAATTACCGTCTTTATCAACTTCCGCATTTGCAATATTATATAACGCACGAGAACCAATACGCCATGCGCCAATATAGCTTTCGCCACCTGGGACTAATTTGATGCGGCCTTCCTCAAAATGATTATTCTGCGATGCCTGCTGTTCTGGTAGACCAAAAGTAGCAGAACCGTCTTTAGCATCTAAGAGGATAGATTGTTTACCTTCCGAAAATCCCATTAAACCAATCTGAGACTTATCAGAATCATAAGTCTTAGAAGTTCCCATAACAACACCAGTGAATTGATTGTTTTTATTCTTTTCACCAGCACCAATTTGCGGCGCAAGGATGTAATTTTCATCTTCATTGATTTCTAGATGTGTTCCATCCCAGTCATTTAGTGATTTAAGACCGTAAGTATTCAGTGACATATAAATAGGAATATATAGCTCTACAACAGGATTGGCCGCATCTGCTGACGTATAGACTTTACAATGAACTAAATTGTTTCCATATTCACCATCATATACATCATTTGGGAGGATATAGACTTGACTTAATCCTTTTGTGCGGACTGTCTTTTGTACACCATCAGATGTATTCTTTTCTATAATAATTTTAAAACAAGCACTTAACGGATTCTCGTCATATGTTTGACCCGTCTTTAAAGGCTCGCCGCCCTCTGCTATCCATTCAATGAATAAGTCTTCAATACCAGAGCCAATAAGTGTAACACCTTGGTTCTTATTATATAACGGATTACGTCCATCTGCGTTATAAGTAATAGATTTTAGAAGAGAAGTCTTATCAATTTGGATGTCATTATCGGCATATTTTTTAATCATTGGGATACCATAAAAAGCATAATACTTATATGAAGAATCTCCAACGGTATAAGTTGTTTGAGCCTTTACAATTTGGTTCATAAACTTACGTTTGGCCGCGTCAGTTGTATTCCAAGAGACAACACCATCGTTACAGCTCACATATTTGCTTTGACCATAACCCATAGACCAAGAAACAGTAGAGTCATCATTTATTTTTTCATTACGTTGATAGAGCTGGAACTGCAAAACCTGTTGCGAGATTGCCTGTCCTGTATTCCACACAACTTTATTATTCTTGTCGATAATAAGCGCAAGCATTTTATTCTTTAGACTCTTGGAAGTAGGAGAAATCTTAGCAACAATATCTGTACCATTCGTACCATTTTCTCCAACCTTTGTGAACAGAAAATCAGTCATTTGACTATATGTAACGCCTTGATATGTTACAATAGCTTCAATCTGATTTGACACTGCGGAATAATCGAAGTTTGCGGCAATTGCCATAGGATAAATCTGCGATGTACAATACTCGATTTTCTGATTAGACTGATTGAGTACCATTCCTTCTTTTGGAATTGTAATCATTGAGTCTGTTAATGGTACTCGCCATTTAATATCATATGTATCTTTATTGACTTCAAGGCCAGCAGGGTCGAAGAAATGGCAAGTAAGTGGTTTAACCTCTAATGGGTCTTCATATCTATCATCGTCAGGAGATACACCAGATTCGCTATACTGGAATACTTGATCACCATTTTCAATAGCGATATAATAATCGGTAGGGTCTGCGGCAGTTGCGTTCTTTAGAGTAAGTGTTGCAACACCGATATTATATTCAATATCTTCTACAGATTCATCTTTTGAAGGTTCTCTATCGCGCAAATAGACAGCGCATTTGAAAGTAGCCTTAGAGTCAATACCTTTCACTGGATAAGTGAGTGTATTTTTATCCCATGAGACACCTTCGAGCGCATTCATTTGATTTTTCAAAGCTGACAGATTATTATATCCAATACCCTGTTTTATACCATCTTCATAACGAGCTTTAAGCTCTTCTACCGTTTCAATGAAAGATAACGTCTGACCATAATCGTCAACTTTAGACCAAACAAATCTAAAGAAATTATCTGGATGCCCATTTGCTTTACCAGCTTCAAAGTCAGAAGATTTACCATCCAAAAGACAAGTTAAAGTAGGTTCGCCACGGTCAAAACTAAAACTGACTCCAAGAGAAGAAATAATTTCAATGTCACGTTTTGCTGCTTCATTATATAGCGTGAAATAGTCCTTTAAAACCATTTGTTCTTTATAAACGCAAACGCACATATATTTATTTTCATAGGCACGATTCTCTGCACCAGTAGTAACAAAGCTATATTTATTACCTTTGGCTTCAAGATAAGACCAACCAGCTCCACCGTACATCTTATAATCTTTAGAACTGGCGGTCACTCGTCCATCTTCTTTGAACCAGTAAAACATTGCATCGCCTGAAAGGTCTTCATTCTTGTGACGAAGAGTGCTGACAACGCTTAAAGAATGGTTTTCAGTTAAGTCTCTAAGAGTTGAACCTTTCGGCATAGACAGGTGCATTTGATAATCACCATTTGCCGCGCTGATTTTTCTAAGGCCATAAAATTCAACATCTTTAATAAAAATATCATCGCCCCAGCCAATCGGTCTGTCCTGTGATTGGATTGGGTCAGTAGTTTCTACAAAATCTTTACAATAGAAAATAATCTGGTCGATATATAAGAAATTCTCAACGTCTACTGGAAAAATCTGATATTGGTCAAAATAGCTTTGATATTGAAGCGGCGAACCAGTCATGCTGTTACTATCAATAGTGTACGATAGCTTTTTAACTAACGCCTGACCTTTATCGTCTGTAGCATCTCCATCTTTAAAAGCTAAGATAAAAGTGATACCATATTCGCCAGTCTTTGTAAGTTTATGCTCTCGCGGCAAAGATGTGCGGAAAGACGCTTCAATTAGCACCGCTTCGGCCTGTTTGATATTATTCTCTAACTCTTGGGTGTCAATAGATAGAAACTTAGGTTTAGAGCCGCTTACATCTTCATCTTTCTTATATAAAACTTTATAATCTTCTTTTTTATAAGAACGAAGTCCCGCAGGCGTGACTTTATTTTTATCACCAAGGCAATTGCGGCCAATGAGATTATAATTACTAATAGCCGAAGATACAAAGCTAATATTGTTATCATCTTCTGCTGCCTGCGCAACACCTACGATATTCTTTTTCTTGGTGAAATCACCTTCTGGAACAAGCACATATACTGATTGACCTTGAGTATATGTATTTCCTTCTTGGGCATATGCTTTTAATTTGCCACCATTATATGAAACAAGGTATTCTCCTGTAAGTGAATTAGTGCAGCCAGCGACAGTGGCGGTAACTGTTTTATCCGTAGCTATTTGTTCTATTCTGTTGGATACAATTGTATCCACAGCTTCAAGAACAACGTCCTGTAGATTCGCCATTGTCAACTCCTTTTCAATCCAAATAAAAAACGGGAGAACATAAAGTTCTCCCGTTTATAAAATTATGCTCTAAGACATATCAAAACCACAAATATTCGATTATAAAATTTTGCCCATGTTTATCTGAACTTATAAGCGTATTGAACTGCTCTGTCATTCAGTGACATAAGTGCAGCTTCAATTTCTGCCGCACTGTTTGCAGCTGGGAATTCAGCTGTGATATGTACATTTTGGTCAATTGTCTCGGATGCGTTATTTGCTTTCGCGCCACTTACCGCTCCAAGAGCAGTAGAAAGTGATTGCGCAAGACTTGTAGATTTAAGGCTATCTGCAAAAGACCTTACGGATTCAACTGCCGCAAGAATATTCTGCGTGTCTGTAGCGTTAAGGACAAGTTCCTTCTGGTGCAGAACTGCTAGTTTGCCATTTTTGGCATCTGCGGTTTTATCAGACCAAGAACCTGTATAGCCGCCTGTATCATAGCCGATTAGATTCTTGGAACTATATTTCATAGAACCGTAATCAACCAGTTTACCAGACCTAGAATATTGATTGATAATATCCTGAACATGACGAGCAAAAGCAGTACCATATGCGCCAGTCAGCTTGCTAGAACGTACAGGGTCATTGCCCCAGCCAGAAGCCCAACCATAAGTCCAAATTGCTTTGGCAATGCCCCAAGCAGTGTCTTCATTAGCGCCAGTTCCACCGCCACCGCCGCCAGATGAAGGACCGTTAGCGTTGCCATAGTGTTCATAGTTATAATTCTTTTGTTCAGCCTGCTTTAGAGCTTCGCTTAGATTGGCGTTCTCTTGTTCTTTCTTAGACAGCTTGTTTGCAGTTTCATCAGCTAGTTGCTTGAATGCCTGCATATTGTTGTTAGCATCTGTAATACGATTGGCGTAATCAGTCATCGTAGATTCGGTCTTTTTGACCTCGCCAGATACATCTTTAAGGATGTTGACAAATTCTTTTGTGCTGTCCGCAAGTTCTTTTGTCTTATCGGTTGTACCGCTAATGCTATTGGAAATATCATCAAAATTAGTTTTTGCTAGGTCAGCGATAGTCTTTGTACCATCCGCATAATCTTTGCCAGCTTGCGTCAAATCGCCAAGCATCTTATCTGTATCGGCCTTGAACTGGTCCATATTCTGTAACCAAGAGGTCAAAGAAGTAGACCAACGTGTATCAATCTGGTCAAAAGCATCTGTACTGCCATTAACAATCTGGTCGTATACGTCTTGTAGGTTATCTTTGTTCTCGCCAGTCAGCATATCACACATGCCGATGAAGTCATTAATAATGTTTTTCTGGGACGTGCTTAGCTGTTCGCTGGTTCCCGCAAGATATTCCTTGAGCGAGTCAATGATTGCCTGCGTTCTCTTGGTTTTCTCTTCAAGAGATAGATTAGCATTATTCCAAATGTCATTGACTGTAGATTGAGCATCCTGTAGCGCAGACAGTGAATCTGCCTGAGTCTGCTTCATCTGGTCTTTAGACATATTATATGCGTTGTTCTGTGCATCTAGAAGGTCAGATTGTGCGGAACGTACATTATCATCGTTCGCTGTATAGACATATGAATAATTACCCTGAGTATCCCTGCGAAGTTTCATTTGAGACTTATTACGCTGAGCTTCTTCAAGCGCAATTTGCTTCTGTAAGATTTCAAGCTGTGCGTTCGCATAGTTTACATCATATTCAGATAGCTTAGTCTTATCGCGCAGATATTCAAGCTGTTCTTTCATTTGCGCTGAAATCTTCTGCTGGATAGCTAAATCATTTGAACCATCTAAGAGGTCAAGATACTTACTCTGTAGCTTTTGGATGTTATAGGATTTATTAACATCATCGAGATAATAATCAGCATTGCGATTGATTAGCTCCCACTGTGTATTCATCCAATCAAGGTCAGTACCAACAGCCTTAGTTCCCCATGCTTTTGTAATCTTTGAAACTGTATTTGAATACTGCTTCTGTAGATTCTCTAAAGAGTTTTGAATAAGGTCGTTAATGTCGGAAGTAGCATCTTTAATCTTGTCAGATACCTCATTCCACTCTTCCGAACCTTCTTTCATGGAGCCAAGCATATCTTTCCAAATATCGCGCTGCTGCATTAGTTCATTCAGCTGTGCTTTGTAATTATTCTGCTGTGCGCCAAGGATAGTATTTAAATCATCATAAGATTCTTCGCCATGAAGCATCTCAGTGATGTCTAACCAATGCTCAAGTTCATCAGTAATAGCTTCGTACTGGTCTTTACGCCTATCCATCTTATCGCTAATATCATCAATCATATCCATGACGTTATCATGAAGATTTTCAATCAATGACCAGTAGTCCTGAGCAAGTCCTGCGGCCTGTTCATACACTGTCTTAGCTACATCATAGAGGTCTGCGGAATTCTCACCGAAAATATCAGATTTACCAGTCTCTTCAAACTGCTTCATCTGAGCATTAATATCAGTTAGATTCTTCATAGACATATCGAAATAACCAGTGCCGTAGTAGTCTACACTCTTGTCACCATTGAGCGCACGCTGCTTGGCAGCTTTTAGTTCGTCTACGCGACCTGCTGACCATTTCTTATATGCGTCAGATGTACCTGCGGCATTTGCTGCATCCTCTTGTTTCTTGATAAGATTATCATAGTATTCATCAACACTCATGGTAGCAACGTCAAAGTATTTGCCGAGCTTGGCTACATTATCGGCTGCTTCTTGATATGGTGTTAGCTTGATACCACGATTGAACGCACGGTCAAAATCAACGAGACTTTCTTGAATATCTTTCAGATTATCAAGAGCTTCGATTTGGGTCTTTAATACAGAAATATGTAAGTCTTCAATTGAGTCTTTAAGGTCTTCAATTTGAGACTTTGTATCCTCTAAGTCACCGCTCCACAGCTCGTCATAGCGCTGATATTTCTTGTTAAAATTATCCAGCGCTTTCGTAGCAGCTTCATATTCTTTATCAACGGCATCTTGTTGTTCTTGTGAAGTTAATCCAGAATATTTTGCACCGATACTATTAACTTTATTCACAAGGCCAGTGTAAATATCAGCATAATTTGAAATAAAACCTTCGTTGTCAAACTGTACACCGAAAGAAGAAGTCAATTCCTTGCGTAAATCTGCTGCTTCTTTTTCCTGAATTTTTTGTTTCTCTTGCTGTAAAGCAACTTGACGTTGTAAAAGTTTATTTTCTTCGGCTAAATTCTGTGCTAATTTATCACCAGTCAGTCTATCTCGTTCAGAAGTTAAGCGGTCATACTGGTTGGAAATTTTTTCAAGCTGAGCATTAACCCTTTCATAAAGGTCTATCTCGCTTTCAATTTCTTTGTTCTCTTGCGGAGTGTATGACGAGCCACCGCCACCACCGCCGCCACCTCCACCGCCAGAGCCGCCACCAGCGTTGGAACCGTGTCCACCACCGCCAGAGCCGCCACCAGCGTTGGAACCGTGTCCACCACCGCTTGGGCTGCGATAACTACTGCCGCCACCACTATTTGGTGTTCTCGTGACAGACTTAATCGTTGGAACCATAATTGATTGGCCAATGGCGCTTACTGTAGTACCAACAACCTGTCCAAGAGCTTCGCCCAGGCTTTTGCTCTTTTTACCACTTATATTACTCTTAACCATTTGAGTAATTTGCGGCAAAGAGATAGTTGCTGGCTGATAAGCAATTTCAAAGTCTACGCCAAGACCTTCAAGCGCCTTAAATAAAACTTGCAACTGCTGAGTAGTATATTGGCCTTCTGATAGCATAGTGCGCAATCCATCAATAAATGGGCCTTCATTGATTGTTGCACCAGCTTCAATATCAGGAATATTATTATTGACATAATCAATAATAGAAGACATACTGTTATAGATGTCAGCGCTACTATTCGGATTAATTCCAGCATTAATTAAAATTTGATTTGCAGCTTCACGTCTTAATGCTTGTAAGGCTTCAACGTCTCCATTGGCTGCTTCTCTAATTTTATCAAGATTATTGGCAACAAAAGCACTTTTTTGGTCTAATGTCCAGTTAGACATATCAATATTGAGCATTTTACCAGTTGCATCAGCAAGCTCTTCAATTTTTGAAGTATAGTCGGCTGAACTTTCAGCTAATCCTTGTAATGGATTTTCAGTATCGGCAAAGATTTTATTCAAATCTTCCATACCATTTTGCATTACAACTAGCTTAGCAGTTAATTCATCATAATTTTGATTATTTTGCTTAATTGATTTATTATTTGCATCAATTCGAGCTTTGTTCTGTTTCCATTCATCGCTAGACGCATCAAGATTTTTATTTGCCTTTTGTAATTGTTCATTTTGTTCTTGAAGGTCTGCGTTATTCTTGCTAACATTATCACCATATTTAGCAAATGCTTGATTTGTTCCTACAAGATTGGTTTTATATTCCTCAAGTTTTTCAGCACTTTCACCAACATTGGCAAGCTCAGAAGAAATCTTTTGGTCATCCCAGCCGTTTTCAAACAAGGTTTTATCATCAATCTTATAAGATTTAATAGCATCTGCAAATGCTTTCGCATATTGCTCGCCATTTTTAAACCCGGCGGCTTTTGCAGCTTCGTCTGAAATGCCAAGATAGTCAGCTGTAATGCTATCAGAATCATTTTGCAGTTGGAAGATTTCAGAAACATCCATTCCAGACAAATCAAAGCCACTTTGTTTATTGCCGCCAGCGACAGCATTTACTAAGTCTGTCCCATATTTTGAACCAGCAGCAGAATTTGAAATTTGAGCAACAATACTTGCAGTATCAACCCAATTGCTTGATGCTTCTGTCATAGCTTTAGAAGCGGCTAAATAATTAGTTAATACTTCTTTGGAAACTTGTTGTTCTTGTCCAAGGGCATCAGTGAATGTAAAAGTACCATTTTTTTCTTTATTAAAAGTCCAACCATTTTGCTGAGCATAAAGTTCACCAAGGTCAGAAGACTTCATACCGCTAAATTCACTATAATACTTATCTGTAAGGTTGGCAGCTTGTGAAGCAACCATAGCAACAACTGCGTCATTGTTCTTTTGACTAGAATCATAACCAGCTGTGTTATTAAGAGCCTGCTGTGCCGCATTTTCAAGAAGCTGACGATTTTGAGTATTTAACTGTTCATTTTCTCTAAATGCACCGACAATTTTGTCGCCATTGTCAACAATAGCGTCTACAATTGCATCACTAGAGTTTTGACCAGCTATTTCCAATGCTTCTTTAATGTCACTTTCTTTATTAATACTATTGACACCGTTATAACGGAGCATATCATAAACAGCATCTAGTTCATTATCAGAAATCGAACGGGTACCATTAGTAATATATGAACGTTTACGTCCAGCAGAGTCAGTTACGGTTTTTGTTCCTCTGCCTTGAAAAGTTACATTGGCTTGAACTTCTTTGTTATTGGCTTCAACTTGAGCTTGGTTTGCATCTTGCTGCGTCTTAGCGACAGCAAGTGCGCCATAAGCAACATTTTGAGCCATTTTATCTTGTAAGTTATCTAAACCTTCATCTAAAATAGTTAACTTACCATTAGTATCTTTATATACATATTTCTGTAGTTCAGGATACGCTTGTAAAAGTTTAAGAACTTCATCATTGACTGCAATAAGTTCGTCTTTCCAGTTACGAGTTCCCTTTTCAAGTTTATCAAGAGCTTCTTGAGATTCTTTATAATTAGCAATGCTATCTTTAAGATTCTGATAACTATTTTGAATCTCTTGATATTCTGTAGCAACATCGGCAGCAGACTTAGCTAAATCATCTGCTTTCTTTTGCGCTCGGTCAGCTTCAATAGCAAGACGATTAATGCTATACCAAATGCTATAACCAACTGCTGCAACACCAGCCCCAAGAGCAATCCAAGGAGCAGCAGCAACAATCAAACTACCAAAGGCAGATGCCAATGCGCCTACTGCACCAGTAATTTTACCAAATCCGCTAACAATTTTGGCTGCAAACCCACCAGCAGCAATACCTTCTGTGGCTTCTGCAACGGTTTCTGCGGCACCAGCAGCATCGCCAGCAGCATCGACAACATCCGTTACATCGTCAACAACCTCAGCAGCATTGCCAGCTGTTTCAGCTGCATTACTAGCAGCTTTGGCAGCAGCATTTTCTGCTTCTATAGCACTATTTTCTGCCGTTGCGGCAGTATCAACTTTATCAGCAGCAGCTTCTTCTAGCGATGCTTCTGCACTTTCTTGTTTAGCTTTAGTGCTTGCAGCTTTAGCTGCAGCATTTTCAAGTTCGTCTTTTGTATTTTCTTTGGTGCTTGCAGAATCACCTTTCTTAGACATGCTAACAGCATCGGCTACCTCAGACACATCATTAGCAAGTTTTTCAAGGCTGTCTACCTTAAAAATATCTTTAAATGTTGAGAAAGACTGAGCAAGCATTGGCGCAATTGTACCAAGAGACATAAGGGTTTGGAGAAGTTTTTCGCCAGATGTTAAATCATCATCGTTCCAAATGTCTCCAATAGATTGAATCTGTTGATAAACGAAAGCAAGATTTCCAAGAGCACCTGCAAATTCTAGAGTCTTAGAAATAGCGTTTGCAAAATCAAGAGATTTGATAAACGCTGCGCCGCGTTCTTTAGCAGAATCAAATAAAGAGTCAACCTGAATTAATTGAGAAGAAAGTTTAGTCAAGTCTTCATCAGTTTTAACCATGTTACTATCATAGTCATTTGCCGTCTTATTCACAGCTTCAATTGCTTGCTCTAACTGTTTAAAGGCTTCTTGTAGCTCTACAACTTCTACATCTTGAGAAGTTAATAAATCAAGTAGATTTTCAGCAGCGTCAGCAACATGGCTATTTTCCACTTTGTTCATATCATTAAATGACCTGCTAGTTTTCATAATGTAATCTAAAGCATCGCTAGCTTGGTTTCCTTCAGCAAGTTTATAAATAGCATTTAGCTGGTCTGCACTATCTCTGTATTTCTTTGAATCATTGGCAACAAATTGCAATGGCTGTAAATCTCTAGCAAAAGATTCATCTATATTAGACATGTCTGATTTATATAAAGCAAAATCTTCTTGTTTCACAGCACTATGGTCATATTTAAATTGCGCACCACTGCCATATCTCTCACTATATTTCTGCAAACCACCAGTATTAACACCTGTAATATTGCCATTTTCGTCTCTAATCAAAGAAACATCTTCTGCAAGCGTTCTATTTCTAAGTTTGTAAGCTGCATTCGTAGCATCAACAGATTTTTGTAATTTCACTTCAAGGTCAATTGCTTCTTTCTTTAAAGCTACTTCATCTTGAAGAATACTATTATATGTTTTTTGAGCGTCAGGGTTCATAATAGAAGCGTTACTCTGACCACCTTTAATCAAATTCACAATGTCACTATAACGCTCATCTGTAACATCGTTAATACCAAGTTTTTTAAGCTCAGCATATGCTTGATTTTTATTATTTGCCTGAATCTTAGATAAATCTCTATTATACAACATAGAAGAAATACCATTACCAATATTCTTAGCAAACACTTGCGTGGCAATTGGAGCAATGCCAGACAACATGCCCTTAACGCCACCAAGAGCGTTAACGAACTGGTCTGTCAAATCAACAATCTGAGTTAATGCATCTACTGGCGCATAAAAGTCTTCTGTATCAAAAAGGTCATCAAATAAATTCTCAGCGCTAGCTTGTAATTTATTCATACGGCCTTCAAGTGAATTGACATATTTTTCATTCATTACATCTAGAGTACCACTAGCATTCTCAGATGCACCCTTATATTGATTATATAAATCAGAACGATTCATTAGAGCTTGAAAACGCGCAACTTGATACTTACCAGCTAAAGATTGAGACAGACCTGCTTTTTGAGTTGTGTCAAGACCAGCCCAAACTTTCATCAAATCTTCAATAATATCGCCAACATCGCGCATGTTATTGTTTTGGTCAAAAACATTGACACCAGCGCCCTGTAGCTGCTTTGTAACAGTACCTAATGTAATGCTATCGTCAATGGTCTTTCCCGTCTTTAAGTCTGAAAAACGCGCATAAAGTGTTTTTAATCCGTTACCGATTTGTTCAGGAGCCTCACGAGTAACAGACTCAATTGTAGCAATTTGTGCATTAAGTTGGTCTGTAGATACACCAAGAGTAGCCGCAGAAGAAGCCGCTTTTTGCGATGCTTCTGCAAGCTCTTTAACGTCAGCAGCGGACACGTTGGCTACTTCTGCCCATGAGTCCATAGCGCTCTGTAATTGAGAAAGATTCTTGTCTAGACCGTATGCGTTCATATATGCCATAATCTGGTCAGAGGTTGTAGCTGTATTTTGCTGTGAAGCATTAGCGAGCTTTGTCGATAACTGAGCCAGTTCATTAGACTGATTCAGTGAGAACCCGGATTGCGCGAATAGCAAAGTAGCATTTGTCATGGCAGTCGTAGTGCTGCCTAAAGCTCGTGCCGCTTCATTCGCTGACTTAGCGTATTGATTCATATCATCTTTACTATAACTAGTAACGAGCTGAATCTGCGTTAAAGAATTATCTAACTCTTTAACGTAATCTGTAGCTTGTCTAATAGAATTTGTAACGCCATTAAACGCACTCGACATAATGCCCCAGCGAACGGTATTGCCCATTGTATTGAACATTTTGTCAACAAGAGAACTTGTAGCTTTGACGCCAGTATCAAGTTTGCCGAGAGAACCTAACACGTCTAGAAACGCTTTTTGGCCTTCTGCTCCCGCAAGCTCAAAACTTTGCTGCAAAGATTTTAAGTTAACATCCTTACCTAAATTCTTTGTAACTTTAGAAATATCAAGCATACCAAGGTTTGCATTAAAACTTTTCTGTAAAGCCGTGGATACCTTATTAATATCAGCAAGAGCTTTGTTCGCTGTATTTGGAGATAATAACTCTTGAGACTGCATTGAAATAATTTGCTGTTGCGTCTTAGCAAGTTGAGCTTGCAATTGAGACAAACCAGTGTTATCTAATGTAGTTCGTAGATTATACGTAATAGTATTCGAGTATTTACTAATAGCAATCACCTACTTTACATTTATCTGTACGATTCACAATCGTACCTCCTTTTATATCTTTATTAACGTTAATATAGGCATAAAAAAAGAGCCTACTTTATATAAAAGTAGGCTCAAAGTAATTATTGAATTTTGCCCTAAAGCTCGAATAGCGGGCCGTCTTCCTCTAGCGACTCTTCTGTTTCTTCTGGTTCAGAAATTTTAGGTTCCAATACATTATCAACAACTTTTTCAGGCTCTCCAACAATCTCAAATTTAGGCTTTTCTTTGTTTGCGATAGCTTGAACTTCTTTTTCTGGATTATTATTCATACCCCAATTATTGGCGATTTCAAGAACTTGATTTGCACCAACTTCATCTGAAACTGTTTTAAATTTTTCAACGGCTGTTTGAATAATATCTCCACTAAATTCTTGAAAAGATGAAAGAATACCACGAGCAGATTGTAGGTATTTAATATAGTCATCAAGCCATACACTGCCAATTCGGCCAAGAGCGTCCATATCTACCGCAAAGTTTTCATTCATATCTGCAATAGTGCCATCAGCCAAAAGAGCGTCCCAAGCATCTAGAATATTATCTGAAACAATGCGGCCAAGTTCTTCCTTACGGTCAGGATATAAAATAATTGCCGCATACGCATATAGCGCACGTTCAAAAACAAACTGGTTGACGAAGCCATTATCCTCAGCAGACTGTGCTGCAAAATGAATAATATCATACATGTCTTGTGAAGTCAGCTTTTTAGCTGTCTCTGTTTCAAAAAGAATTGCCATAAGAATCTCCTTTTATCTCTATACCTATATGGTTATATTATACCATACTTTTAAAACAATGTCAACTAAGATTTAAAAATATCTGGCGTAAATAAATGACCCATATTAAGTGTGATACTAATCTTAGTATTATTCAATACCTTGTAGGCAAGTTTATTACGATTTAACGCCATACGGAAAACATTATCTCCTGTCTGTGACGGCATAACTTTACTTCTTAAAGTACCTAAGTCAAAACCTTCAACAAGATAATATTTGCTACCACCATACTTCAAAATAGTATCTGAATTATCATAAATCTTTCTAAGAATATCATAAATTGAAAATATCTTATTATTTACAATAAGCAAGGTTGAATAGTCTCCTTGAATACCACTACCAGCTATAGCATCCACAAGACTCAAAGCACCAGCCGCCTGCCTGATATTGTACCAGTCCATAGCATTAACAGTAGTACCAAGAGCACCGACAAGGCTATATCCATACTGACCAGCACCGGGCGCAAAGGCGTTTAATTTTTTGGCTAACTGCTGATATGTCATACTCCTAGCGACAAATCCTTCAACTCCAAGAGCGCGCGAGCCTGGGCCACTACCTTGAAAGGGCGCGCTTTCACGTAATTTGACATTTCCACCAAACTCAAGCACAATGCCGCCTTTATTCCAATAAATATGAACATCTTCCTTAGATTCTTTGCCTTCAAGAGTATCTGTTATCTGTTGTGCCGTCCAATTGGAATAAAACTTACCATCTGCGGCAGATACCATCTGCTTTATCTTTTCATCATTTTCCATAATAAGCTGTTGACCTTCATTTGCGGCAACATTAATTGCATGCGCTTCTGCCATTTCATGAACTGTACCGCCAATAGAGTTAAAAGCAGCTGCAATAGAATCTGCGGCAGATTGAAAGCTATTCTGAATATCAGCACTGCCACCATCACCAAGAGAAGCAAGAATATCTAGATTTTCTCGTACCTTCTCCATTGCAAGAACAATCTTCGTTTCAGACTCCTTGACCATTCCCGCACTAATGCTCGCATCTGTTGGAATACCTTGTAGGTCTGATGGGACATTTCCACTTGTATAGTATGCGTCAACTAGACGCGCAGCAACTAAGTATTCATAATTAGATGCAAGTGTCCAGATAATATTATTAACAGCTTCATTGACTGCTGTAGTAATACTGGATACATGAGTCAAACAATCTTGCACGGACGAACTAAATGCGGCACCTACATTTGCTAAACTGACACCATCGACAAAAATATCACCAGACGTGCTATACGATTTGGCGATACCTTTGCTATCGAAGTTTGCAATGTTTTTCATCGCCGCATCAATATTTTGACCTATCATACCGCCATTTGAAACCCAGTTATCCATCATAGATTTAATCTGTCTACCAGTGTATTTTTTACCACTGGACGCATTTACTTGATTAAATCTTTGAGTAAATGTACTTACTTGACGTTTCATAATACGGTGCATCGTGTCATCGTCAATATCGGCTTGTCCTCTGGCAATAGTATAAGCAAGATATTCTTTACCGCCATTATACGCTTGAATGGCACGCCAATTGAAATTGCTCATATTACCTCCTAAATAACATTAGTATATATTGCAATAGCAATATATATTATTGCTATTTAAAAAGAAAAAGGGTGTCCCAGTTAAGGAACACCCTTTAGCTTATTTAGCTACAGACTTCTTTAGCTTAGAAACACTGGGAATAGTTTCATCTACAAAAGTCTTAGTAGTTGAATCAACTGCATTAGCAGTTACGTCTGAATGTTGTTTGTTAGCCGCAGATTCAGTTGACGTTGCGGCTTTTATTCCCCCGCTGTTTCGGAGAAGACAGACTTAGAATACCAACTATCTACATCGGAATCCTTTGTACGACCATCGTGACCAAGAACATCCTTATTCTTATAGTTGTGAGTTGTATCAGTCTTGTCAACAACCTGTAGCGTAGCCATAACCTTCTTCTTTTTGTTGAATTTTGTATAGGCAGGCATACAGTCAATAGTGAATGTAAATGTTGATGGGTCACCATTATTAGCCATAGAGAATGTAAAGTTACTCTGGATTTTACCACGAGGAATGATAAATTCAGCAGGAAGGTCTACACCAGTCTCTTCATCACGGAAGAGTGTAGACGCTTCGATGTAATAGTAACCAGCAAAGTTCTCAGCATCAATCTGCATCTCATAGGCTTCATCGTAATGAACCTCATAGCAGTCAATACGTACAGTATCGCCAGCCTTTACAGCAGCATCCTGCTTACTATCGCCGGGAGTATCAGAAGCAAGCTGGAAAGCAATTGTCTTACCTTCGGCTTCAATTTCACCGTGGTCACCAAGAGTAGCGGCAGTCAGTGTTTTGCCATCATTAATAACAAAAACCTGCTTGTCAGTAACAGCAGAAAGATAATTAGCTTGAGCACCAGCACTATCGAGAGTAACAGGATAGATAGGAGCTTCTTTTGTAACGATGATAGTCGCACCATTACGGTCTTCATCAGTTAGCTTGGCAATAATTTTATTATCAGAAGTTTCAGCAACCATATCATATGTAGCATGGACATAGATAGGAGTCTTATTTTCACCAGTCTTCTTGCCATGTACTAGGCCAGCACCAGAAAGCATGGCAAAACTGGTAGGACTCATTAGAGAATCCTCAAGAGTCAAGGTAAGAGTCTTCTCACCATCCCAGGCGATTAGACGAGGATTACCTTTGCCACCTTGTGCATAAACAGTGGTAGCAGCACCTTCAAGGCTAGAAGTCTTGGCGGTATCAATATAAAGCATAGGCTGACCAGCATCGAAGTGCTGGCCACCGAGGTCTACGGATGTAAGAGGCTTGAAGACTACATCGCAGATTTCTCGCACGCCAAATCTATTCATAAATTTCTCCTTACATTTAGGAATTTGTATACATTTTCCTTAGTCATAGAAACATAACGCGCTAATTTCTATGTCTATTATATAACGCGGCAAAACCACGGTTATACTCAATAAATACCGTCCATCCAATTATCAGGCTCGTCCATCTTGCTAACATCCATCATAGGAGTAGTAGCTACCTTCTGATATAAATCATATGCCATTTTAATTGTATACCTCTTAATACTATCAAACAACTGAAATGGAGTATAATTATATATAACATTAATATCAATTGCCAAACCAATAGAAAGAGCAGAAGCGTAATTGCCAAAGATACTATTAGCTTTCTTCTTATCTTTATCGCTCTTTATCTGATTTCGTATTTCTCGACCACGTTGAAGTTTGGCCGCAATTTCGGCAGCTGCATCATTAGCAGGATTAAATTCTTCTTCATACTTATCAGTGCCTACTGGCAAAAATAATTCTTTCAATGTAATTCTGAAATTTTCAAAATTCATAGGATTGAGTTGCCCTACTATCGGCCCATTCTCCTGTACCCTAAAGTTGATGCAACCAGCATCATATTCAATTATATAATCAGGGAAAATAAGGCCGAAAAGGTTATCTACATTTCTTTTCGTATTTTCGTCCTGTTGGATGATTACTAATAATATTTGAAAATCGTCCATATATCCTAATTGACTTTTGCCCACATTTTTCATTTCTGCGGCAAGTTCTTTCGCCTTGACAAAAAGTTCAATTGACATAAGAAACGAATCTTCACCAAAAGCACAAATATCTTTAATAGATGGCTGCGAGATAGCAACATTTGCTCCCGCAACCGTCACTGACATTCCAGAAAGATATTTACCTAAATCTCCTTGTAACTCTGACATGCTGCACCAGCTTTATAAATCTTGCGGCGCAGGCTTAGTATTATCAATATTCTGTGAATCATCGGCTTCGCTATGGCTGGCTGAGTATCGTAGCATTACGCCACCTAAATATTCATTTAAAACAAGCTGTTGCGCACCTAAGAATTGTAGCTTACCTATGCCAGAGAGACGAGTATCATTCATAATACCGTCAATATATCCAGCAATCATCCAAGGACGCAATTGATAGTCATCTAGTTCCCAATAGTCAAGTTGTGAGATAATCGTAAAGCTAATAACGCAATTGCGATAGCGAGGATTCTCAGAAGGAGAAAAATCATCAAAGTCTAACATGATATAAGATTTAACTTCTTCATGTTCTCCAAAAGAGAGCTTGGGAGTAGCCTTGATATATTGATTATCATGTAGGTCTTTAATAGTATATTGTTCAATCTTACGCTGATATTGGTCTTGTGTCCTATCAAGACAATCAGGCGTATTAATAATAAGTAATTTTTTCAGCATATCGCTATAAGGTCTACTTTCAACGAATAGTTTGCGCCAAATAGTTTCTTGGTCTTCTGCGTGTGAAAGAAAAGTAGACTTGTAATTAGTTCGTAAAATATTAGAAGCAACGTGTTTCATGTAACCTCCAACCCTTATAACGATTTAATCTTAACTGGTAAATCTGTCTCAACATCATCATATGCCGCATGGATAACAAATTTACCTTTCTTGCCAGATATAATTTCTACCTTGCAAGAATCATTGTTGGAATCTATAATCTTAGCCATAGATTTATCATCAATAGAGAATGTAGCTTTTTCACCTTCTGGGAGTTTCTTAATCCAATAGGTGTGAATATCATAAGGATAAACCTCTTGCGGTCCTTGAATTAAAGGCTTCTGCCATTCGACAATTACTGTCTGGAAAAAATCGCCATAACAAATATCAAACGCCTTTACCGCACCAGCATATATTTTAACTTTGCACATGCGGCCATTCTCATATTCCTCAAGTATTTTGACTCTTGGATTATTCTTGATTTCCCAATGAATCTTTGGGTCATATGCTTCATTTGAAATAGCATATCCAACAATAGTATTTTGTTTAGCCGTTGTCGCACCGCTAATAACATTAATGGGCGTAGTCTCGTCTTTGAGAATACTGGGCAGTTCTGCGATGCTATTATCATAATACTCTTGGATTTCAAGCTCTAAAATACCCGGTACTGTAATCGAATCTGTAACTTGTACTTCCCATGTATGTCCCGCAAGTTTGATATGAGTAAAACGATGAAAAAAGTCTCTAGTATTTTCATCATTCTTAATATAAATGCTACCAGATAGATTAAGCTCGTTGATATTGATGTTATTTTTAATAAACCAACGCAAATCTGTTTCTACAGGTCCCCTAAAAAAAATCCAATACTCTTGACCATTTACATTAAGCGTGTAATCACAACGAATAATTTCAGACCGCAAATAAGCTGTCTCTGTAATTACTGGCAAATAAATCATCCAATGAGTTCCACTGTCTAATAGCTCAAAAGTTTCACCAGCTTTTAGACCACTTTTGAAATCGACAGAGATATACTTTTTATCGTAATTAGCCTTCAAACCTCCTGACATGGAGTTAATGAGACAAGGCCAAGACTGATTATTGAATTTAATCATTCTCTTATTATAGTCATTTTTTAAAGCCGCTTGAAAAGACATATATTTAGACTGATTAATTCTTCCCATATTATCGCCGCCAAGCCATTGAAGACGAGCGCCTAATGTTTGAATACTCATAGGCTCTCCCTAACATCGTTAGCGATATTACAGGCTTCAAAAATCATGCGGCGAAAAAGCATAAATTCAATATCTTTTCCCTGTTCTTTTATGCCTTGCAGCTTATATACGAGTTGATAAAGTTTCGGTACATTAGGAGTTACAAGAGTCATACCTGTAATCTCAACAACTAAAGTATCTAATGGCTTAATCCAATCTTTACCATCTTCAAATGTAGGTAGAAGTTTAAAAATTTGATTTGTGATGCGTTCTAAACTATCCTTAACATTTTCTACCTGATAGTCTAGAATCCTATCATCTATTACCATTAACGCCATTTTACTTCACTGGTTCCATAATCATGCCAAAAGAAGAGCGAACATGGCCTTTATTATCAACATATCTACGACAATAGATTCTTTGAGCGTGGAACGCTTTCTGCTCATATTCCTGCTTCATTGTAATAAGTGAACGCATATGATTAGCCTGAGAAGTAAATGAAAAGTCTGAGCTTGAATATTTTTGGCGAATAAGGTCAACAGTGGCAAGCTGATAACTAATCCATTCTGCAATCATATAGTAACGAATGATAATCTTTTCCTCTACTGTAAGACAAGTAGAGAAGCATTTATTTTCATAATCTAGAGTAAATGGGTGCGCCCAATGCGGAAACTCAAATTTAGGAACTGCCGCAATCAGAATTTCCTCAAGCAGCTTTTCAGTATCCTCTTTTGTGAGTTCCATAAACATGTCATCGGTAACGCCCGCTAGGAAAAATTCATACATCTCCTGAAAAGAAGTTGGAGGTATGACTTCCATATCTTTATCAATATCTATATCTTGTGGCATTGAGCAAACCTCCTACTTATTTTATATTACTCGGTAGTTGCCTTAACGCGGCGCTTACGCGGTTCGGCATCTTTTTGAACTCGGCGTTGACGTGGTTTATCAGCAACATTGGTATCACTATTATCATAAGCATGATTATTCTTAATAGCGGCATCAATATCGACACCTGTTTTATCCGCAATGGCCTTAATCTTAGCACGGTCATTAATTTCAAGTTTAATTGCATCATCTTTAAGAGTCTCAATAATGCCCTGTGGCGCAAAATCAAGGGCGTCCAGAAGAACATCAATTTCATCTTCGGTCAGACACTTCTTTACATCTGCTTCTGTCCAATCATATTCAATTGCATCATACGGAACACCAAATTCTGCGGCAAGTGACTTATTGCCTACATTGATGTAGTTCTGTAGAAGAATTGAACCGCCGGGGCTGAAAAACAGCTCGCGCAGTTCGCCTGCTGTAACACGCATAGTAACATCAGGCATAAGGCGGCGCGAACGACCAGAAGAAGGAAGAATGTACCCAGTTTGGCAGTTTACAATACTGCGGATAGGAACTAGTGTATCATCGCTAATTAGTTCAACTTCATTACTCATATTATATTTTCTCCTTTTAAATCTTAAAAAAAGAAGGGACGCAAAGCGCCCCTTCCAATAATTCATTATTTGAAATTAACAACGGGGTCGTTAACTCCATCAGCAAGTATTCCCTGAGTGTCAGCATATACATAATATACCTTATCCATTCCTTCACCCTTCTCCATGAGCTTCTTAGAGCCACGAACAAGGTTGTTGAAATTGATTGTAAACTTAGAGAAGTCTTGCTTGCTGCCAGCCTTAGAATAATCCTGTAGCAGCATAAAAGCAGTATAACCATCAGCATTTGGCGTATCACTATTGAATGAATACGTGGTATCCTTAAAATTAAAGATAGCAGAGACATTCTTGGGATTGCTCAGACGGACGGGATTATTGCTTACATCAATATCTTCAAACACGTTGCCCACAAAATTTATAGTAGCACCTTCAGCAAGATTATAAAGGCTTACACCATTATTCTTTAGCTTGCCTTTGAACGTATTGTTCTTAAAGGTGACATCCGCAATATCACGTGCATTGCTGATGCTAAACTCAACCATATTGTAAATATTCTTATCGCCAGCATCGAATACGTTGTTCTCAAATACAATCTTGCCAGAAGTCATGACAGATAGTGCAGTGCGGGTAGTACCTGAAATTTCACTATTCTTTAGCGTGAAAGGCTTCGTACCGTTAACCTTGACGGCAAGTATCTTGTCATTAGCATCTGCGCCAGTAGCTACTAGTTTAACATTATCAAATGTAACTGCTGCATCTGAAACCACTACTGGTTTTTCAAAGGTTACACCATTACCCTTAACAGTAATGTCATTATTAAAAGTTACAGGCTCTTCGATTGCAGCGGTTCCCGCAGGTACAAACAGTGTGCCACCAGCGGGAACATTTGCGATTGCTTCTGAGACAGTATCATAATCGCCAGCATTTACCTCGTCTTTCCCAGGTGTGGGAGGTTCTGGGTCAGGCATTGGCGTTGGGTTTAGCGAGTTGCTTTTTTTAGTGCTGTGTTCTGATAAGAGCAGATAGAAGGATTAGAGAATACAGCAACACCAAACTTCTTGTAAGTTTGAAGGTCGGTTGACCAATCGTCATTATCAGAAACGGTACGAACGGCAGTTTGACCCTCGAAGACAATCTTGACAGGCTTTTCACCAACAGAAGCGAAGATATAAGCCTGCGATGGGTCAACGACCTTCTCAGCATTGGTTTCATCAACCATAGACTGCTGAAGGATAATTACAGGGTGGCCCTTATAATCAGCGAAAAAGCCCTTGCGGAAAAGCTCTTCCTTCATAGAATCAGAAGCCCAGTCAGCAGAAGCAGGCTTCATAGTAGAAGCAAACTCACGAGTGCAGTAGATGGTAGAAGTGCCATTACCATAAGCATCGGAAATAGCAAGCAATTCGTCCATCTTAGTCTCGTCAAAACCAGCACCAACATACTTGTTAGCAGTGGGTAGCTGTTCAACGGTCTGGGTAAGAGCCTTTAGAATTTCAGCGTAAATGTATTCATCGACACCTTCAAGCATGATATTGGTGAAGTCGGCGAATGAATAACGACCATCAAGGAATTCCTCAAAACCGATGCGGATAGCATAACCAATAGCGCTAGTAGCAACTTCGAGTTCTTTACCATCAAGCATCATTGTCTCGTAACGACCAGCAAGGCCAACACGAGTTACGAAAGCCTTGGCACGCTTACGAGCAGCTTCAGTAATGCGGAGCTTGAAGACGGCCTTATCGCCCTGAGCAATTGTCTGAACATCAGCAAACTGCTCAAATTGTTGCATAACCTTGACGGGAAGAATCTCGTCAATTGTGTTTTCAATTAGTTCATAGACAGCGACCTCGTTACGACGGAAGAGACGATAATCGCCAGCAAGTAGATTGAACTGTTCACGAAGGGTACGGTTAACAGTGTCAACGTCAAATGATTCCTCGTTGCCATTTACTGAAAAAGTAAGGGGAGCATTCTTGGTAGCGGCACGAGCGAGCTTTTTAAGTTCGTCAAATTTCATTAGTTCCATTATCTATCTTACTCCTTTCTTATTCAGCAATGACTTGTAGTTTAAGGCCGGGCTGACCATCAGGCATGGTGGTTAGCTTGGCGACCTTGACGGCTAGACCCTGAGCAGGTGTACCCTTAGCAAATTTCTCAAGTACACCAGTAGTACCAGGAACAAGAGTATCACCGAGATCATAATCGTCAGCCTTGACATTATTTGTAGTGAAAATATCACCAGCATACATGCGGAAAACACGAGGTGTCATAATGCCATCATAGAAGTCAGACTTCTTCATGGCGTAGTCACGGTGCATCTGCTTGCGCTCGTCATAGAGCTTTTCTTCATTGAAGACCATCATCCAAGGGCCTTCACCAGTGAAGTTAATCTTGCCAGCGGCATAATCGTACTTAACGAAAGTACCCTGTTCAAGCATTGTAATAGAATCATCAGCGGGGAGCTGACCATAAACGCCACCACTGCGGGGAGCAGAGAGGTGGTTAGGTTCGACAACAGCAAAATTGTCGTGACCAGTAAGCTGAATCTTAGTATCAGCGCGGTCTACATGTAGAGCCATTTAATCCTCCTATTTAATAGTTTTGTGCTTCGCGGAGAGCAGAGAGCATTGGGTCAGCATCTTCCGCAATAGTTTCATCATCTAGAGAGAATGTCGTAAGGGGTGTAGAATCTACTTCTTCCTCTTCATCAAAGTTTACATTCTTCTGGACATATAGTAAAGCGAGCTTGCTTTCAATCTCGCTAAGAGTGAATTTATCTTTATCAGCGATAATTTCCGCTTTGTCTTCATCAGAGAGCATATGATACTTAGCAATCATAGTATCTTTATCGGCATCAATACGCTCTGCTTTAAACTTACGAAGCTCTTCTGCTTCTGCTTCGAGAGCTGTGAACTTATCGGTAAGCTCTTTTAGCTGTTCAGAAAGTTCAGAAACCTGATTCTCAAGCTCGTGCTTTTTCTCTGGCTTCTTTTCATCTTCCTTATCATCGGAATCATCAGAATCATCATCTGATTCATCTTCTTTGTCTTCGGAATCAGAGTCTTTTTTATCTTCTTTCTTCTCTTCTTCCTTAGCAAAAGTTTCTTCGGCGGAGTCTTCGCTAGATTCAACGTTTTCGTTTGTCTCAACGTTTTCGGCAAACTCTTCTACCACAGGAGCTTCTTTCTCAACTGTGGCAGTAGGCTCTACCTTAACGCTTTCAACGTTTTCTTTTGGCATAGACCCTCCTTTTGTCAACGCACTTTTTAATTCATTCATCATAGCAAATAAAGTATGCGAAAACTCTTTGTTATAAGAGAAATGTTCGCTTACTTCTGGGCTAGTGACAGATGCGCCCTCAAAACAAGGTTCTACATCATCGCCCAAGATACAAAGTTTAGTAAAGATTGCATCATTTATAATAAAAAACTCAATATCGTTGCTATCAGTTGTCCAATGACCGTCAACGTCATCAATTTCCATTGACTGTCCTTGGCCTTGGTTGATACATTTATCCAATTCAGGATACTGCCCAGTCCATAGATAACCAGTAGTCATCATGTATTCGCGCGTAGTAGTTTCACCAAACTCATTCGTATCATCGAACTTTTGGAACCAAACTTCCGCGTCTGGAGCAACGAAACCGTATGGAACGGTCTTACAAGAGAATTTTATTTCCCCATCTTCAATGTGAAGAACTTCACCATGGTCACCAAAGTCTTCTTTGTTCTCATTATAAGCAGCTACGATTGGTGTAGCAGGTAATGAGTTCGCCATCTGGATGGCCGTGTTCTTGTCAATAAAAGAACCGTTGCGGTTCTTGCCAAGATACATGACCTTAATCTCACATTTAGAAATACCGGGGTTGATAGCATCTGGTGCTAGATTAATGAATTCTGGACTATCAATTGTAGCCACAGACCTATTTCTTAGCATTTAATTCTATCCCCTCAAAATAAATGTTGAAGTATTTGGTAATAAGTCTAATATAGAAAGTTTATCATATTGAGTGTACGGTATTCTAATAAGACATATATCATTATTAAAACAAAACTCATTTTTTATCGTATCTCTATACACTCTTTCATCATAATCATCATGTGAAAACCCTTTTGGGATATAATGTTGAACACCATCATATTCTACACAACAATTATAATCTGGTAAATAAAAATCAAACAAAAGTTTACAACTAGTTTTTGGATTAACACAATTTTCAAATTGATATTGCTCTTGGAAAAAGATATTGTTTTTATTAAAAATTTGCTTACATAAACTTTCACCTTTTGATTTCATACATCCGCATGAAAGTTTGTGTTGTCTATTGAAGTCATGTATGCTTGCGTACGTTATATTACCGCAATCACACTGACATTTCCAGATAATAGAGCCATCATAGTTAGCCTTTTTCTCTGTTGGCTCTATAGCAACTAGCCTACCAATTCTTTTACCAGTAATATCTTTTCTAGAAAGTTTTAAAGCATCAATTTTTAAACAGCCACAAGATAATTTTTCTCCGCTTCTTAATACTCTGCAAGAACAATAACAAATAGTATGTTTCTCGCAAGAACATTGGCACTTCCAAATAATACTACCACTAGAGTCTCTTTTATCTGTTGGCTCTAAAACTGTTAGTCTTCCAAAGACACATCCAGTCAAATCTATCCTTTTGCCCATTACGATTCGCTTTCAATATTGGCGATTGTTTTATCAGACTTCTCTGAATTAGGTTTTTCAGGGCGACCGCCCTTATTGCCCGAAGATGGAGTCTGCTGTTGTTTCGTCTTCGCTGTAGTGTCTCCATTGCCATTATTGCTCATAGTAGAAGATAAGGCAGGAGCAACAAAAACCTCATTCAAAGACATAACATCATTCTCAAAATATGCAGTCATAAGTACTGCACTCTGAGATTGACCAAGAGCAACTTGCGGCAAGAGCTTGGAGAATCCAAGAGAGGTCATATCTTTATACTGCTTAGATAGGTCTTTATAATTATAGACAGTTGTTGGCAGAATATCGACATGATAATAAAGTCGCTTACTGTTCTTGTTAAATGGTGCCAACAGACGTTCCGCAAATGTCTGAAATTGTAAAATAAGGTCAGACATAGTAGCTTCATCATTTGCAATAGATTTCTCCAGTGCAAGATTACCATCTGCATTAAAAAGGTTTTGTCCAGTGCCAGCTTCGTTATATACAGAACGTTCAACTTTATTAAGCTGGTCTACGGAAGAAACATTACCTTTGTCCGCAAGGTCTGCTACATCAACATCCGCGAACGTTGTCAACACGTCAACTCCAACAGCGTCACCAAGCATGGCAACCGCGTTAGTATGGAGCTGTTGCGCTTCTTGGACATCGAAGATTAAATCACCGTTCTTATCAATAGGCATCTTTTGGATAATAATCTTCAAAATCTGTTGAAGCATCTTTTTCTTATCTAAATCCTGCGCGTCTTCCAAATCCAACAGCTTAGGAATAATACTCATGAACAGTGGCGCGTCACCGCCCGTAATATTAAACTTCACCGTTGTAGATGGGTCAAGTAAAAACCAGCCGTTGGTATCGCCAGCATAGTCAATGGGTAACTTCCCATCCTTATAAGCAAGGTAAGCCTTCTGGACTTCTTTCGGCCACAGTTTTAGAACTCTTAAACGATACGCAGTATCGGAAAAAGCATCATCGAAATATTTCATATTAAATTCAACCGCAGGATTACCGTTAAGTTGATAACGGCTGCGGCAATAGGAAATAGGCAATTCTTGAATAAAACAAGCGTCTTTTTGCTGTACAATAACGCCATAATATGCACCCGTACGTACAACTTTTAGCGCAATCTCACCAAACACTTTTTTGAGGTTGCAATTTTCAAGATAGTGTATTGATTTATACCAACCTTCAACTACCTTTTTAGATTTACCATCTTGTTTTAATTTTTCATCATATATCATTGGCGTAATAAACCAATCATATTTGAATAGGAAAGCCATATAACGACACAGGCGGCTATAGATACCGCTTGTCTTAAAAAAATAATTTGAAATTTTACGCTGTTCATTCAGGTTATTCTGTTCAATAGCCTTGATTACATCTTCCTTGGTGTACTTCTTGCGGCGAGAATATTTATCTGTAACAACCTGACCAATATCAAGAACAACGTCATTGGAGAGAGTTTTGTTCCCTACCTTAATCTTATTAAATGCCAAAGAGCCTGATTGCCTATTGGCATTTGAAATGATACGGCAATCGCGTTCATTCTTATCTTTAACGGTAGCCAAAGCTCACCTCCTAATATCCTGCTGCTTTCATAATATAATCATAACTTAGTCTTCCTTCATCATAATAAGGAATAGTAACTAATTTCAGATTATGTTCCAAGCAAAATTTTCTTTTTAATGTATCGTTATACTTTTGATATTTGAGGGCGCGACCACCACCATATTTTCCAACAGGTACATAATGCTGTGCTCCTTGATATTCTATAAGGAAGTCAATATTGCCGCAATCGTCAAATACGCAAAAATCAAAACGAAGATTTCTGCCAGATTTGCCAACAAGTCCCTCAAATTCATACTCTTCCTCAAAAGGTAAACCTGCGTCTGTTAGTATTTCATATATTTTTATTTCACCAATAGAATCACGCATTGTTTGTCCTTTCGGAATTTCTTACTATACCATATAAAATTACACTCTATAAAATAATACAGTTTTGCCCAACTTTTATAAAAATTTTTATATAAAAAAGGGCACGACCGCATTGGTCGCACCCTACTAATGCTTCGTAAAAAACATAAATCCACTTAAATCTCTTGAATTGCGGCGGTTTCGCCTATCCTCTTGGCGTTTACACCAATAGAGTCCATAGATTAGAGCCGACACTTTATCCTTTAGAATCTTTCTATTAGATTGTTTCAGGATGATATTTGCACCTTCATTATCTTGTACCAAATTTGCCATTTGTGATTTCAAAATATCCGTGGCAACATATGGCCGCAAATAATCCTGACGCTGTAATGGTGACATCTTCTTTCCTTGCGCTTGCTGCAAGAGCTTATTCTTAGCTGTATTTGAGTCAATTAAAAATTTTAATTTACCATTGCGCAATTGCGTCTGAGTGTAAGAATACAGTTCTGTATTCATTGGAGCATTTGCTTTCATCATCCAAATCGCATTTTTGATTGTGTTTTCATTCTCGAACGATTTATAATTCTTACGGTCTTGCTCGTTAGGAATATCGTCTAAATTGATAATGCCCATGTTAGGAAGAAGCTCGTCTGTTTCTGGGTCGTTCTGGTCTGTAATTAGGTAATCAAGCAGTCCAACGCCTAAACCATTCGCATCCAAAACTATGGCTTCGCATTTGAACGCATTAAATAACTGCTTAATTCTAATGGCTTGATATTCAAAGTGAGATTCAGATAAAGTGAAAATGTTCACTATCTTTTTATCATTAACGCCTGTTGTTCTTGCAGGAGAAGATTCAATGATTACAATTTCTGTCGGGCAGTTAAGGCGGCCTACGTCTACGCCCATAACATAGAATGTGTCTCTATTTTGTCCCTTGTCGTACCCATTCTTGGCAAGATTGATAATCCTGTGTTTGTCAAACTTATTCATGTCGAAGAACGCGCCGTCTAAAGTTCCTGACCAGACGGACCCGTATTCACGTTCAAAGCCAATTTCGTCCATCGAGTTGCCTGTCTCTTGGGCTTGAATGTAGTTCGCTGGCTGTAATCCTTCGACTACTGGTACTCTCCAATCACCTCCTAGGATGAAAGAATCATATCCATTACTTGACACCATACGACACAGCGCGTCAATTAGTTTGTCGTAAGCATAAGTACCTTTGAATCCTGCGCTTGTAACGTAAATATCGTTTTGATTCAACGTTTCATCTGGGTCTACTTTACCATTGACTTTTCTAGAAATAACGAGCATAGGCGCAATGATTTCTTCGTACTTTTGCTGGTCTGTAATAGTTGCTACCTCTTCTGTAAGTACAGCTTGAGCACGAAAACCACGAGAACCAGAAGTCATGCTTACGTTCTTAATTGTACTTCCGTTGCGGAAACTGTATGTTACTTCATCTTTCGATTGACTTGTCTTTGCCAAGGTTCCTCGTGTATCCCAAACAATTTCTCTTGCTAATCCGGAAATTAACTTACATATCTCCTGCATTTTTGATTGAAGAATCATTGCTGACTGACCTTTAGCATCTGCTACTGTAATCAACGTAGAACCTGGATAAAGAATTGCCTTGACCATTAAAGATAAAACAGCCATAAAAGACTTGGAAAATCCTCGACTAAATACTTCATAGACGGTTCTATATCGCATGTTGATACGTAAAATCATACGCTGAGTTGGGTAAAATTGAAACTTATTATTAGGATTGAGTGAAGCCATATAATCTACAAATTTATCTGGATACATACGCCAATAGGCAATAATACGTTGATATTTATCTAAATTATCCTCAATCTTTTTTGGGTCAATCTCGGCAACGCTTTTTTTATCATGGGCCGCAATTTTCAATAAATTACTCAGCGCCATACTGCTCTGCCAATCTCTTAGCTTCTTCCTCGCGTTCTTCAATTTGGAATTGCTGGAAGTCCGCAGCTTCTTCATCAGTAACCGCGTTATCTTCATCGGTTTTGATACCCTCTGCAATAATTTCGTCTACGCTCTTGGCCTTATTCTCTTCAAGTTTCTTAATATAAGACTCAATAAGATTACCTAGGCCAAGCTCGTTCTTTACGAGATTGTCAGTATAGTTCTTCATATCGTTGATGATAAAATCAATCTTGTCTTGCGGCACATTGATTGGGTCATCTTTTCTTGGGATAATTCCACCTTTAGATTCTACAAATGCAACCAGCTCACCAATCGAGTCAATGTCTCTCTTCTTCTCTTCCTGCTTTTGGCTATCAGTGAATTTACCTGACTTACGCAACATGTCATTGGCACCCTGTAGGTCTTTAAATGTCTTAATATCACCTACATCTAGGGCTTGATTCATCTTTAAATCGGTCTTACAGATATTTTTCAATACTTGTTCACGGTCTGTAGATAACTCATAATCCGCCGCATACTTCTGGTATAATTCTTCCATCTTAACCCATTCAGATGGTTTATATAAAAGACCCCATTTAAGAGAAAGATATTTAATATCGTCTTCTGTAAGACTTTCTGTAATTTGCGCTTCATCAATTCGCGCAACATCTGGAATAAAGTCATTTTGCATTTCACCAGTAATGTCTAGTGGCGCATTACTAATATTCTCTACTGGGTTTACGCCAAGAGAAGAAGCAACGTCAGGCATAAGGTCAAGCACTTGTGGCTCAGATTCTTCTGCTTCTTTTGGTTGCTTTTTTTTCTTTTCTTCCTCAGCTTTTTTTGCTAAAAACTCCTGCTCAACATCTTTAGCCGCACTGATAACGTCTGCGTTTTTTTTGATTTCATCTGAATCAACTGTATTCTCTGGAACTTCAAGTTCCTTGTTATCAAGCACGCTATCAGGATTGCTAGCAACCTCTTCCTCGCCTTGCCGCATCTTTTCATTAATACGGTCTAGAACACTTTTTCGACTCATTGTATTATATTCAGCTTGTGAAATCTCACCGGCTTTAAGGCTCTCTAGGAGCCTGTTTTCAAATTCTTCATCGTAAGATGTGCCTTTAATATTCTGTTGCTCTTTCTTAGCCTGCTGGAATTTCTCATTATTTATTTTTTCAGAATCAGCATATTTCAAATCATTATACTGGTCCATATTCATAGTACGAAGATAGGTTCCGATAACTGACATTGGACCAAAAGTAGCTGGATTCTTCATGTAGCTTTTGTTTGCAAGCTCAACCCATTTCTTCTCAATATACGGAACGTCCATTTTCTTTAAAATCCATTTGAAGGTATCTGGGCGGCGATTGTCAATATACATTGTCAAGCAAGTCTTGCAAAGGTCACATCTTTCATCTGTATTAGGTATTTTATAAAAATCAGTTTCTTTTTTGGTTTTTCCGCATTTCGCGCATGTTTTCATAGGTACGTCTGCCATAAATCTCCTTTCTATATAATAAACCCACTCCAACCAATAGAAGGAAGAGGTGGGTTAGAATATTATTTCTTTTTAGATTTGCGGCATTCACGGCATGTAGAATAGAAGCCATCTTTCGCGGAATTATTCTTTGAAAAGAATAAAGGATGCGCCAATTTGGTCTTTCCGCATTTGCCGCATTTTTTCCATTGCCCATATTCCACATTTGTGTAATACCACATAACATAATTCTTTTGAGCCTGTTCCGCAATCATCTTTGGAATCTTTTTACGCCATAGCGTTGAGAAATATTGCGCGGTATGCGAAACTCCATATTCAGTCTCCATCATGGCGCATATCTCGTCATTCGATTTGCCGTCAATCTTCCATACCAAAAGGTCATATAACATAGCGGTTGTCTGGTCTTTAGATTTGAATGTCTGTTCAATTAAATTCTCAAAGTCTAGAAGCTCCCAATGCATATCGCAATTGAGGTCAGTATAGCATTCCTGTTTAATTGATGAATAGTATGTAAGTAAGAATGAAACATGAACTGGATTGAACAACGAAATAACTCCATTAGATACTGGGTATCCACGTGAATCGAAATAAATTTTCTCAGACAAATCCATATGTGCCATGTTCTTCAGCTGTGCTGAAACCTTTGACTTGGCAGGCCAGCCTTTGACAGACTGTTTTAACAGGTACATCTGCTGATATGTCTCGATAATTTGTTTTTTCAGATAATAACGTTGCTTTCCAGTAGCAGAGATAAATTGTCGTTTGAGCGATGTGATAATTGAATCGAATTCCCGCATACCAGGAATAGTCTCTAGATCTTCTTCTGAAATACTATCTTTATTGTCTAAAATTTGATTCTTATCATTGTTGACGAGCGCATAGATGCCGTCCTCGCCATTTTCCATATTCTCAACCATTTCCTCAAAAGAAATTTGTCGTTTGTTTACGGTTGCTTCTCTATTCTTTGTAATAATACTGCGTTCTTTTTTCTTTTCTTTTTTAGTTTGATTTCTGTCTGCGGCAAAAAGCAGATAATCTGTCATTACACGTAGATAATTTGCATCTAATTTCTCTTGAGAAGTGGCTGCAATGGTTTCCCGCACACATTCAAGTCGTTCTTCCTGTGTCTTCAATGTGTAATCAAGTGCCATATCTTTACTTCTCCTTCTCTATCGGTTTATTGCATTTATATTATACCATAAAAGAGCATGAAGCGCAAGTCTGTCAAGAAAAAATTCTAAATATTTTAAACATTTTTCTATGTATATTATATTTAAGGATGCGGCAAATGAGATTACCGTTTTTTGCCCATAAAATGGCTACACTCGCAAGCTTCTTTGCCTAAAATGATTACATCTATTTTGTATGGTTATAGGTCGGCGCTCCGCTATGTGTAGCGGGCGCCAACATTATACTATTTGTCTTTCTCTTGGAAAACTTGAGCGTAGCGAAAGTTTATAGCGATGAACGTTACATAGTAACGGACATCGCATATCGCCTATAACTAAAATCTATAGAGATGTACCTATAAAGACGTATAGAAAATTCCGCACTATTACCCATGCTCACTCTCCCCTTGCATGGAACCTATTGGTTGTGCTACTTTTCTAAGAGTATCCTATCCCCTCTGTATGCGGCACGGCAGAGATACCGTTCGTCTCATGTAAACTAATAAACCAACGCAAAACCGCTTGGTTACAGAAATATACCGCTGCAAGTGAGAGTGCATCAACACTTCTCACGGCAGAATAAATCTGCAACGTTTAAAACCCAGTTATTCACCTCATTGGGGTTTTTTGATTTAGGATAGCTCCTAAGCCGACTGGGAACGGCGCTATAGTTAGTTTTGTATATATTATAGCAAAAGATTCAGTGCTTTTCAATAATTTTGTGAAAATTTTTTAATGCCGTAATCGGAAATGTCAAAAAGCCAATAGAGGAAATAAAGAAGGAAAGTGATAGGTTTATTACGGTCTGCGAAAATCCTCATAATACGGAGCTTAGCGCAGAGTCGTATTATGGTATTTCAAAAAATGACTGAGGTCGGTAATTTGTCGTGTTATGGGATTTGAAAAAATCATCGATATTGGTAATTTGTCGTGGGCTGGTGCCACCTGAGCGTTCGACCGCGCCGAACCCGGAACGCCCCCCCCCATAGGGGGGGGGTGACCAACTAGCGGGTCAATAGTTTAGCCGCCGCGATTCGGTCGAGCGCCGTGCCAACGTGCGCGCTATAGTCGAACTCCCAGCCGCCGTTGGTGGACGTGCGAGCGATGCACACAGGACGAGCGGAACGGGCGAGCAGGCGAACGGTTGATTTCTTCATTTTAACTCCAAACAAACATAGCGGGCGGGATTGTCCGACATGGATAGTATAGGGCAAAGCTTTATCTGATGCAATAGAAAATTTCGCTAGACAGCAGACGAGTATTGACTTATACTAGACAGCGTAGCGGAGGCACGAAGTCGCCCGCATGTTAATGGTCTGGAGGGCCAAAATGTATCTCATGGATTATGACAGCATCAAGATAACCAACTATGTTCAGCGTTTTTGCATTATCCCGCGCTCGCGGTCGCTTTTGGCGTTTGCGTAGTTCGCCTGAGCCGAGTAAAGCATCCCGAGCAGGTCGAGTGTGGGCAGGTTTGTGAAATTGTGGTCGGTCATTTGAAAACTCCTTTGGTTTGTTCTTCCCAACTGACAAGGTAAGTATACCCGCTAGGGTGCGCAAGGCAATAGTCAATTTGAAAAAAGTTAGTCCAAAAGCAAAAAAGTTTCTAGAAAAAATGCTTGCGCTTGATGCAATGTTTAACTATACTAAAGGTGTAACGCAAGGAGCCAACCCAAAGGAGTTAGTGATGTTCAAGGATAGCACGATGGCAAAGTGGTACGATGTTGTCGAGGTCGTTGCATGGATTGTCTATGCCGCAACATTCGTCTGGTTCCTGCTCACGGATACAAACGCAGCGGTCAACGCTAATTTATTAGCAGCGGCGTGGGCGTTCCCAATGCAAATGTATCGCGCCTACTGGGATTTGTAAAAATTGTGACGGTTGCAACAGCCGTCACAATCTGTTAGAATAATAAGCGTAGCGAAGCAACAAGGAAAGGAAAAATCGCTATGAGCATTGATGATACCATCAAGAAGATGAACACCGCCAACATTCTGCTTGACGCTTTTGGTGACGGGCATGAGTTCACGATGCACGATTATGAGGAACTTACCGCAACGGTCAATGAACTTTTTGGTGGTCGCTACAGTGAAGACAATCCCTGTTACAGCGTTGGTTGGCTTCGTGAACATTATACGTCTTTTGGCATTGAGAAAGTTGGCGCTCGTGAGATTGAGATAATGACTTCTCGTTACGCCTATGAACGTGTTCGTTATAATAATACTGATATGTATTATAATAAATACGTTGGTCGCAAGTGCGAACCTAAAACCGTTAAGCAATTTATTTATCGCATGACTGATGCTAAAGGTTGTTCAAATGTTATCGAGCGTCGCAAGGAAGAAATCAGATACGAGATTGACCGAGTGACGGCGAATATTGAAGCCAACCAAAAGTATCTCGAAAAGCTCAAGAAGATGCTTTAATAATTAGTAACCGCCCATCTGAAAAGGTGGGCGGTTTATTGTTTAACGTTTCACGTGAAACATAGCACAACCCAAAAGCCCATAGTTGGGCAGAAAATTATACACGAGTGCAAAACGTTTGTCAAGCGTCAAATCGAAAAAACTTGAGAAAAATAAAAATAATTTTATCCCAAAATAATTAGGTTTTTCACTTGCGCTCACACGCAAAGCGTGTATAATAATAGCTGTAAGCAAGCAAGGAACAGAAAGGACTTGCAATGTTTGAAACCATGAACCCCAACAGCCCGTACTTCTCCGACTACATTGACGAGCTTGAAGCCTACTATCCCGACGAGCCTTGCGACTTTTATATCGAGGACGAGGACGAGTAAAAGAAACCCACCCGCAAGGGTGGGCTTTTCTTTGACCAACTAGCCTAAAAATGCACAGTCATCTAGCTTAATAATAATAATAGGATAGGGCGATTTTTCTGTCAAGCGTCAATCTGAAAAAACATGAAAAAAGTTTTTCAAGATTTTGGGGCGCTATCGCGTGCAAAGGTGCTATACTTAGGTCGTAGACCAAAAGAAGGGATAGAACAATGAGCGATTTTGTCAATGGTTACATTGAGGTTAAGGTTACCTATGAGGGTTTCAAACGTTCACTTTTTAGCAAGTCCACCAAGAACTTTACAGAGACTATTAAAGTTCCTGTCCGCGGAAAACCTAACTACTCTACTACTATTGAGAACTACTTGCAAAAAGAATGCCGTATCTACGAAAGACTTGAGGGTTATAAAAAGGTTAAAGTAGTTAGCTATGAGATAATTTCTGAAGCGATCCAAGACTTAGAGGAATCTTGTTCATTGTATGAAATGAGCAAAACACTACCCGCAAAAGACTTTTGCGATTATCTCACAAAAAAGGGTATTGCTTTTGCCATCAAACTTTAATTGTAAAATGGGCAAAAAGTTTCTCTTTTACTTATTGACTGTTGTTATTTTGTTGGGTATAATGAACTTGTTCCAAGAGACAAAGAAGATTCACATGCATTATCTTACTATTTACGCGGTCTTGGAGTATCCGCTTACTTCTCACGATGATATTTACGATGCTATCAATTCTTGCACTTATGACGAATGGCAATCTATGAAAGTCTTTCGCTCGTATGAAAAAGCAAACGACTATGCCAAAGAAGTCGCGGAGCTTGATCTATTTCCAGATGAAAGTGTGGTTATTGTTCCTTTGCTGCTCGATACGCGTTGCCCTCTGCCGATAACAAGGGGGAAAGCACTTGAATAAATTGTCTGCCGTAACCAAAAAGTTGATTGATTAAAGGGGCTTTTTAAGCCCCTTTTTCTTGCTCTAAGAACGCCTAATGACCTTGCATACCTATTTTAGACTAAAGGCCCGTAAAATCGATTCTGTGGGCTTGCAAGGGCAAAAAATTATGAATTAGTGGTCACAACTTGATAGAGTTGTTTTTTCTGTGTATTCGCGTATTCACGCTCTCACAGTTTGACTTTTCACTTGACCTATGTTACACTAAAGGATTAGACCAGGAGACTTATGGAGGAATTGTGTGCGGCAAATTGATACTTGCCAAACTAGGCCGCTTACCGCATAATAATAGTTGTCCAAAGGCGAGGGCGTAAGAGTAACAGGTAGTTACACGCCCGAACGGGGATAGAATGGAGTTAGCAATGTCTAACGCTCAGAATTACAACAAGGCTCTCGGTCTCGCGGCTCAGATTCACACCGACAAGTACAACACCACCAAAACGCGCGTACTTGCCACGGGCGTTGAGCTTTCGGACGAGGCTTTCGATGCACTTTACCGCGCGGCGGTTGGTACCTCTGGTCTGGTTGGTAACGCGCCTACCGAAATTAGCGATGCTGAAGCGGACGCTCTTGACCTGATTGTTGCGTTCCTTAACGCAAATCGTGATGAATGGTTCACGTTCTCCGATTTGTGTGGTCGTTCTGGTGCTATCAAGACTAGCAAATACCGCAAGGCGTGGAGCTATAAGTATTATACCGCGCTTGATAACCAAAACACGCGCAACACTCTCAAAGAGTTCTTCGACCGTCTGATTAAGGCTAAGGTCTTTGAAGTTGACACGATGGTGTTCAAGTCGAACGGTACTAACGTTCTTTATGTTTACAAGGCGCGTTAGTTTCTGATAGCTAGGGCGGGGTATTCCCCGCCCGCCTTTAGAATTGGAGTTTGCTATGTTGTATTTCGTTTCTGTTAACGGTATTGACGCGGACTGTCCGCTTGACGATTACGATAACTTTATCGTTGAAGCTGATAGCGAGCAAAATCTCGCCGCTGCTATCGTTGCTGCCCGCATGGATTGTGGCGAAGATTCTAAAGAGCTTGACAGTTCCGTTTGGCGCGTGCGTGAATTGGGCGAAGAGTTCAACTACAACGTTAATCTTGAGTACGTTTGCAAGGGCGAACGTCTTTAATTAGTCAAAGGGTAGGGCGCAAGCCCTACCCACCACCTTTAGAATGAGAGATATTTATTATGCTGTATAATGTTACGTGCGTTAATGATGGAGATTTGAATTTTACTGTTAGCGCTAACAATGATAGCGAACTTATTAACGCAATTGCCGAAGCTATTGACGCCGAATGCGATGAAAGCTATTATGACGATATAACTTTAGACAATTATGACGGCTCAATTTGGCAAGTCCGCGAGCTAGGTGAACCTTTTAAAATTGAACTTTCAATTAGTCGCAAGATTGACGGCAAGCGTTGTTAATTGCATTTTCCGCAAACATTTGATACAATAAAGGACGTGGGGCAAACGTTCCACGTCCTACTATTGCAAGGGGAATAAATGAAAGCAATTGTATTAGACCTTGACGGTACTATTTGCAACCTTTACGGTGTAAATGGTTGGTTGCATATGTTGCAAGCAGAAAACGCCGCACCTTACCTAATCGCTAAGCCTTTAGGGGACTACAAGAAGCTAAACGGTTTACTTGCCGCCTTACAAGGTTACGGTTATGCGGTCGAGGTCGTAAGTTGGTTGGCAAAAGGTAAGACCACGAAACAGTTTGATAGTGCGGTACGCAAGAACAAACGCGCATGGTTGCGCAAGTATTACCCTGCTATCGACTTGAATAACGTTCACGTGGTCAAACATGGCACTAACAAGTGGCGCGTATCAAACTACAAGGGCGGTATTTTATTTGACGATGAAAGCGGCAACGTACACGCATGGCAACGCGATACATCGAGCGGTAAGGCGGTACGCATCAAAGACGAAACTACTTTGTTAGACGCGCTAGAGTCTCTTATTATCCAAGAGATAGAGTAGAGTTAGGGGAGCGTTGCCGCTCCCCTTTTTGTTGTGTTTCACGTGAAACATTAGAACCGTTACGCCATAGTTGGCGGCGATTTTACCACAACACGCAACCAAAAGCAAGAGAAAAATTAGAAAAACTTTTTCTTTTTTCTCGAGTGCGGCATGTCCTGAAAGTGCTATACTAACCTTAGTCGGGAGGACAACGGCACCGAACATAGCCTACTCATTATGACCTACACGTTCTCTACAGTTAGGCACTTTGAGTTAGCCGTGGTAAACTTTGGCAAGTTAGTTAGGGTAAACAAAAATAATTTAAAATAATGCTTGCATTGTCCGCGCAAACAGTTATTATTATAAGTGTAGTGATTAGCCTAAACGTTTAAGGAGTTTCCAATGGCTAATTTTGTTGTACTCGATACCGAAACCGCGCCCACTGTCAATCATAAGGATAACAAGGCGCACCCCGAAACATCTTTGGTTTACGACTTTGGCTATACTATCCGCGACAACGACAACCACGTTATTCGTGAGCGTTCGTTTGTGGTCACGGATACGTTTTATCAAATTGACCTCATGAAAAGCGCCTACTACGCCGATAAAATCCCTACCTATCTTGAGGGAATTAAAACGGGCGAATGGGTCGAGTCATCCTTTAACGAGGTTTGGCGCACGTTCAAGGCCGATTGTAAAGAGGGCAACGTTAAAAGCGCATGGGCGTATAATTGTCGATTTGACGAGATAGCGCTAAACAACACGTTGCGCACGTATTCAAACGGTTTCGCTACATGGTTCATGCCCTTTAAGCTACGACTTAAAGACGTTTGGGACTACGCAAGTAACATTACTAGTTCTAAGCGTTATCTGAAATATTGCGTAGCAACTGGAGCGTTCACGCCTAGTGGAAACCCGTCAACTAGTGCTGAAAGCGTGTACCGCTTTATCAACAATGAGCACGACTTTACCGAAGACCATACCGCACTTTCAGACGCGCGCATTGAGGCCGCTATTTTGCTTGCGGCGAAGGCAAAGCACAAAAAGACGCGCCACGGTTCACGTGGTCAAGGTTGGAGAGACGCGAGCGCGGCATTTAAAACACTTGACATTTAAACGAATGGGGAACGGTTTAACCGTTCCCCTTTTTTACCATGAGCAAAAGCGATTCTAGCGCTCTAGGACGTGCGGCAAGCCCCTTTATTTAAATAAGGACTTTGGCCTAATGGCACTTTAAAACGCGTCTCATGGCCGCTATAGCGATATTTTTTTATTTAGGTACCGCATTATCCGGCAAGAAGTTAGCTATGGTAAACCGTGAATCATTGTTAGGTACCTAACTAATTAAAATAGTTTACTCAGGTAAACTATCCAAGACGCCATTTATGGCGCAAAAAATTTTATCACGCCAGAATGGTTTTGTTAAGCATTATTTTCAGATTTTTTTGAAAACATATTTCCTTCACAAATCCCGATTGAAACGCTT